TACTGGAGCTGGAGTTACGTCACTTGAAGTTTCCGCGGAAGCGGTATTTTCAGTTGTCTCAGCTGGAGCTGGAGTTGCTGGAGTTACTGGAGCAACCGGAGTTTCCGGTTTAGCATCATCCGCTGGTTTAGCTGGATCCACCACTTCAGTGTTGTCTGTAGGTTTAACTTCGTCAGATGGTTTTGCTGGGGCGTCTACTGAGCCAACATTGCATTCACCGCACTCTTTCTCTTTTTCGTAAACTGGTTTAACTGGAGCTGGTTTGCCTTGTAATTTCGCTAATTGAACTTCAAGTTCAAAAATGCGATCTAACAATACTTCCGCTAATACCAATTGACCATTGCGGGTCTCGAAATGTTTAGAGTAAAGGTTGATTTTTAAAGGATCGTGAATTTCACCAGAACCTGAAAGTGGATTTAATGATTGGTTAATATAAGAAACACCATCTACCCCGTTTTCACCTTTGTCCCCTTTAGGACCGCGAGGGCCTTGATCCCCTTTGTCCCCTTTAGCGCCACGGTCACCTTTGTCACCTTTGTCGCCGCGATCACCTTTATCGCCTTTTACGCCTTGATCACCTTGATCACCTTTGTCGCCACGAGCACCTTTATCGCCGGTTTCACCTTTGTCACCACGATCCCCTTTAGCGCCTTTGTCACCACGATCACCTTTGTCGCCTTTGTCGCCTTTTTGACCTTGTTCGCCTTTCTCGCCTTGAGGGCCGCGTTCGCCGGTATCGCCTTTAGGGCCTTGTGGACCGATTGGACCTACTTCACCGTCTTTTCCGTCTTCCCCTTTAGGACCAGCAGGGCCAGTATCACCTTTAGGGCCTTGTGGGCCTTGTGGTAAGCATACGGTATACGGAGCAGAATGGTACATTTGTTCTTTTGCATGTTCATAGCGAACTTGACGTTTACGTTGAACGTCATCCGCTTTGCATTCGTATTCAAAAGCCATTTAATTTTCCTTTTATTTGTTAACAAATTTAAAGCTTTGCGTAATTTTCGGTGCTTTCGGTAACCGAAAATCGCGCTGTTTTATATCAACCGGAAGAGGTTAATATAACTCGAAATGAGGACCATCGATGAAAGCTTTCTTTCCAAGCTTTCTTCGTTCCGCGGAGTACTCATTTACAAGATCTTTAGGGGATTTGCTGGTGTCGTTTAACACAGCCCAAGCTCCACCCCAACGAACTCTAACACCAAGCTCTTTCGCTGCTGCGCCCACCGCTTCCACAATTGGGTAGAATTTTACTAAATCCCATGAAAGGGGGTATGGAGCTACGTCAACCGCATGGCCAAAGCCATCTTCTTGCTTTAAGTGGTTAGATTTTAGAGTTTGGGTTAATTTTTTCGCTAATAATTCTTTTTGACGTTCTAGCGTTCTTACTCCCTCCGTAATAGAGAAGTCTTGGCTAGATTTTTGAATAGCAAGGTTCATCACTTTGACTAAATCTGGATGAACACCTTGCAATTTTTGAATTGAAGATTTGCCGAATTGATAGGCCATTAAGTTATACCTCTGTAAAAATTACACTATAGTGTATTTTATTGTTATTTTATATTTAAAGATTGCTAGATATTCAAAGTAATCGTATCAATGATATACTCTTTAGATCTTGGTTTGTACATATTTCCATACAATGTAAATCCAAATTCTACCATTACTTCGTTATTCGAAAACTGGTCGATTTCTGGTGGTTCGAAGGTAACCGAATCTAATTGTAAGCGAATACTGGATTCTTGTTGCTCTTCTACCATTTTGAAGGTGTAGAATGGATTGAAGAAGCTCGCGACTTGTTCCACCAACATCATCGCATCGTTCATCCCGCGAGTAATCAAATTCAAACGAACTGCAATATTGTAAGGACTTGGAGCGCTAGTCATATACGCGAACGCGTTCTTATTGGTTAAGCTTTGCATCGTTAGTTCGCGTTGGACCGCGACGTTTTTGTTGTTTTGACGATTTTGGTCATACGTCATAGAATCGATGACAAGGCTTGCTCTTGGTAAAAAGTTAGTATTGCCGTTCATCAATTCGGAGAATTCATGCTCTTCGATGGTTAAGAGCTTTTCGCGGTTACCGTAAAACACCGGAAGCTTGCGTTGATAAACTTTACCGTTAGCTAGATATTCCACTCTTAAGTTACTAAAGAATGCCAACATCCCAGCTACATACTTACGTATAGTATTTGGGTGCTGTTCGAGCTGCCCCGGTTGCTCTTGCGTTTCTTGGGTTTCCGCATTAGCGGTTGTTTCCGGGTTTTGAGAGTTTTGGTCACCTAAAATCAAACCATTATATTTTAAAAGTTCGATCGTAGTCGAATCTTGGCCAATTTGAATTCGGGTATTGAAAGCGTTCTTAGGTTTCGAAACTTTTTGAACGCAAAACTCTTTATCACCAGATAATATCTTATCGCGCTCTTGGTCTAATCGCTTAATTGCATTTTCCGCGTCTACGCGCTGATTTGCAAGATCCTGGTCAAACGTTTGCTCTGCATAATTCCAGCTTGGTTCCAAATTTGAATCACTTAGCTTTTTCTCAACCTTGAGATAGCTACGAGGGTTCTTAAGCTCTTGTTTATCGCAATCATCCGTTTCCGGGGAACAAAAATCTTTGCAGTCTACGGGTACCCCGTTATCTTCATAAGTTAGCTTGCTCATTTCGGACCTCTTAAACGATTGATGATATCTGCGGAACTAATATGCGATTGATCTTCAATATTCAACACATTAGTAGTATGCACAGTATGCGGAGTATTGGATTGATTGATCTTCGTCAAATTAACCAAGATAGTAGAAATTTCTTTATAAGATTGCATGAACAACTTAACGCTTTCAATTTGAGCTTTGTTTAATTCGCTGTAAGCGGAAACTAACAAGGCGCGGGATTCCCCTTCACTTAAGACCAATTCTTCTGTTACACTTTCCAATACTCTTCGAGAATTTTGAGTAGTCTCTCTAAGCATAGCTCGCATATAACAAAAATCTTCGATCATCGCCTGTACGTCTACGACGTCTGCAGCGATTTCAGTAACTGGGGCTAACGCCTTGCTGACCGGTTCATCCAATTCTCGCGCGTTATCGGAGTCACCAGTAATTAATTGCCCTTCGATCGGGGCGGATTTCGGGGTAACCAAATACGACTCAAGTTCTTCAGTGGTAGTTAAGATATCTTCCGAGATCTCAACATTCTTGGTAAGCTCTTGAGTAATTTTGTTCATCTTGTTGTTTAAGTGTTCAAATTTCTCTAAATTCATTCGATTTGGTTATGCTTATTATAATACAAATATTTATTAAAACAAAAACCTCAAAATTCTTTCGAACTTTGAGGTCTTTAAACTTTCGGTTACCGAAACTTACGAATTAATCAATTGGGTAACGATCGTGAAGATCTGTATAACCGCCAATGTATACTTCGTTTCCTTTCGCGCCCATCAAAATTACAGGGACTGTACGAATTGGATGATTCGCCACTTTTGATAGCTCTTCAGCCGTCCAGCCTAATTCCTGATAGTTGATGTATTGCACGTCGCGGAAGTAACCTTGTTCTTCCAACATGCTGGCTAATTTTTTGGCTTTTTCACAATATGGACAGCCTGGGCGACCGTAAATCACTAATGACATTGAATATTTCCTTCTTTAAGTAAAAAATTGTGGTATATTTATAAAATCTGCATCTTCGCTTCAATACCTAACGAGTTTCTTGCGAGGAATCGCGCGATGTGGCCAATGCAATCTATTTGATCCCGGAACTCTTTAATAGGCGAAAGCACTTTCCCACCCGGAAATTCTGGTGAACTGAATTCTTGGTAAATGATATAACTTGGATGAAGTTTACCGGATGGTTTCACCCAAAATAAAGTATTGTTTTCTGTTCTACGAGGATCGTAGAATCTTAGATCGCTGTTGGGGAAGATCTCGTCGATCTCCGCTTCGATGTATGGGATTTCCATTGTTTGCTCCTATGTAATTCAGCTAACCCAAAACTTTCTCGGTTAATACCATAAAATTGCAAGATTTCGCTTTCGCGAAGTTTCTTGCGGCTTCCCATTTCGCTTGGTTTACTAGGTAAGTGTTAAGCTTAGCTCCGTAACGTTTATCGTTCTTCCTAGGCATCTTGGTTTCGCTAGAGGATTTGATCTCTACGATGAAGATATCTCCGGTAACGAATTTCAACCAAATATCTGGGAAATATCTATGAACCTTCCCGTCTACGGGACTCAAATAGGGAATGTGGAATGGTTCTAAACTCCACTCCTCAATCTTTGGATTATGATCACAGTATTTGAAAGCCTTGAGTTCCAACCCAGATTTGTAAAGAACACAGAGATTACCTTCTATAATCTTCGTGCTCTTCATATGATCATCTATCGGCAACTTAAACTTTGCGGGATGCGTTAACCGATAGTATCCCTGCTTAGGTTTCTTCATTCGGTTTATAATATTAGATTTCGTTTAAAATGTCTACTAAATCTTTCAAACTAATGCCAAATTCTTGAGTATTTTGTTTCTTACATTTAGCGCATTTAAACTTAGTTTCGAAAAGAACTCCAAACATCTTCTCCCCGAATAATTTCGCTACCGCGAGGAAGTCGACTAATCGCATTTTTAGAATATCGAAATCATCGCCTTGATTATGAGCGTCCAACCATTGCAACATAAACATGCCAATGCTAGCGGTCGGAGAATCGATATGCCCAACATCTTGGATGATTTCGGGACGAACAAATTCGAAGATATAGTGTTTGCCATCTTTTCCGGTATATTCGATAAAGAATCGCTCTTTTGAACTAGAAGAGGTCTTCATCACTTTGGCCAATTCAACGGCGATTGGATTTTCGTGACCACAATGCTCGCATTCGAAATTTAGCGGAGCTACCACTTCGAGATCTTGCATAGCGTTCAACAAAACATAGATTTGTTCCGGTTGGGATAATCGCTTACCTTCTTCTCCGAAGACTTTAGCAATTAACGATTCTTCCGTAAACGGTTCATTACCTTTAGAAATGAAAAATCCAAGATCTAATTCAAATTTCGGTAACTGAAACTCTACATCTGCTGGTAGCTTCGCTTCTTTCGTTTCTACGATTGCTGGTTCGGAAGAAGTCGCTTTAGCGAAATCTCCCAATCTTGCAGGTTTTGCCATTTTATATCTCCTTAAAACTAATGATATGGTTTAACTAAATTCAAAGTAAGTAACATATTAGGGCCAGCAATACTTAATTTTGAACTCCAAATTAAGAACAATCCGGATTGCCAGAAATCCCCTTGAGCTGGTAGGTTAGGATCTTCTACTCGGGCATTCTCAAAATAACTTACCGGCAAAGCGGTCATTGGAACTACTGCTTTCGCAGATCCAGGAATTACAATAGTAATAGGAACTAACTTAATCTTAGTCGCATAACTTTGTTGCATACGATAGTACATATAACGCGGATGAGTAATATTTTGGGTGACCAAATTCCACGGAGCTCCATATTCTGCTCTTGGAGTTTCATTTTGTTTAATCAAACCATCCGATACCGGATATGGGTTAATCACCGCAGCATCAAAATAAACACCAGGATAAGTTTCCGCTTTAGTTAAACCGATATCATTAGGATCTACCGCTTCCCCGGAAGTTTCCGTCCATTTGAAAGGTTTCTTCACCGCGGTGTAATACGTATGCTCTTTCTTAGCTTCGGTACTTAAATCTGGGTTAATTTCCCCCGCAAATTCTTGAATTTTCCAAGGTAGGTCACTTTCAATTTGTTTACCAAAGGTAAAGGTATGTTGTTGCCAACCTTTATTGGTATTGTCAAATTTTGCGTAGATGTTATCTTGTACGTAATCCGGATAGTTTTGACTGATCGCATCTAAGTGCACAATATCACTCCAGTTAACTGCAACGATCCCACCATCTTGAGGATTGGCATACAACAAGAAATTGTCTTTTGCCAGTTCTTCAACTAGGTAACTTAAAGTTGGACCATTGATTGGAGTACAAAAGTTCTCCCAGAATACTCCGCGCTCACTAGTAGGAACCCCAGAATAAGCTTTAAATGGAATGTTATGCGCTTTGAAGAACTCTTCCGTAATTTCCAGGATAGTTTTCTTCTCAAAACATTTCCACCAAATCACTTTATGTAAATGAACCCAATGCTCTTTATCAAAGCCTAAGGTTACCATTGTGGTTTTCTTACCGTGCTGGTGAGTCATTGAAGTGATTACTCCCGTATACGGGCGTTCTCCGGATTTGAAATCCTGCAACATAAACACAATCTTTTTACCGACTGGATTAAATTGCATCCCTGTAGCATCCAAAGTACGGAAAGCTTGTGCTGTGATAGTAATCTGCCCAGGTTCCCCGAGAATTCCGACTCCGGAAAATAGGGAAGTTTGGATGATGTGGTCGACTATGATTGGTTTATCATTGATTTCGACCCCAAAGAAATCCGCCTTCCCATGTAATGTTTGAACAATTGACATCTAATATGCTCCGTTAATAAGAGAATTAATTATATGTAATGTTGGATTTCTTAACAAAGATTTCTACGATGTCATTGTTAGTAGGGATATTCGCGTAAGCGAAACCGTCCTTACGCCAAGTACAAGAAAGATATTCGCTTGGGGTGATGATAAAACCATCGTAACGATATTCCGCATTTTCTAAAACTCGGGAAATCACCGCAATTCGACCATCGCGAAGTTTTACCAAATCGAAAGGTTTGCGATCATTCCAATACCAAGTATCGTACGGGACCGAAACAAAATCTAAACGTTCTGGTTCTTTATGCAATAAACGATCTTTCAAATTATAATATGTCCAATCCGGGTAACCATCTTCACTGTAATTAGTAATCACATTGTTGGCTGGATCTAACACAAATATTCCGTTTTGCGCAATATCCACCACCATTGCGTCCCGCAATTCATCTTTCTCGGCGTTGTAGATTGGATAGATTTGAAATTTTAAGTATTCTTTAGTTTCGAGTGTTTCGTGTGTTTCGATGTTTTCAGTTAGTTCGGTCATAAAGTGCTCCTGTTCTTATGATCAATAGATATTTTTTAATTAGATGTATTATAATATACTTCATTACATTAATCAACTTGCAATTTATAGGAGTAAGAAATGCCATCAAGCACTAATTCTAACGTAGCGGCAAACACCGGAAATACTAATACCGGAAACACCAATTCCGGAAACGCAGGGGGCAAAGCCGATAAGCCGGTAATGGATGATAAAGTCAAAGAAGCTTTCGAATTCGCCGCTAAGGAACTCGGAATGAAAATCAAATTCGAAGGGGTTTACGTAGTCATCGATTCCGAATGCCCTCCAGGAACGGAAGATCAACTCAAAAAAGCCGAGGAAGAGTGTAAGGAAGCTGAGGAGGCTACCGGAAACTCTTAAACTATCACACCAATAAACTTGAAATCTCCAAATCTTCGCGGAAGCGTGGTTTTGGAGATTTTTTTTTTGAAAAGTTAAAAGTTTCGGTAACCAAAACTCAACAACACTATTTTCAAAAGTTATTTCAAGCATAAAAAAATCTCGAAATTTTTCGATTATACCCGGTATGGTAAGTTTCGATAGTTTCGAGATTTTTATTATATTAAAGCATTACCACTTTACTTATCACACAGCCAACGTTTAGCGGCTACCGCGGCCATATCGTAATAACTGTTACCGGTTACCCCGTTGCCATCCACATTGGTTAATTTCTTAGATCCAGCAGGACCTAATAAGTGCGCCGCGGCGACTGCACCAAATTTATCCTTGATGTCTTTTGCTCCGGTATATCGACTACCTAATTGTCTAATCTGACTGTTAGTATAAGCAGCCCAAGCATTATGCTGCAATTGGCGATCCGCCAGGAATTTCGATTTTGATAAACCATTATTCCAGTTTGCAGGGTTTTCTAAACCTCTGTTGCTAGTACCTCGTTTTACCAACCCAGCTTCAACCAATGCGGCAGCGCCCATTTGGAACTCACCCAAATATCCGTCCGGATTGACCACCGAAACACGGAAATCACTTTCTGAGGAAGCCATAATCTTCGCCAAAGCGGTAGTTTGTTGCATGTTCATACCGGTTATGGTTGGCCCTAGATATGTCCATCCTGGTTTGTTCTCTGCTTGTTTGATCTTACGCATACCGCGAGCATCCGCCCCTTTAGCGTTCGGATCACACGCATCATCAACTTTGTTACCTTGAGTTTCATCATTAGGAGCGTTGGCCTCTTCACAATTTCCATCATGCGGAACTGCTTGAACCCCAAGACCACAAACCATTTGAATAGGAACTTCTTTACCGGAAGCTTTCAAACATTGGTAACGCTCCGGAGACATCTTAGTTTCACAAACTTTAAAAGGTTCTTTGGTACCGTTACGGTCAATATAGATGTTTTTAGCTTCATCTACTAACTTAGCCATTTCCTCTTCTAAAGTGCTTAGATCATTTTGAGGTGGCAAGTCTTTATTACAAGAAGTATTTCCTTTATCATCCGTTTGAGGTTTACACTCTTTATTCTTCTTGTTTTGAGAATTGAAAGTACCGTTAAATTTAGAACCTGGGCTACTACAATAACATAAGTTTGGCGCGAACACCCCTTGAGCAGTAAGATGACCGTTTACGGTAACATTACTATCAATGATAGTTTCACATTTGTCTAAAGTAATCTTAGCACAACCAGAAGAAAGAACCAGTTTGCCATCACATTCCATTACGATTTCCGGACCGCAAGGGGTACCCAAACGGATTCTTCGGTTAGCATCATCTAAGTGAAGTTCGAAACCATTCGGAGTTTTGATATGAACTTGAGGATTGGCATCGTCCATTTTGAATGAGTTACCCGCAGGAGTATTAAACATCCAAACTTTTCCGTAGTTATCCCCTTTGGCATCTGGATTGAAATCGCTGTTTTCAGGACTTACATCTCCCGGGCTATCGGTATCGTGCCCCACGAAGACTCCAACGATGACAGGGCACTGTATATCCTGTTGTTCAAATTGTACCCAGACCGTTGTGCCTACTTGAAGAACGCCACTATATCCAATTCCACGCGATAATCCAAACATAGTGGAGCCAGCCGTTTCTGCCCAAGGTAAGTTGTCATCCGCTTCCTGATGCATCCCCCAGACATAAACTCTACATCGCCCCCTCTGCATCGGATCTTGATTGTCTATTACTGTGCCTCTTAAAAGTGACATATTTCGTTAGCTCCTTTTGTTTAACGAGTTTAATAAGTTTAATATTTAATTGATGATTTTATTATAATAAACATACTCAAAAAATTTTTTTTTCATGGTTGTAAAGTTTTGGTCACCGAAACTCAACAGGTTCAAAAAAAAAAACAAAAAAAGCGAGAATACCAGACTCCAACAAAGTTGGAATCATAATGGTAATTCTCGCAATACTCAGGAGGTATTCTGTATTATGCTTTGAGATTTCGTTATTTTACGGTTACATTACGTTACACGTCATCTGGAATTTCTTTAACTTGTAAGAAGTCTCTTACCGGATCGTAAGTGATTTCATCTCCGTCGATCTTCTCTAATCGAACTAATCGATTCCATCGAGCAATTCGCATAGCCGGAGTCATCCAGTCATTTCGACGATCGTCGGTATCTGGGAGATATAATTGATCACAAACAATTTTATTTTCTAAGTAATCTTCAGCTCTGGCTCCAAGTTTAATCAATTCGTCAATTTGCGGTTTGGTTAAATTATCGAATTTCTTAACCCAGTTAGCATCCGGAAGAGGTAACAGACCTTTACGAGCTTGTTTTACAATGAACGCCGCATCTTCCATTTTCTTAACTTGATTCAATCCGTGTTTAACTAATTCATCAAAGTCAAAAGTTACCGGAACATCAGTAGGTTCATAATCTAAATGCCATTGTTGTTCTTTCAATGTCGGATCAAATAATTCCTCTTCACGACGTTTAGCTTCAAATTCTTCACGACGTTTGTGGAATTCTTCACCAAAGACCTCTTTATGTTGAGCTCTGTTAGCAGGTTGTAACTCATTGCTGAACATCGCTAAATCTTCTAATCCAGCTTTTCTTCGCGCATCGCGAATTTTCTTTTGTTCTTCCAATTTGATGAACTCTTCTTCAGCTCGCGGAGCTCCAAAGCTTGCAAATACTGCTTGTTGTTCAATCATATTGTCTAAATGACCACGACCAGTTTGTTTATCGTGTTCATAACGCGCATCGAATTTCTTCGTCATATTGTTCAACAAAGTTTGTTGACGCTGTTCGCGATCTTTACCGACTTCTTTGGTTTCTTCTTGAGCTCGCTCTAATTTCTCTAAAGCTTCGGTAAGTTTTGAAGAGCCTAAAGCCCATTGACGCATAACACCCTCAACCCAACGATCTTCTTGAGTTTTCTTCTGATATTGTTGACGCCATTTGATCGCTTTCTTAAACAAACCAACTTCTAAACCTTGATCTTTGAATTCCAATTCCAGTTCTTTTTGCTCAGTTTTGAGTTGTTGCATTCTCGTCTGAATGTTCATCCAGCGCTCCGCAAACTCGTCAAAAGATTGTTTAGCTTCACGTTCTTGTTCAAGAACTTGACTTACGGTTTGGCCTTCTTCATTTACACCAAATTCATTAAAGGTAGTCATAGCGTGCTGACTTGGAATTTTGTTACCCAAGTCATCAATCGTATAGAATGGTTGATCAAATTGCGAACTGTTAATCTCTACAGATGGCGCTTTGCCGTGTGTAAACACAAGATCTTCCAATTCGCGAGCTTCTGGGTCTTTCGCTAGTTGCTCTTCGCTAAAGAAGGTGTTTTTAGTATGAAGATCATGTACTGGAACTACTTTAGGTTTTAGCAATTCCGGATCTTTTACATTTGGTAGGTCTAAATCCTGCAAATCTTGTGACATCTGTTACTCCTAATAAATTCATTATAATTTTGATTTGATGTAAATTTTTGCTTGAATAGATGATTTAATATTATAATCAAACCCATCTATCGCATCCATCGCATTGCTTAATTGAATAATATCATTATAATCCTTGATTCCGGAAATGTCAACATTTTTTGATAAAATTTCTAAAACTTTCCAATGTTGAGTTTTTGGATTGTTTAGATGAGCTAGCATACCTTTATAACCGGCAGAATCGCGGTCAAAGCACATTACCACTTCGAAATCTTTCAAAGCTTCTTGCATTTCCGCTGACGCGGCGACTCCCAAGCAAGCCCCAACATTTTTGAAACCAAAGAGTTCTCTTAAACTCAACGCATCAAAGATACTTTCCGCTAAGTAAACTGGTTCATCATCCGATTGGATATCCAACCAAAACTTTTGAAGAGTATCATCCACCAACCAGATGTAGAATCTTTTCTCATGCAAGAAGCGAATCCAAACTCCTTGTAGTTGTCCAATTCTGTTACGCATTGGAACTACAATACACTGAGGAAGTTGATAATCTTTTCCTCGATAGTTGAACATACCTTCAAAATCATAACATTCGAAGTTTATCGACAAACCACGAGATTTGAGATATTCTCCAGCAGGAGATAGTCCAGTTACTGGAGATGAATCAGTTACGCAATTTTGCAACAAAGGGCTAAACTTTGATCTTTGAATCATTAACCGAAGGTTATGTTTGAACTCTGCTAATTTTTGACTGATATCCATTATTTGATTAACCCTAATTTACGGAAATGCTCCAGCATTTTATGAAAAGTATCTTCCAATTGGGTTGTTTTGGTAATATCGATACCTTCTTCGTATTCTTGCATTAACCAAAAGAATACACCATATTGAGATTCGTCCATTTTGGATGGCTTAACATCTAAAGCGATCTCTGCTAAAACAAACTCTTCATCTAAAACGGGTTCGTACACGAACATGGTTACCACACCGCGATCTTCACTTAAACATAATTCCGCACCATGCGTTACCCGCAAAATTCCGTGGTTCCATTTAACGTCTAAAGTTCTAACACCTTCCGGTTTGTAAGTAGTGATATTTGAATAAGCCATTTTAAAATCTCCGATTAACTTAATGTTTGTATTATAATAGAACTAAAACATAAAATCAACCCCCCTTTTGAAAAAAAAATTTCAGAGTTGTTGTGTTTCGGTTACCGAAACTTTCAAAGTTTCGATTTCAAAGTTTTTTTTTGAGCATAAAAAATCTCCGCTTTCGCGGAGATTGTTTAATGTATAATGCAATGTAAATTTCTTAAATCCGGGTGATTAGATGCTATCTAATAAGCTATCTAAATCGTTAGATTGTTCTTTGTGAAGAATTTGAGCTTCGGTTAAACCTGTTGCGTCAACTACTTCAGCAGATTTTGCGCTTTGGGTTGCTGGAGTATCGCGGAACATTACGTAGTTTAACTTCTCTTGCAATTCTTCATAAGATTTGTACGCTTCCGGTTTTAAGAAGTCATCTAAAGGATAGCAATTTTCCTTGATAAAGGTAACAGCTTCTTCTTTAGAATCAAACACAGAAGTTACGGCATCCACTACGGAAGATTTCTCATAAGTAATGAAACCGGTAGCGGCTTTGCTTGACACCAATTTGAAGTTATGACCTTGTAAAGGATTGAATAAAGCTTTTGGTTCTGCACCTAATGCGCGGTCCGCGTCGGATGGGAACATCGCGTTTTCTAACATAAGTTTTAAGCTTTGAGATAAGTCAAGTAAGAATACTTTACCCTCATTAGCCGGTTCTGCCGGATCTTTGATTACAAGAATGTTCGTATAGAAACGCGTTTGACGCGCGAATTGACGAGCTTCTTCTTTCTTACCTGCTTGCCATAAGTCAGCCCACATTTTGTGGAATGGATCTGGTTGATTAATATTTTGCGGAGATAACTCAGAAACCCAACGACGCTCTGCACCTTTCTGACCATTACAATTAATACGGTACAGTTGTTGTAAAAGCTTCATATTCGGATCTGGTAAGAATCGGATGATTGCGGCACCGTTACCGTTTTCGTCGCGTTTGAGTTTATAGAAACGATCGTCACCAAAATCTGATTTCTTTTCACCGAAAGCTTGTTCTTGTGATGATGCTAATTTGTCAAAATCGAATGATTGAATGTCCATAGAATTTTCCTCTTATTGGATTAATTGAAAATTGAATTATTTGCGTAATTGAATTGTTTAAATTGAATTACATTAATAATATTAAAATAACTTTAAAAATTTGTCTACTAAAATTTACTAAAAATTTTAAAATGCTATGAATCATCCGATAGTTCCGCTAATGCGGAGGTCTCGGATTATCGTAGTATTTATCTTCACTGAACCTCAAAGTTTTAGCAACCTTCAGTACAATGAAGATATTCGCAGAGCTCCAAGAATTTGGAGTTGTGTTTATAAACAGGATTCCAAAATCTGGATTTTTCAATCCACTCTTTTGGTAACTTGTCCTTAGAGTTATTATAATCGCTAACTGGAATACCTTCAAACATTTTGTTAAAAATATTCAGTTTTTGACTCAAACCAAAGTTCGCCTGTCTTACTAAATCTTCCATACAAAGTTCATAACCTTCTAATCTCTTCGTAATGCGATAGAATTTCTCAAAGTTTAAGAATGAATCGATGTCTTTAAGATCTATAGAATCTCTTACTTTTTGAGCTTTCTCCCCAAACACTTCAAGTTTTTGCGTCTCCGCAAATTCTTTGATGTTTTGGTAGTTGGTTAAACTTAGATTACATTTCGTTTTCGAGTTGATCGAGGTAACCGAATTGAAGTTCAAACTGCACAATCTTGCGAAAGTTTTGCTAGAGTCGATATTCCAAAGTTTACGATGATATTTCAAAATCGCTAAGAATCTCCCTACCGGAGACAATGAGCGATCCCCATCCTCATTGAATACTACTCCACTGATAGTATCGTTGCCTTGTAAAATATTGAACTTCTCTTCTTCCAAACTAGGTACGAAGTTTTTCGTAACCCGTTTTATAAAACATTCAATACTTCCAGAATTTCGACTTCGTCGAATCATTTGAATACTTTGAATAACCGGAATAACATTACCAGGATCATAATGATAATGAGATCCCCTTAGACCCATTACATTCACCCCAACGCTTACGCTAGGGCTATACACAATAGCTCCAAGCTTCGCTAGTTTATAATCTTCTAAAATCTGGTTTCTCACTTCCATCGAAGTTCCGGAATTGATCAAACCCACCGTTACCCCTGCGGATTCCAAGAAATGCTTAATGCTTAAACCGGCAGATACACTAACGCAACTTACTACTAAACCTCCAGCCCTATTGTTTATGATAGATTGCAAGAATGAACTAACATCTTTATGAATGATTACATTCGTTGGATCTTTGGTTTCGTTGCTTACCCAAATCACGTTTTTGAATTTAGTAGGAATTAAATCTAACGCAATCTTCTCCATAAACGCATCGCAAATCATCATACTTCTGGATTTGTTCATCAAAGCTAGCATTTTAGAAAGATTATGTTCCCGGTTACTCGCAATACTGGAAGTGATATGTTCACATAAAGTCATAAATTCGTCAATGATGATAGTATCGAAGTGGTTCACTTTAGTGTCGATTTTGTATAAACTATCAAATTGACAGATGAATAATCTCGTATTGTTTTCTAACTTATGTTTATTATAAACCCTGACTCCATCTTCTTTGAAACGCTCATAGAATTCATCCGCTAACGAAACTCGAGGAGTAATAATCAGGCAAGAATTTGACTTATTCATAAAATCTCGGATAACCCGAGTCTTACCGGAACCCATCGGAGATCTAAGAACCAAACAACCTTCATTGCTAATACAAGAATTGATCTCTTGGTTCAAATTCGCTGAATCCAAAGATCCAAGCTCTACACTTTTGTTCTCATAGATACGCTCTTTATTACCCCAATCTAAAAGTTCCTTGACCGGAATGCTAGATCTAAAATTCTCGATTTTGTAACGACGCTTAAATTCCTTTTGAATATCTACTCGCTCACCAGTAATTACATTAGTAATTTGAAATGGATTGCTATCAAAGAATACAAAATCTCCCATCTGCTCGTTGACGAGAATAACGGATTCTTTGTATTCATCTCTTACCTCGAATCCAAGTTCTTTGAATAATCCCAAACATACTTGACGGATATCTGGCGTAAACTGCCAGCACATCGCATCTTTGAATTCGTCCAGATTGAACAAAAATCCATCTTCATTGCAAGTTAAGATTCCGTTATGACCGCTTGCGGTAATCTGGGCTTTTCGGTAGAGACTCGTATTAATCTTAGCCAGCTTCGGATCTAATAGTTTTGCTAATTTTTTAGTATCCTGCAAAATTTTAGATCTTGTTGAGCTAGGTATGCAAAGCACAATTCTAAAATTAAAACTAAACAAATCATCCGAAGATTTTGTCTTAAAAGACACGTGTCGGAATGGTTTGAATCTTTGCAAAATCAAATCTCTCGAATCTTTATCTTGCACATCATTAAAATCCAAGATCATATACTCGCTAGAATCCGCGATATGACGTTCTAAAAAGGCAGATTTTCTCGAAGATTGTTTCGAACATCTTAATGGAAAGTTTAAGATATAGTACTTTTTGAAGAGCCCTGCTACCTCCCGCATCCCGAAGATTTCTTTATTTTCAAATTCGAAGATCTTCGGATCTTCCAACGTACTGGTTGGAAACTTGGTATTGGAGGTGGCGGAGTGTACAATAGTGAAAATCATAGAAAGTATCGCTCCTTAATAACAATGTAAGTATTTTAATATAATAATGTATAGATTTCAATAAAATGTGGTAGGATTCTATAAATAATTATACGCGTAAAACTAAGGAAACATTATAATGGCAGAAAATACCGAAAAAGTGGAAAACACCGCGGTAGCGGAAACTCCAGCGACTCCAGCGACTCCAGCGACTCCAGCGACTACTGCAGTTCGAACTTTCGAAGTTCCTGGAGACTTCGTCATCGAAGACATCTACACTAAACCACAAGACAAAAATGAAAAATTGATCAATGATGTTGGCCAACTCATCTTTGAAACTTTTGGTAAACGAAAAGAAGAAAAGAAAGAGAAACCAGCTAAGATCTTAAAATCGGATGATCAAATCGATTTGCGATTGGCTCAACTTGGAATCGACAACAATTTCAAAATGTGCAAAGATAAAGATGGTAAATTAAGTTACCGCTCTCATACTTTCCACATTAGTTGTAAAACTGAGTAAAAAAATTTCATTACTTCAGAGTTTCGGTCACCGAAACTTGAAAGGTTCAAAAAAAAAAAAAATCTCGAAAATTTACACTTCGGTGTAGTCTTCGAGATTTTTTTATTATGATTTGTTTATATTACATTTTACAATTTGACGCTATCGTTCTTAAACAAAGAATCAAACCAATTTCCGGAAGGTAACAAAGAATCTAAGTCATCCAAACCGGAAAGATCTAAATCTGGTAACTTCAAATCCATATCTTCATCGATAGGATTTTGATCTTTGAGTTTACTCAAATCCAAAGATTGTTCCACTTTGTCTAAATCATTGTTGTTTGGCTTAACATCAAAAGATTTGAACATTTCGTTGATTGAAGATCTCAAATTTTGAATGCCTTTGCGAGATAATTCTTCCATCGTCGACCTCCTTAGTTACCCAAAATTGAACCTAATGCGGCAGCGCCGTTCTTATCCGCTTTCTCTTGAGCTTTCTTAACCTCTTCGGCTTTCTTAACTTCTTCGGCTTTCTTGCGATAAGATTCGGCATCTTTCTTAGCGGCTTCCGCTTCTTTAGCTAATTTTTGAGCTTTGTTATACTCTTCTTCGACTTTCTTACGAGCTTGGTCTTTCTGCTCTTTAGATAAAGTTTTAGAAGCTTCTACATCTTTGAGTTTCTCTTTGAGCTCTTTAACCCTTTCTTGTTGCTCTTTAGCTTCTTTGGCTTTAGTTCTCGCGGTTCCGCGAGCTTTCTCTTCTTCTGGTGAAATCGAGCCAACCGCGGATTCCAACCAATCGGTTACCCCGCCTAAAGTATCCCCTAAAGTTTCCATCGCATAATCGGTTACTTTGCTTACGTATTCTCCGACTACTTCGCTTGCAGCATCGATTACCGTTGCGGTAGCTCCGGCTAACGCCGCGTCTTTCATTCGGTCACCAAGATTATCGAAGTTTCCGGTAGCAATGGAATCCACTAATACACTACCGGCAGAGTTCACGGCATTGCTTACCGTATCTGCGACTAAGTTACCAGTATAATCCCCAAAGATCCCGCCTACAGCGCCACCTAGGTTATTACCAATAGCACTTGAAAGTCCACCGATAGCCCCACCGGCAATCCCAGCCACGGCGCCTAGCGCACTATTTGAAAGACCGCCAAGAGCGCCTAATGGGTTAGACCCTAAGCCACCAAACTTACCAGGGAATACGCTTCCTAGGCTTCCACCTAAACCACCAGAACCACCACCTAATTTCGGAATACTCGCGGTCGCGATACTTGGACTATTACGAAGTTTACCGCCTTGCAGTCTTAACGACTCATCATAAACCTTGTAAACTTCCGCATTTGGAGCTTTTGCCTCTTCGAAAGTGATCTCAATATCAAATTTCTTCGGAGTACCGGAAAGGTGAACTTCCCCATTCTCCATAAAGGTAACGTTGATTGTTTTAATTACTAGATTATTATACAATAATTGAGATTGAACTAACGGATTACTAAATTGAATTTGCCAATAGTGTGGAGATAAAAGTTCCACTTCACTAACAGATTCCGGTAAACTAAATTCTTTGATTCGGGCGCATAGCGCAAGACCGTTCATAGCATCTTCATGATTTTCCGGGATTACGGTCCATCTTAATGTAAAGCTTCTCGGGTTTACCCCTTGGAAATTCTGCCAGAATCCAGGATCGTTGATGATTTGTCTACGACCGTTGATCGCGGCGGCTTCCCTTGCGTAATCCATCAATGGGCCTTGCAATTGCATCATTTTCTTAGATGGTCTAGTTACCATACCGCCAGCTACTGAACCCATAGCGGCTTGATGCATACTGTTGTCCCCCAATACGGTTCCCGCGATTACGTTAGAACCTAAAACGGAAGCATCTACTAAATCCCCGACAAATCGACCGGCAGTCTTGGCGCCATTTACTACTGCTTCCCCTCCAGGAACCGAGCTAGCCAAAGCGTCTACGGCTTTAGTAGCGAACTCTTTTGTGTCACCAATATAGCCTTGGATAGAATCGTTAAAAGTCCCGCCATTTTTGAGGTAGGAAGCCCAACTAGAGCCTGCTTGATACGCCGCCCCAACAATTTGTTGGTTAAATCCAGAAGGAGAAGAGTTCCAGTCGATCTGGGTAGTTTCTCCGATACCTAAAGGCATCGGAAGGATTGCGGTGAACGCCAATTTAGTACCTGGGATTTTTCTAAATCTTCGGTTGTTTGCGCGGGCATTCGCTAAATACGCGGACGCGTCGCCATTGAAAGTTTGCGCGCGTTTCTTAGCTTTGGTATTCTTTTGTTTATATTCTAAGGTTTGATCTACGCTTCCAGCGATATCTTTCAAACTATAATCATTCGCGAAAGCCATCAACATCACGTAACCGGCACGGTACGTGCGATTGTTTTGATGCGGAAAAACTAAGATATCTTTTACCGGGTCAACCGCAATAGTAATATCCTCACCAGCTTCCTTTTTAGGATCGGCGATCTTTTGAATGTTGATTGCGGTATTCGCTACTGATCCAGCGACTCCGCCAGCCCCGCCAGTAGGATTAACGGCGGTACTTGCTACAGATCCAGCTACTGCACCCAATCCCGGTGCTGGTGTCGGGGCTAATCCCATCTAATTCTCCTTAACTTTAAGCTCTCATCTACGTGAATTATCTCGCGCGTCTAAATTGGGTATGATTTGGGTAACCGAAACCGGTAAATCCTTCCACCCCTAATGTAAATGTGGTTCGTTTAGTATACAAATCCTTACCAGGACCATCTTGTGAATTCTCTTCAAAATACGGGGATTGCTCTAAACGGCCTTCTTCGTCTAATCTATAGTTATATGTAATGTCGATATCGATAGCATTTGCTTGTCCATCTTGGTTTGCTTTAATATCAATATTTTCAATTTCCACCGCTGGCGGAAGATTGACATCTAATTGATTTGCTATATGATTTCGGATGGCTACGATGGTTACCCAATCCAATTGCTCAAAGATGAACGAAGTCAAATTCACCCCGAAATCGGGAGCATGTCTCAAAGATCCTAGCTGGGTGCATAATACATTTTTAATCATATTATGAACTATACTAGGGCCAGCGATGGAATCTTGGTCGTTGATAAAATCTTTGTTGAATTGGTAAGTTTTTCGTCTAGCATCATACTCTTCGAAAATGGAGCGATCGCTCAAAATTCGAATATCTCGAACCGTTAAACAACTTTGAGGTATCTGAGGTTTGTAGAGACCCCCATCAATCGCGTTTACTCGAGAATTTAATGTGTTAAAAGTGTTATTAATATTATCTAAAGCATTATGATTCATTTATTGCTCCTGCGAATCGTTAACCCTGGTAACCACCAGCGGCTTTATTACCATTCAACGTAATAGCTCGGTTAGGATCTGTATCTCCAATATTCATATTGACTTCCGTTACCGATTGAGCTACGCCAGATACCATTCCGGAAACCCCAGAAATTACCGTTTTATCCATCATAGACGAAATCTTCACCGCTTCCGCCACCGCGGATTCTTTGACAATTCGTAATTCTTCAGATTTTCGGTTAACGATACTAGTACTAGAATTTACCATTGGAGAAACCGGAGAACCTAAAGCATTAATCGCTTCCTGCACCGTCATTTCCCCTTTCATAATTTTGTCGTTGTAGTAACTAAAACTCTTATGATTGTGATATTCATTATAGAATCTATCATACATTGGACTTAAAGGATTCCCCTTGCTATCCAACATTTGAACTTCTCCTACTGAAACCCCACTGCTATCCGGTTTGGTTAACGCGCTATTAGTCATCGACATCAATGGAGAATTCAACACTCCACCAGCAATCGAACTCGCCCCAGCTGCCGCGGTAGCGGAATAACTGGAAGAATTCGAAGTATTGTTAGCATTGGAATCTGTACTGATACCACTTTCAATCAAAGACTCAATATATTGCCCCGCGCTCTTACCATCTGTGTTACCTAAAGCTAAACTAATTAATCCACCAGAAGCTTCATCCAATAAGTTAACCCCGAAAGAAGTTAAACTATCAGATTTCTTAGCAGCCGAATAAGCATCATAAGCTAACAAACCCCAACCAATAATCGGAAAGGCTTTGCTGGCTACTTTACCCAATGCACCACTTACAGCTTTCGCGATACCTTTAGATCCGGTTTTTTCTAAGGATGGAATGATTTTCTTTTTAACGCTTTCAATCGCTTCCTTACCTTTTTGTAACCAACCTTTCTCGTTACCTTTAGATTTCGCGGCTTTTTGAACTTGCGATTTAGCATTATTGGAAGCTTGCTTACCGGTTTTGGTTTTAGCTTCTTTAGCTTTCGGTTCTGGAGCTTTCCCGGTTTTGGATTTTGGCTTAACCGCGGATTGGACTTTTGCTTTGATTTTGCGCCACGCATCACCTAGCATATCTCCAAGTTTGCTGAGGCCTTTCAGAGCAAATTTTGCAATCTTAGATCCCACTTTGAAGATCATCCCACCGATAAATTTGACCGCTTTGAAAGCCATCTTACCTACCGCAACCCCAACTTTGGCTACTTTTTTGATTAACCAACCAGCAATCTTAAATGGAATTTTACCAATCCATCCTACCACTTTGAGAACTTTTCCTACCACCGTAGAAATTAAGCCGCCTACTACCCCAGAGATCATAGAGGTGATGCCACCTAAGATCATCGGTAATAGATTTTTAAGGTTAAGCATATTGCTCATCAAACCTTGCAACATATCAAAACCGGATTTGGCTTTATCTTTGACGGTAGAGATTGCATTTTTAGTAGCTTGCAAACCTCCAACTAATTTAGATTTCGCCTTACCTACAATTCCGCGTTTCTTAATGCTAGTATCTTGTTCATCAATTAAATCTTCTTGCATGCGCTTGATAGATTTAGCGATGCGCTCTAAGGTATCAGTTCTGCGAGAATAAAGTTTGATGAATTGTTTAGAAAGAATCTTGTCTTGGTGGGAACCTTTAGAACTTCCAGATTTGAGCTCATCAACAACTTTCGCCGCATCCTTCTCTTCGTACTTTTCCAAGTATGCTTGGAGCTCCGTAAGAGTTTTGTTAATCTCTTTCGGGGAACTTTTCGAGGTGATTTTGCCTTTAAAGGTGTCTAATTTTTGAGCCATTGGGAGTTTCGGTTACCGAGAATTTGATGTTTGAATTACATTAATATTTAATAAAACAAAACTCCGCGATTGCGGAGTTATTGTAGGGTTTGAAGAAATTTGCGATCATCGCGCAACGCGAATTATGCGATGAAGTTCCCGGTACGGGTGTTATATTGCAATGGCTTCGAAAGATCCGCGTCTCCAGTTACCCAATCGGTATACGCAAACGTCACTGTCGTACGAGTAATGGTATCTTGCTGATCATCGCCTAGCGATATTTCTGCAATATCATGAGGGAAGACGCCGTGGAACGTATAACGCACGGTTTCGTTCATGGCCGAATCTAATTGGCTTACGGCCATGTCTGTCATAACTTCGATAGGCATCCCAGAGTGCATGTTATCTTGAAAATGATCTATTGATCTTTGCCATTCCAGTAACGCTCTACGCAGATTATGCTCTTCTGTGTTATAGAACTCTACAGTCCATGTATTAGGGAAAGCTGTATCTCCCGGTAGCACCAACTTACGACCTTGGTTAAAAGTCTCGATCATCCCGATAGACTTGCTTGGAAAGCTAGACGCAATCGCCAAAGTATCAAAAGTTTGAATGTCTGCCGTTTTCGGCACAGCATTCGGAATATTGAAGTGTACGCGATATTTGTTTGCGCGAGCTCCTGGACCGAGAGCTTGCTTTAACTCTAAAATTTTACCCATTATGGTTATCCTTTAATTTGCAAATTAAGATAATTGTATTATGAGTATTTATAATAGAATTGAAACTTCGATTTCTTGCAAATCTACGCTTTAGCGTTATTGTAAAGAGCTTTGCGTAATTCAGTTAACTCATCTACTTTACGCTCTGCTTGTTTTAGTAAATCTAATACTTTATTTTCCATATAATGTTCCTTTTAATTGTGTTTGATATATCTAAACTCTCACTAACCCGCTAATACTTCAATTTTTGGCAAACCTTCCGGAATGTTGATTCTCTCAATATACAAATTGTTCGCTTTCGCGAAATCTTGTACTGCTTTGTTTTCTACCAAGAATCTCATATCGGTAAACACTATAAGCTTTGAATATTCTAAAGCTTTCTGAGCCTTTTCAATGGCTTGTTTAGCGTAATAATCTTGGCCAAATTTAACTTTGTTGGATTCCGCTACGTGTATTAAAGATTCTCTTACAGAGAGACCTTCTAATTGATAACCTTGTACTACACAACTTGGAAACTTATAGCCGGTTCGTTTTAGTGAATCAATCATGTGACCTGGAATACCCGCCTCATCAAAAGCTTCTCGAAGAGGATCCGCGAAGCGGACGATTTCGATTTCCGGATTTTTGGTCTTCATTAGGTTAGCCCAGACATCTTTGCCGACCCCGTGATCTCCGGATAGTACGATGATTTTGCGCTCATCCAAACTTAACTGATTTAAACGAACTCTGAGCTCCCAAGATTCCTTGATGATTCCATCAAGGTTCTGCATTTTGCTTGCTGGTAAGTAAATTTTGTTCATATTGACCTCACACCCAATTATACACCAAAGCGATTGAAAATATGTTCGCGACATTTAACCCAACTTTTGATGGCTCGACCCATATCGCACCATGCATCCCAACAATAAATCGATAATGCCGCTAACGCGAAAGCTTTCGAATCAATGGCAGAAACCCAAGATCCTACTTGCACTTTAATCTCAAAGTTGAACGCTAGGAAAAAAATGGCTACGATGATAGTATCCACCGCTACTGTAAAGGCGAATTTGCCAGTACTTACTTTAAGTAACCAATCTTTATGTTTTAAAACCACTGCTGCGTATTTCGGATCATTCAAAATTCCGCTTCCAGCGTAAAGTTGATAAGCTCGAATTGCATGCAATAATCCATACATTACCAAAGTGATCAGCGTATGTAAAATAATCCAGAATGGCATGTGTTTTAAACCAATATCGGTAAAGGTTCGAACGATTAGACTACCTACAGTTCCCGCTAAAATTGAAACGATCGCAATAGCCAACGGAATAAGAAAGAATTTTAGTGCTTTTGCGGTTCTTGGTCGGTATGGTTCGATATCCGTTTCGATGATATCTCGAATGTCTTTTAACATTTCCATTATAATACTCCTACAATTTAAGATTTGAATGTATTATAATATAACTAAAACATAAAATCAACCATCAAAATTTTCGCTACGCGAAACTTTGAAAGATTCAAAAAAAAAAAAAAAAAAAAAAAAATCTTCAAAACTTACACTTTAGGTGTTGATCTTGAAGATTTTAGATTCTTTAGATTGTGCTACGAACTTGAGCTTGTATCACCGTTGTAACCAAAGTCTCCAGGGATTTGTTTGTATGACTTTTGGAGGATATTGTCGATGGAAGGTCTTTTATCCTCGAGTACATCGTAGTCGAAGTCTTTCAATTTCTTATCATAATTAGGGTCTCTATTCACCCCTTCATTGATCTCCCGCCAACGGTTCCAGTCGTTAGGCGACGGGCCTCGCGCGAGTTCTCCTGGCCTCCAATAAATTTCCTGACCCCTCTCCGCCGTCTGATCCAGGGTCGTGCCACCGGAACTCAGGAAACTATTAAACTCGCGATATCTTTCTTCATCCCACCAGTACTCGCCGTCATAACGAACATAATCCTTACCACGTTCAGCTTGTTGACCCATAATAGCCCAGCGGTTAGTAGTATGAAACAATTGATTTTGGACTTGACCGGATTTCAACGCTTTCGAGTATAGTTTGTAATGCGAACACGCAAAGGTTACCGTAAACTCGGCAATTTGACCAACCGAATCATATGAATAACTTGGAGCTTCTACCCGAATCGGGAAGACGTTATGAATTTCGTAGACCGCGGTAGGTTTCATTCCGTCGAAATCCCATTGCTCGATATACGCGGTAGTATTATACCAAGTCATATACTGAGGCATTTCATTTCCTAAGCCTGCTACGAGTCTCTGGTTTCTAGCCTCTTTTCGAGGGTTGTAGTAAAAATGTCTCTGCTCAATACTAGCGGCCCATTCCTCGAAAAATCTTTTTAAAATGTGGGTTTCGCTCAAATAGAAGGTAACGGAGAAGCTTTGAGAGAACTTAGTTTGTCCGCGAATTGGAATCGTTTGACCTTTATGCTTAAATTCAAACGGGGTATGCTCCATCGTCGGTAAAGTTAAAGCCTTAACCGAGTACACAAGATGATTCATTAATTCCGGGTTACCGGAAATCGGAGGAAGCACAAACGTAAATTTTGTTGTACGCGCGGCATCCCCTAGAATCTCGTGGAATTTGTTTTGAATAATACTAGACATTTAATTTTAATGTAGTTAGTTTATGATTAACATATTTAATAAAAAACCTCAAGATTTTAAATTTCTTGAGGCTTTTGAGCTGCTTGAGGCTTTGGAAGCTTACTTTATCTTATCGATAATTTTATTCAACGGCTAAAACGATAATACCCGCGTAACCGCGAGAAAAATCTAAACGATCAATTACACGGCTTAACGAACTATCGCGGAATTGAGGTCGGCTGCGTTTACGCATAAAGTCCGCTTCGATTGGACCTTCGCCTTCTTCATCTACCACATCATTAAAGAAGATCACCGGAGAGAACATTTTAACTGCCCCGTATGAGTTAATGTGGATGTAGGTGGCGCGGCGATTAGTATTGAGATAAATGAAGCTCGGGGTACCTTTGTTATTTGCAGCAATGAGATCTTTCTCAAAGTCCACTTCGTGGTCACCCTTAATTGGGATCACTTTAGATCTCATAGAGATATCTTCCGATCTGCTCATTTCCGCCTTGATAATTTTGACGAAACCAGGATCACTTTTGGCTGTTTGAACTGTGCCCAAGCTCTCCATTAATGCATTGCCGTATTCTTCTGCGCTAAGAACGCCCTTACCGCTTTCAATTTGATTTAATTCTTTTAATGAAACTTTCATTTTATTACCATTTTTCCATGAAAAGGCCTTTAACGCCTAAAATTAATCGATAATCTTCACCATTCATATCGAAACTGAAGATCGCAAGACCGTTGTCTGTGAAAGATGGGTGATATAAATTGCTGGTGATGTTATTCGCAATCTCTCTTCCAAATTGAGCCGTGCGCGGTGTATCATCTCCAACCTTAATACCGGCTAGAGCTTCGTGAAGTTTCACTAAATCCGCCCAAGTTAATCTATCTACGGATGGGAACGCATTCATTTTGAGTTTGCGATTGACTTCAGCTTGTTTCTTAGCGTCGCGATAGAAATCGGTCGCCTCTTCACCGGTCACATAATCTGCTCGCGTTGCATACTTATCGTCTACGCGTTTGTTAGCTTGACGCTCGCCGCGTAATCTAACCACATCGTAATCTTTAAGTACAATGAAACCTTTATATCCTTCCGCTTCGATTTCAAGGCGGGTTTTAAGATCTTTGACTTTTTGAGCGCGGAAAGTGCTTCTCCAACCACTACCGTCATAGACCTCTAATTTATCTTCACCAGTAATCGGATGCTTACTTAAGGTTAAAGTTTTAACATCGGTGTTCATACCTACTGATTTTTCGCTGAAACCTGGTTCGTTATTTACGATAACGTGGGTACCAGACGCAGTACCAATATAAACTAAACCGAATTCTCCGCCTTTCTTAGCGGCTCTCAAGTCTTTTACGAACTCTTCGAAAGTTTGACCTTCAATCGAGATGATTTTAGAGTTTGGAGAAATGTAAAACACTTCTTTTTGTTTAAGCGCGGCTTTGATGATTTTAATATAAACCGGAGAAGCTCCTGCCGGTTGTAAATTGCCTAAACTTTCGTTTAATTCATCCGCGAACGCATCGAACGATTCATTCATTAGCTCGCGCTCAAATTCATCTAATGTAATATGCATCTATTTTTCTTTATAAGAGTTTGATTAATCAAAAATATTTATAATCGTCAAAGTTCCGGATTCTCGAATAATTCTCGTAACGAGCGATTTCGATCTTCCATGTCGACTATGGTTTCTCCGGCAACGCATTGACGACCTAAAAGTCCTACGATTTCTTCCTTATCATCGTCCAACATCTTGTGAATAAATCGAGTTTGATAATCCCGCATATCCGGAAAGTCGATACCTTTCGGAGTTTTAATTTGAATGTAATTTTCTCGGAAATATTCAAAATCATTAGCGCATCGCTCAAATTCACTTACGTGAATATCCGAGAGTTTTAATGTAGTCGCTTGCCTTTTAAGACCTTTGTTACCATCAAAACTAATCGGAGATCCAAACGCATCCAGATAGAACATACGTTCATTCTTCTCCAAATCTAGGATCTCTAGCGCTACGCGCTTACCATCCTTACCTTGAGCTCTTAGGGTGTCCAAAAGCTCTTGGGTAATCAAGTGCTGATTGTTTTTGAAGTATTCGATTTCTTCTGGTGTTAGTATATTCATATGTTTTAATATAATTAATTTTACATATTTAAATTTTTATTTTGAACCTTCAGAGTTTCGGTAACCGAAATATGAAAGTTTCAAAATAAAAAAAATCTCCAAAACTTACCCGAGCGGGTAGATCTTGGAGATCTTAACGGTGCTACCTATCTTAACGATGATGTAAAATCTCTTGAAGTTTGATAGCTCGTTGTTCTTTCTTAAACATCGCTTTCTTCACTACTTTACGTTCCTTGTAAATGTTCTTAACCAATTCTGGTAAGAATCCAGGTTTATCTTTTCTGAAGAATACTCCGTTCGGAGCCATCGTCAGATTAGTTTCTTTTAATAATCTAATCAACTTAGCTTTCAACTCCGGATTCTTAATTAAGTTCAACAAGTTTTGTTCATTTTGTTCTTGGGAAGGATCTCCAACATGAAGATGTTCTACTACTAAACGTTTTAACTCCCCCTCAGATCCTTCATTACTCAATTCCCACGCAAACATAAAGTTATTCGGAGACATCCCAGATCCCGCGATCGCGAGAATTGGATACATCGAGTTAACGTCCGCAGATAATACCCATTCGTGCTTTCCGGTAACCGGATCCCGCACGAAACCACCAAGAATGGATTTCTCTAAATCCGCCCCACGAGCTAGGATAGTTTCCGGGTCGATGATCCAGCCAGAATCAAACAATACATTACGAATGTAGTTTGCCCAGGGTTTGGTAGTTCCTAGAACACTATTAAACTGCGAATTCATTCGATTGGATACATCGCACATCAACGCAGATAAACCACATTTTTTATCAATTTCTTGCAATAATACCACATCGATGACGCCGTAGTAAACGAATTGTCCGTGACCAGCTTTCTTAATTTCGCTTTCCGGTTTACCGGCTTCTGTCATCAAATAACATAATGTTTTTGTTTGATCTTCGGTTGGATTTTCCGGTTTGGTATAATTGCCAAGATAGAAATCATCGAAAGTTTTGAATTCACTATGGTCAATCTTACGAGATTTCAATTCTACTTCAGCAATAGAGTTCAACGAATAGGAAGTTCTCGGCGCCAAAACAATCTTTTGATATAATCGTTTAATATCAATGTAAGCACAACCGCCTACGCTCAAATCGAAAGCATAACGATCGGCAAACATCTGAGATCTTCCTTGAATGTATCCTTTTTGCTCGCCGGTATTTTCTCCGAATTTTCTCCAGAATGGAGAGAACTTACTCACGTCTTGGTTAATTCGCTTACAGCGATTATACAAATATGGAAAGTCGAATCCTTCTCCGTTCCACGCGAATACTACAGCTGGCTGTAGATCTTCGATGAATTCAAAGAACTTATTAAACATTTCAATTTCATTATTGCACTTATGATATTGGATTTCCTTACCTAAATGATCCGGTTGCTTCTTATACCAATCTTCATAATAAAATTCTCGGTCCCCAATCAAGTGCACGATTTGGGTTTTGTTATCTAAAAACTGAATTAGACTTACCGGTTCTAACGCTTTATCGGGACTCGGGAAACCTTTCATTACCGTGCCTACACGGGTCTCAATATCCAGATAGAAGATTCGAGGATTTGGATTTCCTAAATTTCTAAATTGATCCCGGATAGCGAGATCTACTGGACTTACCTGCGAGGTACAACCGTAACCTTTCGCATCATTCGAGGAACCTCGTTCTCTGCGAAATTTCTTATTGCTATAGATCGAAGTAAATGCCCCGGTATCATCCTGAACATAATATTCCCATTTTTGCGGAACATCATCCGTTATGAAAGATTTTCCTATTTCCGTATCGTAATATCTTGCCCAATACTTGAAGTTCGCGAAGAACCCGCCTTCATAATATTTCATTTTTCGCTCCTAATGAGTTTCGGTGACCGAAACCTACAACCACTATAAATCTTTACAAATTTTCTTTAAGGTTTCCAATTCTTCTGGACAATGCATCTTCATCCACTCCAAATATTCAATTGACTCCTTCGGAGAAATTTTGAAGAATTTGGACAAGGTATCTTGAAACTCCACGTCAGTGGAATCCTTCTTAGCTCCGGAGGGGAATTTGATGAACTTGATTTGACCTCTAAGGGCTTTTGAAATCCCTCTTAAGATTACCAGATTGGACTGCTTACCAGGGAGGCAATTTAGCGTATTAGCCAATTCGATAAGACGATTATCTCCAGATAACCATCTTCGTAGAAGAAAGTCGCTGACTTTATCAGCATCTTGCGGTGTAATTTCCTTCTGTTCTAGGACTTTCTTGAAAACTGTGAACATTTGATACTCCCGTTAAATTTAGAATAATAACGCAAAGCGTTAAGAATATAAAAATCTTCAAAGCCGAAACAACTATGAATTTTAATATTTTAAATGGTAATAATAATAAACTCAACATAAACTTAGTACTCAACGGATTTAGATTTATGCTTAGTTTTTCGGCTGTACGCTTTAGCGTTCTTTTCGACTCTATTGCGAAACATGGAAGTAGTAACAATAGCTTTGAGTTTATTGTCTTTAACTTTGAGGTTGAAATCGTGCATACCAAATTCCTTAGTTCTTTGTGTTTACTCTTAGTACTTAAATCCTAAAACATCCAATTTAACGTTTGCGACTCCTGTAGATTTTGAGTCAATTTTAGCGAACGCTGCCGGAGTCAAATCAATGATCTTCCCTGGCTTAAATGGACCGCGATCGGTAATCTCTACAATCACCGATTTACCGTTTTTTAAATTGGTTACCCGAACTTGGCTACCAAACGGTAATGTTTTGTGTGCCGCAGTGAGTTTATGTTGGGAGAACACCCCACCATCTGCGGTTTTGGTTCCTTTACGATAGCAACAATACCACGTTGCTTTCCCTTGTTCTTTATGTTTGATCGCTTGTTTCTTATCTTTTAAATGATATCGAACTTTGCGAATTACGTAAGACTTCGAATTATCCCAGTTTGCGCCGTGGTACACCTTTGGTGTTGATTGCGCGGTTTGGGTAGACCTCGAAGCATACGCTGATGTTGAAGTTACTAAAGTTGTCGCAATAATCAGCAGGGCTGATGTTACGAAAGTCTTAGCAAATTTAACAGTCGAGTCTTTGATACTCTTAAGATTAGTTAATTTCATTATGATGTAATCTCCTTACATTTTAACTAATTCAAGATACCTGCGGTATCGGTAGTACCGGAGGTACCGGAAGTACTTTTAAAGAACTCGAATATGCACGTTTTCAAATTTTTGATGTCGAACGATGGTTGTATTATATTATAACTTAATCATAAAATCAACCAGATTAGGTCTTAAGATCATCGATACAATCCACTTTCAACGCTTTCGCGTCAAATTTGGCTTTGTATTCACCTGGAGGTAATATGATTACATCCGCATCACTAGTATCCGGTACTTTACATTTCGTTGGGGTCTCCGGGAACTTATCTCTATCCGCATACGCAGGAATGGTAATGTCCCCGCGATAGCGGATGTTGTAACCGGTATTGAGAAAATACTTTTCCGTAGATGGATTGATTTCATCTAAGTGACCATCTTCCTTTCCAAAATTGGGATCCCGGATATCTTCCGTAGTGGAAGTTTTCGGGTCTCCAATTTGTAAAGTATAAGGATTTGTTTGAATTTTATGAACCATTATAAAGTCTCATTACGCTCATCTAACGTAAAGTTAGATTTCTTGTATATTTGTTTTCTATGATTATATTGTCTCGCGAACATCCCGGATCCTCCGATAACATCGACAATATCATATACGTTGAAAGTTTGCTTACCTTCATTCAAACGAATTCCTCGACCTAAACTTTGTGCTACTACTACACCCGATTTTACTGGGCTCGCAAAGATCGCATATCTCAAAGATTTGATGTTTACCCCAGTACTTAACAACGCATAATTCGCTACCAAAATAGCTTCCGGATCTTCATCCATTAAATGTCGGATAGCTTCGCGATCTTTGGCGCTGGATTGCCCAGACATAAAGTAAACTCCGTAAGCTTTCATCGTTTCGAGATCTGGCGTATCTTCTCCTACGGGGAGCCCTTTGTTTTTAGCAATCTCCTTAAAAATTTCAAAACCATGTTCAATTAAGGTGAACAAAACTAGAGTAGATCCCTCTTTTCGCTGGCTTGCTTGTAAAGCGATATTGGCAATGATTTGGTTTCGCCCTTCAGCATTTAGCATAATTTTGAGCTTATCCAGATATTCGCCGTACCGGCTAAATTCCTCTGCGGTATAGGCGGTATGCTTTAATTTTACCCCAGTAATATGGATTGGAGTGCCGCGACCTTCCTCGATTAATTGACTGGAAGTAATGATATTTTCCGGCATCCCAAATAACCCAATCAAGGTTAATTTTTGAGATTTGGAATCCGGTAAAGTTCCGGTGAACCCCAATTTGTATTGCGCAAAGCCAGAATCCTGTACTAATTGCGAGGTACAGCTTGAGCTGAATTTGTGCACTTCATCGCAGATGATAAAATCGATAGATTTGAAGAAATCTGGTTCTAATTTACTTAAACTCTGCCAAGTAGTAATCACCAAATCCCCCGCTTGCAGCGCTTGGTTGGATTCTTTTAATTGCTTTAATTTCTTCGAGCCACCACCGAAGGTGATGATGTTAGAGTGTAATTCGTTTAAATTATAACTCTTAATATCATTCGCAAATTGAGTTAATAGATTGATATTAGGAACTACCAAGACCCCTTTGAGACCTTTCCTACGGAAATATTCTAAGCACAGCGAAATGGTCAAAGACTTACCGGAACCGGTACACATTAAACTCAGCTTACGTTTTTTGTTCAGAGCTTTTCGGCAAGCTTCAATTTGATAAGCATATGGAGCAAACGGTAGAATATCAGATTCTAGGATATCTTCCAAGTATTCATCGATCATTACCCGCTCCGGATTGTCTTCAATCTCGGATGCTTGCAGTTGCAGAATTTCTTGAACTGGTGGCAAATCCAATAAGCCGGAATCCAACACTAAAGTGTTTTCTCCGTATTCTTGATAGAACACATCATACTTACTCTTACGCCCGATTTTGACCATATAGTCATATTGCCATCCTGCTCGTTCAACCTGTAAGGTTTGTTTTAGCGTTTTGAGCGCGTTTTGAGATGCTTCCATCACGTTGAAGTTTAGTTGGACAAAACTAGAATTCAAAGTTTTGATTTTTACTAAACCATTACCCCCACCATTTGCGTTACCAATGTTGCTCATATGCCCCTCTTAATAAAATAATCGAAAAGATTACCACTAACAACGTAGTTGTAATCTTCCAAAATTTCGAAACCGGATTCTTCCAAAGGAAATACAAAGCTATCATAAACTCTAATACAAATCCTAAAAGAATCCAACTTGCTATGGTTAATCTATGCATTGTTTATTATAATAAAGTTAGTATATTATATCTAAAACTTTTAATAAACCCCAAAACATTTAAACGCTAACATTAGGAACACACCAGCAATAAACACAAACATTACCGCTAAAGCGGAGTTCATTGAATCATGCAAACCATCCAAAGCGATAGTAACCGCGTAAGCTACACAAAACAAAGCCCCGATTTGCAAGAACATTCCCAACCAAACTAATGCATCCACGCCAAAAATCATAAGTTACTCCTTATCGTATAAATTTCGATTTATCCCAAGCTTTCGAATATCCGCCTACGCGGAATTTTTCGAAGATTCGGGTATTACGATCATAATAATCTCGATCACTGAAAGAACTGTAAGATTCTATACCGCTCTCTAAAGCAGAGCAGTAACCATAAACAAAACATAAAACTAAAATTATGAATATACTCATAACTTAGGTTCCCACAAGATGGTAAACTCATCATCTTGCATGCTAAATCTCACGACATACCCCAATTCTTCCAATTCCGGAGTTACGGGATCTAAATCCAAATCCGGAACTTTAAGTTCGAAGACGCCGAAATCGCTTGAAATGGCTTTACGGATGCGATCCATTAATTCGCGTAAAATTTTACGTTTTGAAAGCTCCGCGGCTTGGCTGGCAGTAATGGCTTCGAATTCTTCGGATTCGGTAGGTGATGCAAATTCCGGAGAGACCACCGCCTCTGTAAAAGTTACTGGCTCTAAATGCTCTAAGGTAATCAAGTTGTCAACATCGATCATATCTTTATAATATGGAACTCGCTCTTGCAACGCTTCAACATCCAGATATAACCACTGTTTATTAGATTCATCGAATCGACAAGAATTCGTTAAACCGGTAGTCAGATCGGTAGTCGCGTAACCGGAAAGCATTTCTACCAAAATCGGTGTATGGCTGGCCGCCATATCAATATCAACCACCTTAAACTTCGCGCCCAAATCCTTACATTCTAGGATATCCCCTATTTCGACATCATGCAAATCTTCAAATTTCACAATCTTCTCCGGTTAACCTGTTATTTGGCGTACTCTGAGTAGTTGATAATCAAATCAATCGCAATCATCACAACACCCAAAGCCCAAGAGATTATGGCAACCCCAAATAACTTGTCAATTTTGGTAGTCAAAACATCCTTGTCTAATAAAATACAAAATCCAAAGCAAATCACTCCCAACAAAAACGAGATTAAACCCAAACCTAAAAACGCCAGACCTACATTACCCACATTCATTAACATAACAATCTCCCTTTTACATATCATCTAAATCACGAAAACCTAAGAAGGTCGGGAATCTCGGAGCTTCTTTAACTCCTACACTAAAGTGTTTATACTTAACAATTTTACCTTCTAATGATTCCTTTAAGCTCCATAATTCTGCGCGGGTTGCGTCATCATAACCAGAACCAATGCTAAATTCGATACCAGTTTCTAGGTCGCGAACCTTCAAAGCTCCTAGAGTTCCAGCTGGAACAAAATCTGCTTTTTTGCTTGAAGTTTTTGAGTAACCCAATTCAGAAATTTCGCGCTCTCCGATGTTGGTCATCTTCTCTTCCCAGCCAATAACTACTGCTTCAGAATCCTGGAAGCGTTTCACTTTAGTGAGTAATCGCTGTTTTAAAGTGGAACGACCTTGTTTATACTTACCGTCTAAACTTTTAACCATTACCCCTTCATAACCTTCGTTTAAGCATTCCGTTTCGAATGCATATAATTGAGATATGCTTTGAACGATTACCTGCGGAACGATTTGAATATTTGCTGGAAGCTTATCTTTCAAAGATAAAAGATGATCATGTCTTAAAACGGCTTCGTCATCTAAAACATCCGGGATTACGTCGAAGACGAAGAAAGTAATCTCAAGATCCTTTACCTCTTCGCGTAGTTCTTCACCCATCAACGCCGTAGAATGATTGAAGCAATTCGGATCTGTTGGGGAACCTAAAATTAATTCCCCATCCAATCCGTTGAATTCCGGCTTGCCAAAAAGCTCTTGAACCTTCTTATTGCGGATAGGTTTTAAGCTTCGGGACATTACTACGCCATCTAATACGATAGCTCGGATCCCATCTAATTTTGGGCTAGCCATCAATGGAAAAGTGAATTTTTCAATTTCTTCATTTGTTGCGGAAGCTGCTAACATTGGTTTAAAAACGGGTTTTGACATAATAACTCCTGTTATTGCTACTGTATCTTTATGTTGAGTATTATAATACATTTAAACATAAAACACACCCGCTAAAACGCGCTTATTAAAAAAAAATTTTAAGAGTTGAAGAGTTTCGGTGACCGAAACTTTCAAGTTGTGATTTCAAAAAAATCTCCACCGAAGTGAATCTAGTGGAGATCTTTTATCATAACTTATTACTTAACATATTTTGAAAGATCATATTTTCTAGCGAATGCTTTATGCTTTAAGAGGTAATCCAATAAGAAAGTTTTGTGGCCTTTGAGATTGGATTCGCTAAATTTTTCCGGTGAAACTAATTTGCTACTGTTGTAATTGATCTCCATTTCTGGATCCCCTTCTCCGTAGAAATTAGGATCGAATTTTGTTAATTTACATACCTCGATCTTGTTGCTGGCTCTATCATAACGAAGCACCATCACTACTTCACTATCAATTTCATAAATGCCATTTTCGATAATCATAATTTTCTCCTATTGTTGATTACTGTTTGTTATCTTATGGGGAATTATAAAGCATTCCCAACGAGGTGGTACCCCGTTAATTAAAAAAAAAATTTTTTTTTGAGATGTGAGAGTTTCGGTGACCGAAACTTTGAAGGTTCAAAAAAAAAAAAAATCTCAAAATTTCGCAAAGTACACCGTAGGTGATGCACGCGAAGATTTGGAGATCTTTTATTAATGGATGTTTTATTATAATACTTTACCCATTCAATCAAATCCGTTATTCGCTTAAAGCGAAGATTTGAGAGCTTAGCGCTTGCATTCTTACATCTTCTTTCAATTTAGGATAGAGCTTAAGAGCTTTAGCTACATGCTCCTGAACGATTTTCTCGTTATCTCCAGCTCGATCTTTGAAGCCTGCTTTGTTAACTAAGTTGTTGGCGCATTTAAGATTATGAATAGCATCCCAAAGTGCTTTGCGATCTTCCGGGGCTAACTCTTCCACTTTAACCGCTTCAAGCACTTTAGTAATCTCTTGAAGATTATGCATTACGATATTGGAGCGCTCAACATCCAAGATCTCTTCTGCTTTCTTCAAAGATTGCTCTAAAGAATCGAACAGTTCTCCTTTAACTCCGACTACTTTATCCAATTCGAATTTTGCGTGATATACGCGTTCGCGTAATTCGCTGATCATATCGAAGTTAACTTGGGCGGCGATCGTTCCATATGCAGAATCAATTACTTTATCGGTTACGGTTCCAGCATTATTATCTTGGAAAGATTTACCAGTAGGGTTAGTTTCCGCGTTTTCAGTGATAGTAAAGGTATTGGAATTAAGCGAACCTGGATTTTTTGGAGCTATCACATCGCGACCAAAGAAAGCTTTTGCTAATTCCTCGGTATCTTTGATTTCAAATTCTTTACGCTCTAAAGTTGGATTCGTAATGTTATCGAAAGCTTTAACGATGAATTCGCCTTCCGCTTCCTTACCCATCAATTTTAAGTTAGCAGCAACATCTTTGATTTTATCCAACGCACTCATCCCGGTTGGTTTCTTCAGGCCTTTCGCGAACTTAAGAGGGTTTTCTACGTATTGCACCGGAACCTTAGGAACTACATTACTTGAAACTACTTTGGTAGTTTGAAATTCTAATGAGCGGGTAGGCTCTTCCGGTTTTACTTCTGCGGTTTTTGGTTCACTGAATAGACCATGAACTACATCACAGATAATTTTTGGATCTGTTCCGCATAGTTTTGGTTCGGTGGTTTCCGGAGTTGTTGAAGTTTCCGCAGTAGCGGCATTTTCAGTTGCCGGTGCTGGTTGAGCTGGTTGAGCGGGTTGGGCTTCTTCAGCATTTGAAGTTTCCGCGACAGCGGCATTTTCAGAATTTGTTTCCGTAGTAGCTGGAGTTTCAGCGCTAGCGGTAGTTTCGGTCACCGAAACTTCATTAATCGCTTCGCTTCGGTTTTCAATAGTTTCTAAGTTTTCGACAGTTTCGGTCATTTTTAAAGTCCTTGGTTTTGGAAAGCTAATGAATTTTTGATAGCTGGGTCAATATGTTTAGCCAATCTCAAAAATTCGAATGTATCGTTAGTTAAATTTGCTCTAATCTCATGATCTTGCATACATTGCAGTCTACTGCATAATTTGCGAAGTTGATCAAATTCACTATGGTCTGCAGTTGGTGAAATTGAAAAACTTGCCAGCAAGTTATGTCGAGATTGTTCAACTAATTCGTGGTATGCATTGGTTAAGGTTTCGATCGCTGGGAGCAATTCGATTGTAGTATTTTTTGAAGAAGCGAATCCTACTAAATCCTCCCCATTGATAGAGATTGTTAAGCTTCTAATCATCCCTGCTCTTAGATTATCCGCGTAGTCATAAAGCTCCAAAGCATTCGCAGGAGTAACATCGCTAATATCTAAACTTAAAAGTTTGTCGTTCAAGTCAACTAAACATTTTAACTCTTCGATAAAGGCATATTTCGACGGGTTGTTAGCCAGCATGAAGTTAGTTTTGAACAACAACATAATCTCTTTAGTAGCTTTGAAAATCGCTCCTATCGCCCATAATCCATTATGTCGATGTTTGGCGTTTTGAAGATCGTCCAATGACGAAAACTTCACTAATTTGTTAAGCATATTAAGCACTCCTATTCCTGCAGGTAAAATAAAAGGTAATGTCTTTAATATTTAAACATTACCTTTGTTACTTATCCGGGATTACATATCGTCAACCATCGTTCCGATCGAATATACTGCGAGATCCGATTCTTGGAGCGCGGCGTTGCTTAAATTTAAATCTCCGTACTCGTTGAACCATCTAACAATTGGAGTCTCTTCATAATCTCCGAATACACCGGCAACGCCGATATCTCGGAGTCTTAAGTCAACCCAATATTTTAGGAAGTTATTAGTGTTCTCTTCTGAGATTGGAGAAAATTCCCCGAGAACACTTCGAAGGTATTCCGCGAAGTTGGATTCGTCCTGATAAACTTTTAAGAAGTGCTTTTGTGCAGTTTCGGTGAACCAATCACTTTCAAGGATTGCACTAAAGCGAGGATCTTTGCGTAACTCTTTGATTAGTACTGTCGAGGCAACCGTATGCATCAGTTCATCAAACGCAATCAATTTAATAATTCGGGTAGCCCCCGGGATGGAAGCATAACGATCGTGGATTAAGTAAGTATACAAGAAACTTGCATAGAATTTGATACCTTCTAATGCATAGATGGTTAAAATCAACTCGATGATTTTCTTCGCGTTTTCTTCACTAAATTCAGCTCCTGCAAGATCTTCCGCGTACGCGGCGATATCCGAATATTGCTCGATTTCTGATTTTACGCGATTAATGATATCAGTATTATGAAAGTTACGTTCAAATACCGGAGTGCTATCCATAAAGATTCCGCGAATAATATGTGAATAGCTTAAGCTATGAATCATTTCGAAATAGCCCCAAGTTTTGAATAAAGCTTCGAATTCCGGATTGGTTACGAATAATGAGATAGTTTCTTCCAAACCACGATTTTGCGCAGAGTCCATCAAAGTTTGGTAGAACCAAATACTGCACATCGCATCTTGCACCGGAGTAGGCATTAAGTGGAATTTCACCGCGTCGTCCTTCATTGAAATTTCGTTAGGGTTCCAGAATGCGTTACGCATACTTTCTTCCAATTTTACCGCAGAAGGGAATGCTGGATCATCATAGCGTTGGAAACCGGAATACTCCCCAAAGAAAATCTGATCGTTTTTAGAATTTAAGTTATTGAAGTCTACAATTAGTGAATTTTCTGATCTTTCTTGCATTTTGATCACCTACATCTCTTCTTTATCAAAACCCATTAGACACCACACTGCTTTATCCGCGTCGCGCGAAGTTAAGAAGAAGTTACCACCTTTGATTCGTTTGTTAATCAAAGAATCTGGAATTTGCAAATCTTGGTGAATCACCACATTACTGCAAACTTCTAATGATTCATTGATGAAGTAATACACAAACGGGGTCACTTTAGCGTTGAAATCGCGTGATTCGATAGCGTCCAATTCGCTAATGAGGTCACGCCAAGAATACTGACGATCTTCATCCGTACGGACGTAGTAGTCATCATCGTGACCTTGACGAACTACTAAAGCCTGCAATTGATTGATAGTTACCAATTCGTAACAATTATCGAAAGGCTCTAATGGATTTAGAACTACTTCAAACTCTGATGGAATCTCTAAACCATCAATAGTGAATTCTTCTTTATCCTGGATGTCGAATAATTTAAGATATGCAAGACCCGCACCGCAGTGCGCACTTGCATGATAATGATGACCATCTTCGTCGCGAAGAATTACACGAACTCCTGGTAACAGGTAGTTTGCGTTTGGATTGTATTTCATATTATGCTCCTTTATTATGTTTGAATAACGATAATTGGTATTATAATATAACACCTTTATATGTTCAATTAGTTTAATTGATATTCGCGACTCCAAAATAACTTTTAATCGCTTCGAAATCAAAATCTCTGAGACCTACCGAACCTTTGATTACCGGAACGAAGCATTTAGATTGTAGTTCGATTGAGATATCCGGATCGAAATCTTGCATATCATCCAAATATACCGCGTCGCGGTAATCTGTGGAGTCCGGGGAGTTAAGCAAATCAATCGCAAATTTAGCTCTTCCGTTAGCCGTTTGCATTCCACATTGAGAAGCTATAACCTCAAACCCAAAGAATTCATTGAACGTTTCTTGCACATTTAAGAACTCTTCAATTTTGAAAGCCACCGGCCAACTCGAAATTAAGTAAACTTTAGCATCAGCTAATTTTACTATTTCTCGAAGTTTGTTGAGCTGTTCGCGGTTAACGCGGCCAAAATGTTGCTTGCCCTTTTCAGCATCCACATAACAATCGATAGTATCCGGAGATCTTTCGTAACCGAAATCCTTAGCTCCATTTAAGACACCATCCACATCTAAGAATATAATGTTCATATGCTATAACACCCCAACCCGCTCAACTTTCTCAACTTCATCCAATCTTAACAAATATTCACATGGATCTATCCCGGTAACCGGATCTGGTTGAAACTCTACTTTAATCGCCAAGCACCACCAACTGTTTCCTGGTCTAGTAAACCAAAATCTACCATACGGCTGGGTTAACGCCATTGTTTCCTGTTTGAATTTGATCATTTTAACCTGTACGTTAAGATCAAAAATATGTCCAATTTCATATTCATTGCCGAATTTATCTCGGATGATATCGCCTTCACCGAATTTTAAATTGTTTATCACTTTATCGCCCCCATTACCAACGAACTTCGATTAGCATACCGTGTTCAGTAACATCGAAACCTTCTTGTTCAAAATGAGGAATGCAGCGTTTAAATTTTTCAAAATTAAGATCAGCAATTCGGTTACCAAAACTTGCTTGTTCTTTTAAAATGGCGTACGCTTGATCTAACAAGTTTCCAAGATCGTTCTCTTCGGACATCTTTTGAAGATCTTCGATACTAGGATAGCGTCGTGTAAGTTCCGCTTTAGCGAGAGTTGCGGGAGTTGCGGGTTTTGCGGGATTTGTTTGTAATGCAGATCTTACCAAAACCAACTCAGAAGCCGTAATAGTATAAGGATTATATTCTTCTACGGCTCGAGCATCTTCCTCACGGTTAAAGACCCAAAATTTAATACCTTCTTCTACGAATTTAACATTATCATGCACTTCGCGAATAGGAGATTGTGGATTTTTGGTAACCAATTTCAAACGATAGCCCATATTACAGTAGTCGAGGCGATCTGGATCTAATCGTCGACTTGGTTTAGCCTCGGCTACTTCGAAAATATTACCAAAAGCATCTTTAACCAAATCACCGGGTAAGAAGATTGGAACATCTGCTTCTTCTATCTCTTCGGCTTCTTCCGATTTTTCGAATAAGACTAATTCTGTAGCGACGATAGTTTCCGGGACAACCTCATAGCCTCCATATTGGATATCCGCTTCAGTGTTATAGATCCAGTATTCATCTCCTTCGCGGTGAAATACCGCATCATCCCCAACTTCGCGAGCTCTGGTATTCGGGGCTTTTTCAATTAGTTCTAATTGATAACCCATTTCATCATATTCAAAAGAATCACGCTCAAAATGTTGAGGGGCTAGTGCGGTAATGATTTTGAAGATGTTACCAAATTTATCTTTAACATAGTCGCCCCGATCAAACATTGGAATTGCTATTTCGTTCATTTTAATCTCCTAAAGTAATCTTATCTCTTATGGGATGTATTATAATAGAAACATTAATAAAACACAATAGCTAAAGCAAAGATTTTATCTATCGATGTAATAAACAAAACCTCTTAATCTTTCGGCTAAGAGGTTGTTTAGAATTATTTGCTAATAGTAAAATGACCAAACTTATACACTATAGTGTATCCTTTTGCTTTTAGAAGTTTGTAAGTTCGATCATCTACTTCATTCATAAAATTCTCAGGAACTCTATAACTTCCATTTGGAGATTTCGCTACAAGGTTCTCAATAAATTGAATTTTCTGATCCCCGGGACTTACATAAATTCCAGGATCTTCAGTAAAGCTAACTTCTATTTTGAGTTTCATACTTTAACCGCTTACTATTACTACCAACTAATTTGATAATCACTAAAGTTATACGTTAGAACGTATCCCTTCTCTTCCAAGATTTTTTGCATTTCTTCATCCATAAACTTATCGCTTACCCAGCAATAACTATCTCCGCGATTAACCGCTTCCTGGATTTGCTCTTTGATCATACGAAGTTTCGCGTCCGCGAGCTTCTCGTGGATTTCGTTAGTATCCGGAATGTCTCGGAATTCAATTTTTAAATCTAATGCCATTTTAATTCTCCAAATTTTATTACCAACTAATAATGCAACGTTGTGGATGTTTTGTAAAGTATACTTGATAACCGGCTGCCATCAAAGCTCCACCAATCCCATCGACTTTATCTTCCGGCAAATTTACCGAGGTTTCTCCGCGTTTCGCGGCATCTCGGATAACTTGAGAGACATCATCTAATTGGTGTTGCATCACTAATTGACGCATTTCTTCCGGTGTTGGTAACACAAACATATCGTGTACGATATTACGAAGTTCCTCCTCTTCCGCGCAAGCTTTTGATTGTTTGAAATTTCGATCGTGGTTAGAATCTCCAGTCAAGCGAGGGTCTGACGCCTTTAAGCTCGCAAGTTTGACGTTTTTAATGACTTCGTCTGTGTGTTTAGGTGATTTGGGTTCACCAACAAACAAGCTCAAAGATTCCACATCAATACAAGCAACGGAGAATTCTTCTTTCTGAGCCGGGGCGAGTTCGCGATCAACCCAAAATTCTGAATCTAAGAAACCTTGACCGGGTTCCATTACTTCGAATTCATTCCCCGGCGCCGCGAAGGTTGCAATGTGCTTCACTAACTTCAAACAGACCGGAAGATCATCGTCCATGCGATCAATTTCCATTACTTCAAAATGGTTACCATCTCGGTCAACTAAAATTTGACCTACTCTTACCTCTTCAAAATTCATTTTATGCACCTCTATCCTAATTACCATTCAATCGCGCGTTTAGTTACGGTGTAACCGGCTAGACGATATTTTTCTTTAACCGCTTCTGAGATTGTTGGAAGCTCTTCGAATAATACCGTACGCAAGCCTCGTTTAGCTTCAAGCTCAATAGCATGATTGATTAACGCGATTGTTTCTCTATCATTCTCGTGCTCTTCCGATAGTTCACGTGCTTTTGAAATATCAAACAGATCGAATTCATTCGCCGTGTAAGTTTCTTCTGATGGACTGTAAGGTAGAAGATCTCTAGGATCGATATGCTCATCAAATCGCGCAACAATATCTTCTTCATAAACCTCTAAATCACGTAAGGTAACCACATAGCGATATTGTTTAACATACTCATCAAACTCATAACGAGTCATATTCGCATCTTCGCGCATAAGGGTTTTGTTGTTATGGATCCAACCGGAGTTATAGTAGCCGTCGTTTACATCCAAGATGAAGTCGTCAGCAGTATAACCGATGCCGTAAAGAACTAGACCATCCGCTTCTAGTACCTTAATACAGCACGGGCGTTTATCATCATACTTATCCACTTCATGCAATTTGAAGATCACATCTGTACCTTTTAAGCGTAATAGTGTGCCTTTTTCTAATTTGTGTAATTCGGTTAATTTCATTTCGTTATCTCCTGTTGTTCCTATAAAATTTGCATGTCGATAATAAAGACTTGTGAACAATCGTGAGATTTACGCTTCGCGTAAGATTCTACGGCTTGATTCGGGAACCAGTAAGCATCTTGAACTTCACGGAACGTGTAACCACCAATAGGAGTTCTTACGCGCTTAACAAACTTGGTCATTTCTAATAACCACAAAGCTGGGCGCCCGTCAGTTTCGCAATCGATTGCAGACACGACAAATTCATTGCCGTGCTGGTCTTTAAGCTTAGTTCCTACTGATAATTTTGAATGTTCCATTTTGAAATCCTCTTAATCACTTTATGTGATGTATTATAATAGAACATAACATTAAAATCAATACCAAACTTACAGTTTTTACCTATTGTTGCGATAGCTAATAACTTTTAACTAATAAAAATCTCCGCAATCGCGGAGATCTTTAAGCACTGTGCTACCAAGCAATGCATCCTGCATAGATTTTGTAACCAGCTCTCGAAAATTGTGTAGTGATTTCCAATCGATCTAAATCCGCCGGAATTCTAACACAGGATTTGCCTTGCGCGCTAGCCTCTTTGATAAGCTGGCTAATTTGAACTAGCTCGCGTTTCAAATTAAAGAATTTTTCTTTATTAGCTCGAGCTTCTTCTACTGGGAATATTAAGTTCTCTGCTAACGCGGCTTCTTCGGCTTCTTCCGAAAATTCGATTAGACCTTCGGATTTAAAACTTGTGATGTTTTCTGGTTTTAACAATCTTTCCATTGTAGTTGGTTCCAAATCTTCACAAGTTAGATAGCGATCTGCTTGATCTAGGTTGACTGCGGCATTACGGAAAGAATCCATATCCAAAAAGATCCAATCCCAGTCCCCGACCTCTTCGAATTTCTCATCTTCGTGGTCACCGGAATAGATTACCTCGATATTATCCGGTTTGTAAACCAACTCCAAGCTTAGCGGAATAATAACTCCGTCTTCTGGTTCGAACAAACCATTGTAATCATCCACTTGACATACTTTGAAAATGGCGCCAGTTACGCGATCGCGTACTAAATCACCGCGTTCCAATTCTTCGATTTCTTCAATATTCATTTCATTCCCCATTACCAACTAATTTCACAATCTGCTAAATCTACCAGATAACCAGATTCTTCTAATTTAGATTTTAGCGTTAACAACTCAGCATATTCCATTTTTAATGAAGTTTTGCCTTCGGAGTTTTGTTCAACAATCTTTTGAATACAAGAATCTAAAAGTGCTTCTTCCCCTTTATCGCGGATTTTTCGAAGATCTTTCGGGTTTGGTAACACCAATTTAGGAATGATCGTTGAAATTTTCCCACCACCGGAAAGCTCCAATTCCAACTTGCTCCCTGTAAGGGAAGCTGCTCGGATTTTAGGTTCGGTCAAAACATCCGGCTCTACTACCAACATATCCTTCAAATATAGTGCCCATACGCGAATTTGAGTATCTGTTTGGAACCATTCGCATGCATATTCATAATCCAAGTAAACCCAAAACTTATCACCTGGATTAGTAAACCACTCCTCAAATTCTTCGTGAGGGCTTGCGCAAATTTGTGAAGATTTAGTTTTAATCTCCAACAAAGCCATACCAAAATCTACCTTGAGCACTTCGAATAAAGCGTTGGCGACCGGGTCTCGTAAGATATCGCCTTGCTTGATATCACTCGTATCCGAAATTTTACGCATCGTAGACTCCTTAATCATTCCAGCTTACAAAGTTATTACAAACTGTGTAACCTTGTTCAACTAAATCTAACTCACAAATTTTAAATTCCTCATCAGTTATCCGAATGTCAAATTCTCCGCTTTTAGCGGCGTCTTCGATTCTTAAAGCTACTCGTTCTTTAACGTTCAAGGTGTTTTCCGTCAATTCGCGAGCTCTCTCCGCAGACATAAATGGTTTGTCGCAATCATCCGCTACTGCGGAAGCTTCCGTCTTCGCGATCACTTTAAAATCTGTAGAGGCATCAGGAAGAGATAATTTCTCCTTAACTTGTTCGATCACTTCGCCATATTGCTTGGTATAGCATCGGCTCAATAAGATCACATCCGAAGATGGCCATTCCCCCACTTCGTCGCGGAATTTATAAGCGTCGTCTGCTACTTGGCGAATTTGTCGTGGAACAGAAAATGCGCTCGAATCTTGACGATTGAGAATCTTAACTATACGTTTAGGTTCATCTAATAACATCAAGCGGCAAGTAAATCTGTTTGAAAATATTTCATCTTCAACGCCAACTACTAAGAATTTTAATTCTTGATTTGTAATAGGATCTGTATAATAAACAAATTCATTTTCTTTTACATCATTTGGGGTTAAATCATTCATAATCTTCTCCTAATCAAATTTCTCAAAATATACCGCATCGTAATAAACTTTGTAACCTAAATTAACGAGCTCTTCTCTGTACATTTCGACTAATACTGGCGGTAATTTGATATGATCTTCATCTTCTTTAATCGCTTCCGCTAATTGTTCTACGAACATCTTTTGGAAATCTGCTTGGCTAGTATAACGAAGTTGATTAACCTCATCCGCGCTTGGGATATTAAGTTCTCCCCGAACTTCGGGTGCTACTAACGCGATTTCTGAAGAGCCGTCACCTTCCGCTGTGGTAAGATCTTCCATTAATGCGCGGTGCGCAAGAATTCGCCCATTCTCAATTTCTTCCGTTTCAGCAGATTTAGGCACATGATGCATCGAGGTATAGAACAGGCGATCTAAAGTAATAGAATTCTCTGGGATACCCCAACCGTAACGATCTTTGTAAGATCGGTTTGAAATATACGGCCAGCGACGTACACCCTTAAAGGGGAATTCTGCGTATTCGCTAACGATAATGCCATTACTGTGTTCTAGGTCATCCAATAATTGTAACTCTACTGGTTGCCAGTCATCGTTTCGATCGATTTCAGTAACTTCAAAATCATAAACTTTTCCGGTTACCGGATGTTCCCAAGATACTTGATCCCCAACTTCTAATTTGCGATAATTGATGTATTCTAAGTTATTCATAAGATTCTCCAGTTGCTTGCAAATACTTAAGTTTTAATTCATCCAATAAACGTTGTTTGAATTCTTCTTTGGTTTCTAACAAAAGTTCAACCTTGAATAGTCTTCCTGTCACCAGGAAATCTTCATAATCTAACTTACCATCTAAATGCAATTCGGTAAGGTGATCATCGGTTAATTCCAATCCAAGAGAATCACAAATTCGAAAAACATCATCGAATCCGTTTACCTCGGTTGGTTTGATAATTTCGATTTTTGCCGGTGAAGAGTTTTGGTAACCAAAACTATGAACATTTTGTTTTAAAATTTGAAAAATTGATAAAATCATTTTATTATCCTTCAACCAACGAAGCTGAAAGTTCTCCGCATAAGCGGATGACTTCAGATCTGCGAGCTTCATATTCTTGTTTGATCATTGCGTGATATTCTAACGGTGACATCATTTCGATGTTTACACCATCACCACTGAATAAAGTATGAGTGGTGCAATAATAATTCTCGCGGAAATATTCCTGATTGATCGCTTCAAAATCAATCCAAAGTTGTTGTTTGATAATTTCCAACGCTTCATCAAAATCGCGTACCGCGAAGATTTGACCTGACACGTAAGTTTCTTCTGTTGTAATGTGTAAAATAAATCTTTCCATTATCATGCCCCCTGATTAACTTTATGTGATGTATTATAATAGAAACTTAAAATTATATCAATGGTTAAACCATATACCAATCTACTTCCGGATTGAAATCCCGAGGGAAGATCATTTCTTGGCCATCGCATTCCATTCTGAAAACACCGTCGTCGATTTTCGAAAGAATTCGAAAATTCGGAAGATAGCTAACTAGCACATTATGGCGAACTTCACGACCTTTTGCAAACGCCGCTTCTAAAACTTGAATTGAATATGCTGAATGAGTTAATTTTGTCATTTAATATCTCCTCTGTGGACTCTACGAGCTCTATGAATTGGAAAATACCCAATTTGCCAATCCACCAACTGTTCTGATAACTTGATCTTCCAGATCTTGTTCTGTTAGGTGATAAGTAATACTTGGAAGATCCCCTTCCCATAGTTCTAATGTTTTGATGGTCATCAGTTCTTTACTAAACAAACCTCGACGCCCATCTTTTAAAATTACCATTTCCATTATTAGCTCCTTTTACGTTACGCACAGACCTCTAAGTTTCTCACGGTTAGAAAATTATGATCTTTAAACAAATCACCGAATCCTGATTTGTTATACGTAGTATAACGGCATAAACTCTTCTTATTCTTGTAAACCCATACTGCAGAATTTGGTATTACGAACATCGGGTCGCTACCCATAAAATTATGAATTGCAGGAATCTCAGTTGAAGATCCGGATACCAATTCAACCAGTATTGGGCATTTATGATCTTCCTCATCGAACTCCACAATTTCAAAAACCATGTCCGTTCCTTTAAGGCGAACCTTATCACCGGTTTCTAATTTGAAAAGATCTTTTAATTTCATAACTTGTTAACCTTATTCAACATCTACTAAGCCAGCTTGACGTAATAATTCTTGTAATGTGGCAGCTAAGCCATCCAAATCATAACCATCTACTAATACTTCGTTATGTTGTTGAACGAAATCTAAGATTGATTTTGCCGATTTTACGGAGATCGATTCAAAATCTTTATTAAGATCAATTATCGCCAATGTGGTATAGGCTTTCCCCGGTTCGCGGATGCTAATTTCAGCTTTATCGTGATTCACTTCAACGTATACGCGAGTAAGATTATTCAAAGCGATTAAACGACCACACCAAGTAACAGTTGCGCAAGTTGAATATAATTCGAATTTTTCCATTTTGTAATCTCCCGATGTTTGAATTCTACGCTTTCGCGTAATCTCTTATCTTTATGTGATGTATTATAATAGAAATATTAGCATAACACAACAAGTTTTAACTATCAATGCAATAGGATTTTCCTATAAAAAATCTCCGCATCAGCGGAGATCTTTACTATTTTTGATTTGCACGGGCTATAATCTCATTGATTATTTGCTCGAGTCGATCGTTGAGATTTGATAATTTTGTTGGTTTGCCCATATAATAGCTCCTTACAAACTTTCAGTAAATGTGCGAGTAATTACATCACGTTGTTGCTCTGGTGTTAAAGAGTTGAAACGAACCGCGTAGCCGGAAACACGAATAGTCAATTGTGGATACTTGTCCGGGTTTTGGATAGCATCTTCCAACGTTTCGCGATTGAGAACGTTTACGTTAAGATGTTGACCGCCTTCCACTTTAACCGTAGGTTGATTTTGAATTTCAACTTCGCGATACTCGTAACCATCTAAATGATTCGCTGGGATAACGGAATCTTCTTTAACCTCTTTAGCTACTAAACAACGAGCTTTATTGTCTTCGATCAACCAAATAGAACCGGATAAATCACCATAGTGAACATCTCTCTTGTTGGAGAAATCATCAATAATTTGAATTGCTTTCATTTTTAACCTCATTAAAACATCGCATATAAGCGCGCTAAATCGCGCAAATTGCGCCAGTTTAAAATCTACTGAACGATTACGTCCCCGATCTTTTCGCCACCTAAAGACTGCAATTGAACAGTCTGTGGTTTCTCTACCTTAAGACCTTGATCGGTTAATTTTAACGCGTTATCTTCGCTTTCCGCGACCGCTACTTCAATAGCCGTACCAGAAGCATTCTTACGAATCGTCTTGTTATCCAGGTTACGTTCACTGATTACTTTGATAGCCATCTTGCGCCCCTTGTTAGATTGTGGTTTGCATTTCAGCTTTTAAAACTTCACCCATTAAACGAACATTAGCGTGATCGCTTACTGCGAAAGATTCTAAAAGGTCGATAGCGGTTTGGGTTAAGCGATACTCGCCATATTCTGATTCGTTGATTGCATCACCTGGTTTAACCGGTTCGCCATTTTCCGGCTCTTCCAATTTGTGGATTTCAAAGCCGTGGCTTTCCGCGTGCTCTTCAATATCTTTCGCAGTTTTAGAATCAATCAAAATGGATGCTTTAGCATCATCTTTGAAAGTAGCTACGATAGCGAAAACTTGACCAGCGTTCTTAACCATTGCGGCGTCGTCGATTTGATCTTTTGAAGGTTTACCGTTACCTTCTTTTACTACTACGTGTGTAAATTTCATATTAAGGATCCTTTTAGTAGGATAGGGTTCCTAGACCCCATCTAAATCATCATAAGCTAAGATGTGCGCTCTTGGAGTAAAACTAAAACCATACTTAGCACATACATCGAAAACAAATCTGGTATTCTTCAATTGTTTCTCAATGGTCTCCCCTAAAGGCATCAAGTATACTTGAGTATTAGCGGATTCTGTTGAATTTAATATATTTAAGATTTCTTTACTAGTTTCATCCCAAGTCTCCGGGTTTACTACGAATTTGAAATAACTACCGGTTGAATTTTTGATGATGTTGTTAATCGCATCAAAGTTTAAGCGTTTACGCTCAGGTTCTCCAGAAACCGACAATTTTACCGACATGGAAAATTGCAACGCACGCTGATAATCTTCTGTAAATTCGATATTACGCGAAGCGTTAGATTCGACGGTAATGTGGAATCCACGATCGTGGAAGTATTTCAAGGTGGTTTGAAGAACTTCATTATCCCAGTGCATTAAGGGCTCGCCGCCAGTAAGCACCACATCCGGCTTACTTTCAATACCCAGGGACTTAGACTCCGCAATCATTGAATCAGCAATAGAATTGATCTTATCAATCAAATCAGTCGCTTTAGTATACTCTGTCCAGGTACTTTTGAACTTTGGACTTACCGCATGAATAGTATCGCAACCGACAATAGTCTCTCCGTTCGGGGCAATTCGGGTGCACCCGAAACCTTCGCATTTTAAGTTACACATCCCGGTACGAACAAAGATAGCCGGTCTTAATCGAGGACCTTCTCCTTGAATGGTATTACCAAAAATCTCTACTACCGGTAACGGTCGATTTTTGAAGATTGGTATATTTTTAACTTTAATTTCGTTCATTGAAAAATTATTACTCCTAAAAAAATTAATAAAATTGAATAGAATATTATTATAATAAACTATCCAATTTTATTCTATAAATTACTTCACAACTGCTGGTAAATCATACCATTCATTTTCATCAAAATCGAAACTGCGAACTTTACCATCTTCGCATACTGCGAACAATTCATCATTATGCGAATGCAAACTTAACACTTTGACTTTAGTCAATGGTTGAATATTTGCTGGTGCTTGGATTTCATACTTGCGGTAACCCTTACCCATTTCCGGTACTGGATCGCTGGTGGTCACATTCTCCATACCATTCCAATAGCGAGCGCTAAATTCTACATACGGATCAATAATCACATAACCAGGATGGTCTTCATTTGGGTGAACCATTCCAGCTACGGCATATTTAGGAACCCAGAATAAACCATTAGCATCGCGGAATTTGTAAGCTCCTTGTGTTACATGATCGATCTTATCGAATTGATAGCGTTTTTCAGCTAAGGAAGTGACCGCTTTTGGCTCTTCATCCCATCGACGATCCTCGTCCCATTGGTAACCATAACCATATTCAAAATCATCGTAATGCATCTTTTAATCTCCTATGTTCAATGTTGTTAATCAGTTAATCTTTCAAACCAAAGAATTCTTTGTGGAACTTATCATCTTTCATTGCGGTCCATTCGCTACCTTTGCGGAATAACTCACCTAGCTTGTAAACAAATTGCTCTTCAAAGTCGTAACATCCAACCCCAACGCGCAATTCAAATTCCGTATTGGTTAACTTTGATTTGATTGTGATATCATGCACTATTCTGGATCTCCAAGTTACTACCAAGGCGTTAGATTCTAATTTGCGTTTGTCTCCATCTTCCGAAGCGTAGAAGTTGTTACCTTTAAGATGCCAAATAACATGGTCTAAGAAATCACTGCGTTGATGGCGATGCATTTTGTTGATGTTGATCATTTTGACTCCTTAGGCTTTGCGGGTTTCGAATGTCCTAAAACTGCCTTGATAAATTCCGGATCTTGTTGAACGAGCTTAACAATCTCTTTGAGTTTATTTTTTCGTCATTTGTCGTCCCCCAACAACTCCGCAACTTCACCTAATCTGCGCATTTTATCAAATAATTTCATCCATTCGATAGCTTCTTCTTCGGTGCGAAAACAACCGTACAATTCTCCGGTATAACCGGTTGGCTTTGCATCTCTTACTACTCCGTAAGGAGTGACATAATAGAAATACGCTCCGGCTGGTGGATCGAAAGGTTTTGGTAAGTTAATAATGTTTTGCATTTTGATTACTCCTTACTCTTATACTCTTCTACGAGCTCGAAATCTGTGTATTTTAAGCGTGACATCCAACCTCGTTCAACGCTCTCCAGAATAAAATCATCATCTTTCGTCTTCGCGATAACTTTGTATTTTGCTCCGGTTTCTGTACTACGAACTAGCATTCCGCGTTCCCACGCCGCTGCAAGAACTTCCAATCTGGTAGGTTTCTCGTGCATTCCAACGATGTCGTAAGGATCTTCATCGGATAAATGACCTACTTTACCCTCAAGAGTCCAAGTTTCCGCCCCGCGGAGAACTTTATCATCTTTAGTGATGATAAAGCCGATAAGGATATGCTCAAGTTCATTCCCATAGACATTCTTTAAACCAGCATCATGCACGTAAACAATACGAGCGCGACAGCCATTACGCAATTGAACTAATTCACCATTTAATGCAGCTTGTAAATCAAAAGGTTTCATTTTTATTCCTCCTAAATTAATCCAATTCTAACACACCTTCGCGTTCCGCGGAATCTACGAAGTTTTTGATAAGTTCGATGGCTTTCTCGACTTGCTCAATTTGTGATTGATCCAACAACATCTTACGAGGATCAATGCATCCGCTTACGGTTAGTGAGTAGAATACATCATCATAGCACCATACTGGTTCTTTTCGAAGCTCTGGATTGAATGTGAAATTGATTTGACTTGACATTTTATTCCTCCCAATATTCGCGTTCAACCTGGGTTGTCTCTTCTACCACTAACACTACAAGAAAACGATTATCGTACGGATTGTGAGTAATAGTGTGATTAAGATATTTGAATGAGGTTTCGAAGTCTCTGCGGTAGCAGTTATTCTCCGCTTCCGCCAATAAATTTTGAAGGGTAGTTTCTACGCTGTCGAAATCATCCGCGGTAGCGGAATACGTTACGATGGCTTTTGAAATGTTCATTTTTAATCTCCTGTTGTTATCTCTTTAACTTATACTGTATTATAAGGCATCTAAAACAAGAAATCAACTACTATCGTAGAAATTTCTAAAAAAAAAAAAAAAATTTTGAACCTTTCAAGTTTTGGTAACCGAAACTCAAAAGTTTTGAAATCAAAAAAAATCTCCGCGATTGCGGAGATCTTTTATTACTTAATCCTTTAGATTAAATTACCATTGGTACATGTAACCTGCACCTACGGTCACATCTTTTTGGCTATCAACACCCGCAGATAATTTGATGATGTGATGCGCGTTATCAGAGGTACGCGAGTAACCGATTGCTAAAGCGCTTTGGCCGTGTTTGTGGCCAACACCCACACCCACACCAGATTTACCTGGAAGGTACACTTGCGGGATATTAGCCATTGCGGCTACAGAAGCGATACCAGCATCCGCGCGTTTACGGTTCTTACGAACCTCACGATCTAATTTGCGGATATCTTTAGTATTTTGGGCCACCTTACCTTCTACGCCATCGATACGATCGTTGATTGCGCCAATGTGTTTGTTCACTTCAGCTTTAGTAGCTAAGTGGTTGGTTTCTACCCCTACGGTGTAAACCGCTTCACCATTTTCACCAAATTCTTTGGTTACTTGAACATTTTGGCCAGCTTTCACTACTGAATGACGTTTAGCTTCTTTTTCCACTTCTTGGATTTTAGCGGTGTTCGCTTTTACGCCTTCTGCGTTAGCTTTGATGCCTTCTGCGTTAGCTTTTACACCTTTGGTGTTTTCTGCGATAGCAGATTTATTGGCTTCAATTGCTTTCGCGTTTGTTGCAGTTTTCGCGTCTACCGCGTTGATTGCCGGTTGGAAGTCTTTTGAGCTTACAGTGTAAGTAGCTTTGCCGTTAGCATCCACTACCACATCAACTGTAGTATTTTCACCAGCTTTAACTTCCGGTAATTTTTGTTCTACCGCCTTGATGTACTCGGTATTACCGGCAATTGCCTTGGTGTTAGTGGCGATATCTTTGGCGTTCTTGTCGATTAAAGCTTCCGCTGCGCGGATATCGGCGGTGTTAGCGGCGATGTTACGGGCATTTCCAGCAATATTGTCTGCGTTAGCTTGGATTTTATCAGTATGTGACTTGATAGCATCGTGTACGGTATTCTCACCAGTACCACCGATATCGGTCATAGTGATATTGCCTTTGTTGTCTAACGCCGCGTTACCACCTAAGATATTGGTTACCGAACCCGCAACGTTATTGATCACATCATTAGTTGCATACAATTGTGAACCATTGATAGCATCTGTGGATGTAGCAGAAATTTCACCAGCACCAACATTTTGAATTTGACGAGTATGGTCACCTTCTTTACCTACAGAAACACTCGCAGTAGCATCTGTGCCCGCGAAACCACCATAAGTGATTTTGCCAACAGTCGCTTCCGTTACTGAAACCGCTTGTTTAGTCTCCGCCGCAGTACCTAAAGCTACTGATGAGCCGTGTAATGCTTTTGCCGCTTTACCTAATGCTACGCCATAGCTCGCTTCTGCTACCGCGCCTTGACCAATTGCAGTTGAAGCTTTGTTGTTAGCTACTGCATCAGAGCCGATTGCAATAGTTGAAAGACCAGTAGAATTTGCGCGAACACCAATCGCGGTTGAAGATTCACCAGTCGCTTTAGCTTGATAGCCACCCGCAAAGCCGTGATTGTAAGCTTCGCTTTCAGCGCCGATTACAGTACCGCGGATCTCTGCTTTTGAGAATGTACCCACTACAGTTGCAGATTCATTCTTAGCTTGTGCGTTAGCACCAACTGCGATAGAACGAATACCTTCTGATGTTGAAGTGTGACCGATCGCGATAGATTCGTCTGCTTTAGCTACAGAGTCTACGGAAATCGCGATAGAACGATTACCTTTCGCAGTCGCGGTATCGCCCACTGCAGTGGAGTAAACACCGGTCGCGTTGGTTGAACCACCTAAAGCTACGGAAGATTTCGCTGTCGCGTTACTATCATTACCTACTGCCACGGTAGTATCGTTAGTCGCGTGCGCACCAGTACCTACTGCTAACGCAGATTCGCCAGTTGCGATAGTTTTTGAGCCATACGCAGAAGCGTTTAAGCCATCTGATTTAGCGCCAGAACCGATAACAATACCTTCGTTTTGAAGAGCTTTGTTGTCATAACCGATAGCTACGGTGTTAGCGCCAGTAATTAAGTTGTAATGACCCACTGCAGTTGCTTGGTCGCCAGTAACATTGTTACCACCACCAATCGCGTGCGTGTGATTGCCGGTTACGATGTTGTTCATACCGATACCGGTATTTTGTTCACCGGATAGGTGGTTATTATCACCAACTGCTTGAGATTGGTAGCCATCGATGGAACTACCATCACCAAAGATGTTACCATCTTTTGCGTTTGCCCCAACAGTATTTTGGTTACCGAAAACTGAAGTACTACCATGTTCAGCAAGAACGGTATTATCTTGACCAAATACTGAGTGGTTGTTACCTTCCACATCAGATTTAGTTACGCGGTTCGCGTAAGTTTCCTTAGCTTCCGCGGTACGAGTATCTGGCGTGTAACCATCTACCACATATGGTTCAGTTGGTAACGTTTTACCGGTAGTTGCCGCGGTCGCGGAGAATACTGCGCCGGATAAGATACCAGCTACTAATGCGGTTGTTACGTTTTTCGTATTAAAAGTCACTTTCATTTAATGCTCCTCTGTTAACAAAATGACATATGAAAAATATTTGAATAGAGTTATTAATTAACTTAACAAAATGTATTATAGTACTTTCGGTGACCGAAATCAACTATGATTTGCTAAAATTTTAAAATGTTTGAGGCCGCTCGATCACGAGCATAACTTCATTGATATCTTGATTTACTACTTTCTCCACCTCTTGGTACATATCATTGTAATCGTAGTCTTCACCGAACGGCTCGTAATCCACGACATCGGGAAGGGCGTTAGCGAATAAGCTTCTCAGCATAGGCGCTAGATCCACATCTAAAACTAAGTGAACCTCTTTATGATCAATCTTCTCCACTTTAGTTCGGCTTGCATTAACCCAGTGATTGTTGCTTTCGCTACCTAGAGTCAATGTTACTCGGAATGGTTCAGCGCGACCATTAAATTCACCATTGTAGATACCTTCTAAAGTCATCTTGCGGCTTAAAGATCCGATAACCGAAGCCTTTGGAAGCTTGTAAGGTAGTTTTGCTAGCGCATCTTTGATATAGTCTGCCAAATTCAAATCGAATGCCCCGGTTTCCGGATTTTTCAAAAATACTTGGAAATCCGCGAACCCCAAATCTAAATCTAAGCGATCTAAATTGAAACCTTCGAATAATTCGGTTACCGAAAGATCTGGGAACGCTTTAGCTTCATTGATGATCTCTTGGATGATATCAAAGCTTAAGTTGTTAATCGTAGCTAACTTACCAGTTAATTGCGCAGCAAAATCTGGTTCAAAATGCTGATTGATAATTTCGCTATAAACCTCATAACCCAATGCCCCGTAGTAGAAATTATAACGAATTCGGCTAGGACGATTGAAGAAGTAGCGATTGATTCGATCTTGATCATTCGCGGTTAATACAAATAAGTGATTGTTATTATACAAACCATCCAATAAAGTTAATAAGAAACCTTGATCTTCGGTTTCTTCGAACATTTTCTCAAATTCATCGATTAAGAACATCACTGGCTGTTTTAAGTTACTTAACACATATTCTAAATGCTTGATAGAGTCTTGTTGAACTAAAATCACCGGCTGATTAAATTCATTGACTACGTCAAAAGCAATCAATTTAGCTAAAGTTGATTTGCCAGTTCCGCCATTTCCGTGTAACAATACTCCTAAATTCTTATCTTGGGCTTTATAAGAACGCAAAATGCGATCTTTTTGAAGATTGATGTTACCGTAAAGTTTAGCCGGTTGTTTTGGCATGTCCGCATACTCTAAAGAGTAAATTGGACCTTGCATAGTTTCTTGCACGGTAAAACGATAAACTCTCGCGGGGAGCAAATCTACTAATTGATCTACTGGTGGAAGTTTAACAAATTCCGCTTTGGTGATACCAAGCATTACTTTATCTTGTGGTACAGTTGGTGCTGCTACTGTGGTCATTTTAATCTCCTGCTGATTTAATTTGATTGAGCTTTATAATAATTTAAAATATCTTCAATTTCCGCGTCTACGACGATCATGTGATGTTTGCTAAGGTCGAAGAATTGGTGGTAATATGCAACTCGCTCCGGGAATCTGAGATATTCATCTTTATCCAATTTGTAAGTTGCGATGCGGGTTTCTACGTTTCGTAGAGTATCGCAGATTTTAACGCTAATGGCGTCTCTCGTGTATAAGATCTCAAGGTTTTTATGCGTGCGATTAACGGTAAGTAATTCACCACCAATCATGATGTTAGTAGTATTATCGGTAACCGCGGCTAAATCGTGGAATTCTAATTTCATTTGTAGTCTCCTAAGCGAATTAAAGGGAATTATCGTTGCAGAACTCAACGAAATCGGTTTCTTCAAAAATTACGCCTTTGGCGTTAGTTAAGGTGTTATCGGCTTCGTTCCAGGTTAGGCGACGAACAATACCATCTGCGGCTACGCAAAGAACTTTATCGCCGTCATACAAAAAACCTTCCTTGATAAGTAGATCTAAAGTTTCACGCCAAACTAAGGTTACGCCTAAAATCATTTTGAAATCTCCTGAAGTTGCTAAGTGTTAATCTTATCTCTTATGTGATGTATTATAATAGAAACTTAAAATTGAATCAATACCCAAATCAAAGTTTTTACCTATTAAAGCAATAGTTTTTACTTATAAAAAAAATCCGCTAATTGGGATAAGCAATTAACGGATTTCCGAAGATTTGAGATTTGTTATAGCGTTGATAGTGTTGATAGTCCAGGATTTAGCGTTGTGATAACTTTTAAACTTCCTTTGACCGTATCCCGGACTATGTAGAATTGCGTATACGCATTATATTCTAACGTTAGATCTTCCAGTTTGGAACCTTGTTCAACTAACTCTAGGATAGCATCTTCGATTGCTTTATCGCGTTTGCTAATAATACTGCTTACGATATCATACATCCCAAATCTCCTTTAAATTAGAGCGAAACCACTTCTACACGACGGTTAGGCGCCAAGCATTTGATTAATTGCTCTTTTGAAAGTTTGGTCTCTTTCTCCAATTTGCACTCTTCTGGTTTAACTACCGGTTGAGATTCGCCGTGGGCTTTAGTGATAATTTCTGCTTGTAAGCCTTGCTCTTTTAATTGTTTAGCTACCGCTTCTGCGCGCTCTTTAGATAATTTTGCGTTGTACGCACCAGAACCTAATTGGTCAGTAAAGCCTTTAACGATGACTAATTTAGCAGATTGCAATTTTGTGGCTAATTCGGTTACTGCAGTTTTACCCTGCTCGGTTAATTTTGCAGAATCGAAATCAAATAAGTAATCCGCTGGTAAAGTGTCTTGCGTACCGTAACAACCTTCTGGGTGCCAGAAGAAAGATTGCGCATTGTGGTTTTTGTCAAATAAAACTTTATATTGGCAGATTTTGTGTTGACCGTTTTCGTTAAAGTTGAAAACGTAATCCCATTCGCTTACTCCATACAAGCCTTCTGCAAAGTGCGGGCGACCTAAAAGATTTTGCAATTGGTCTTTGTTCATACCTTTACCATTAAGCTCAACTAATTTTAAGCTTTCTAAGTTAGGCCAAGAACCGAATTGGCTGCCATCGTGATTGAATTTTGACTTCTCAATTTGAGGCCAAACAATCTCGGTGCCCTCTTTGATAGTGCCTTCATCTGTCACTTTTGACAAGTTACCGCAAGCGGTTAACACGGTCATTGCTGCTGCGATCGCAGCGATTTTTACTAATTTTAACATACAAGCTCCTTATTTCTATGTGTTAAAAATTATTTTGTTACCTCGGAAGTTGCCGCTTTAGCGGAATTTACCGGGTCAACCAAATATTGGTCTAAGTAATTGTCCAACTCTTTGTTTAGGATCTTAACAGATTTCTCCACTAAGGTAGATTTGTTCAATCCTTCATAGATCTCGGTACCTACATATACTCCACCCAGCATAGCCAAGCCTTGTTTTGATGGTAATAAGATGTATAGAATCAAAGCGAATAGTCCTCGTTTAAGGGCCTTGCCGGCTTTGGAAAATATCTCGTTGTTGCGATCCTTGACCGGTTTCCAGGTTTCATCTTCCACGTTAGCCTCTGCCGGAATATCGGTGGCCTGCACCGTCATAGCGACGCCGGCAACGAACATGAAAATCGCGAAACCCAGGACCGTTTTTAAAATTGGACCATATACATCAAATAAGTAAACAATAAAATATAACATAACTTCTCCTTTAACTCCTAACTAACCCCAGATTAACTTACCTAATAACAACCCTAAACCGAAAGCACCTGCGCAGAATGCGATTAGCACTACAGTTAACGCTGCCGCGTATCCATCCAATAAACCTTGCATAAGAATCTCCTGCTAATATTTCCCAAAGACCATTTTGTACATCAAAACGATAATCGCGGCACAGCACGCTCCAGCAGCGATGGTCGCTAACCATAAAAGAACGGTAAGTGGAAGCTGGCAAGAACTACATTGAGCTAAATCTAAAAACATATTATTTTCCTATACCTTACACTAATTCGAACTTGTAGTCTTCGAGAGGTTCGAGTGTCACGAATGTTTTTTCGTTATCTTCAGTAATAAAAAGATACTTAGCATCACGCGTTTTCGCGACTGGCTTGACTGAGCTATACCCGAATTTTTCCTGGTAAGCTTTCAGAGGTTGGTTGTTTTGAAACGCATACTCTAGGATATCTTGTTGTTGCATTTCGTACATCCCGACGATATCCTCACCTGGATCCCCAGAACCGAAGGAACCGTCCAAGCCCCAGAAATAAGTATAATCAAAATCGATCGTGTTATTTTTGGGATCGAACAAGAATCCAACTAAAGGTTCATCCTTTTCCGAGCTTGACGAGTTGATAATGTGGTGTTTATTCGCGCTATAGACGATGATGGCACAACTACCATTTCGCAACACTACTGGCTGACCTTTAAGAGCCTGTTCGATGCTGAATTTTTGAACTACCATAATAATCTCCTATGAATTGATAGATGATGTGTTCTTAAACATAAAGTATTATAATATGATAAGAACACAAAATCAACTACAATTTAAAGATTACGATTTTAATCGAAATCCACCAAAGATTCTTCATCTTCGAACGAATCAAATTCTGGCTCGAATTCGTAATCTTCGAAGTCTAAGTACTCTAAACCATATTCAGTTTCGAACACCCAACGACCATCATCCGTTTTAGCTACTGGTTTAGCCCAAACTTCGCGAGTAGCTAAAACATAACCACCGTTTTTACGCGCCGCGCGTAGAATGTCTTCTTGGTGGCGTTCGTAAGCCACTTCATCAAGATCTTCCGAGTCTTGATCTTCGCGATCTTCTGAAGGCCATTGTTTCGCGTTTACGCGATAGTCTTCGTAGTGGTCGATATGATCGTGCGAATCTTGCGATTCCGGTTCTTTACCAAAAGCTTCAACCAAGCGATCTACCAATCGATTAATACGATCTTTCACCTCCGGTGGTAAATCGTCTTCGTGGGTATCCAACTCATGCCAGCAATCGCAATCTTCGCCGCAGAATTCTTCATCTTGCTCGCGAGATAAATCCGCTAAGATTTCAGTTAAACGATCCACTTCTTTACGAACTTCCGGTTCTAAGCGCGCATCTTTACCTTCTGCTTGTTCGCGGTACGCGAGGATAGCAAAAGGCGCATACATTGGATCTAATTGATTGTAGACCTCGATTGCTAAGTCTTCGTCTCCGACGAGATCTGTTAAAGTTTCGGTCACTACTGCGGTAAATTTAACCGCTTTGTCTAACGCATCTTGTGGGATACCGAGTTCTGCTAAGGCGTCTAAAACTGGAGAAAGTTGCTCTTTAACTTGGTCTTCGTGAGTTGGGAACCCTGTCAACGCTTCTTGCACATCGACCCCATCTACATGACGAGAATAATCTGCTAAAAATTCGGTTAATTGGTTAACCTTTTCGCGGAGATCTGGGCGAAGATTAAGTTTCTTACCTTCAGATTGATCGCGGTACGCGAGGATTACTTTAGGGAAGTCTTCGCCGAATTGTTTTGGGATTTCGACCGCAGTAACAAAATCCACTAAACCCATCATAAATTTTGCGGACTCCGCTACTTGAACGAATGTTGCGTCTTGATCATAATCAAATTTCATATTGTGCTCCTTATAAGCAAATTGTACAATTAAAGTGATATTATAATACTAGATCATCCAAAGAAATGTCTTTCCAGTTCTTGGAAAACAAATCTTCGATATTCTCCACGCAAGAGGTCTTTTCGGACATCGAGTAGGCGTAGATATCTCCATCGTCGTATACATCCACGATCACTAAAACATCTGAATCGCGAACGATTAAGTCTCCGACTTGGTATTCTTCGAAATCGATTTCATGCAGGTTTGGATCCTGGATGCTATCAATAAAGTAAGACCAGCCATTAGGAACTTCGAAAACTTCATCTGCTTGAAGATATTCCGGAGTTCTTACAATTCGACCTTTCTCACCATCAATAACCTTGATAGCTCGGTTATGCCCAGACGCAGAGTGGGTATAATCTCTCCACATTAGCAACCATACAGAGTCGCCGGTACGACGAATTTCTAAAGATTTGTCTAAATCAGCCCAGCGACCATTGTTAGATCCGCGGGCACCGTCAGCTTCATCACTATAACTCATTCGATGCCTCCGAATTAACCGATCAATTTGGCCGAACGCACGGTAAAACGACAATGAGATTTTGGCGTTTCCCAGAAATCCACATAGCTTACTGATACACGATCACCGAAAATCTTCGCTAAACGCTTACCAGCGATATCCGCGAACATCTTACAAAGATTTTCACTAGTAGGAACAAAATTCACTACTACCAAACCTTCTAATTTATCGCGCATAGCTCGTTTCATTTCTTCCGAAGTTTGTGCTTCGCACACCACATCGATATGCGCTGGATGTACATGACCTAAATCATATTCATCCCATTGGATGTTCTCTTTCGAATTGTTGAATAATTCGTCGAACAACGGATCTTCAAAGCCCGCGATGAACTTGTGATCTAAGACATCATCTACTAAAACTTTGATGCATTCCAAGTTTTTGAAGTCGGTGACCATTCCGCGCTCTAAATTTTCCGCTTTTAGACCGATTTTCAAAGTTCCATTGTGCCCATGAAGCCATCTGCATTTCGTGAGGCTGTTCATTGAAAGTTCAGGATCTAATTCTTGAGAGAATACGCGATGACCATAACTGAAATCAAATTGCTTGTCGATCTCGTAAACGCCTTCGATAATGTCGGTAGATTTTGCCATAATTTGTTTCTCCTAATGTTTAATAACGCCACAATCCCAATATTCATACTGTTTGATAAATCTTTGGTGCTTGTGATTTTCAAAATTGTTTGTAAGTTTGCTGCTATCAAATAGCCCGTAATTGAGCGATTGTTCGATAGATTCTATGCCGTTGAACTCAAGAAATTCCGGAGTAATCGAAGCTTTCAACTCATCAATCGACATCAATTTTAAATGATATTTGATCAGATTGCAATAGATTTCTTCAAATTTTTCTTGTTCATGGTCAGTAAACGAGATCATCAAAATTCCATTGTCGTGGAACTTCTTGAACTTATTAAAGTGAAAATCAATTGGTGTGGTATCACCTTTACCCATAGCTTTAGCGTTTACGCTATGATTTTGGAGACCATTGATCTCGATACCTAGACCATTTGGGTAACCTGGAATGTCAATATCCTTAATGTAGAAATCTAACTCATAATAACCGCTATTCTTGCGAACTCCATGCGCGCTTAGAGCATTATGGACAAAGTTTATTCCTAAATCTTCTAGCAATACCTTCACTTTGATTTCAGTCATAAATTCAACTGGTTTGCGAAGTTCTAGAGCAGTTAGATGATCTAAGGCTTGCCCTGGTGAGTAATTCTCTAACAAAAATCTAGTTACTTCATCAACATCTAATTCACCGCGCTCTTTTTGTTCGTAAAATTCCAAAAGTTTCGCGTAACGCGGATCATTACTAGCTTTCGTTTCCAACTGCTTTGCGATAATCTCTTTCGATTGACCGGAATAAGGTGCACCCCAATTAGCAGTCATCGTTTCGCAAAATTTAGCCATTATATCGGGATGATGGAGTGGAGATGTAACTCCCCAATTTTCCATCATAGATTCACGGCACATTTGTTGAATTTCATCCGATTGAAATGGGTAATCAACACCGCGATTCGCTTGGTGAATTGCTTTAATCTTAGCCATCGTATTAGGTTCGAGTAAAGTGGTCTTAACCTTATACCGATCCATTACGGTATCCGTAACCTTCTGCTGAATCTCTGGTGACTGAAATGGCCTACGAACTCTAATATTTTTGAGGTTAGTTTCCGCAATCATTTCTTGAATTTTCGGCGAACCAAGCGGGCTTGTTGCACCTAATTCTTCCAACCATTTAGCTTCCAGTTCATCGCGCAAAGGACCTTTAGCCCAATTATGGCGACAATTATAACGTTCCATCATAGTAGCCTCAGTGGCTTCAATTATTTGATCGTGATAGATCATACGAATATCAGGTACGTTAAAATTATGCTTTCCTGCGTATGTTCTGATCCAAATCATAAAGCTCGCTGATGATTTACCAAACACCGCTGCATACTTTAACGGATAACAATCACCGTTAGCTACTAATTCGAATAAAATCGGAAAACTCTCAGAATCGTAAACCGCGCGATTCTTCGGCTTTTCATCGACTACTTGGTTAGTCTTGAGGCAGAAGAATTTACCAGATTCTAGGCATTAGTTTAAAATTTCCTTACTTAACATAGTATAATCCTAATTTAAATTTAGTATCAAAAATACTATATTATACTACTATCAAAATAAATTCAACTTTTAAAATCTTGAAACTTCGCTTTCAGCGAAAGCTTCAGATAAAAGATCGACCGCATTCGAAGTGCAAAAGCTCACTTCATTGACGTTTAGCATCTCCGTGCAATCTTCAGATAATACTAAGAACAAACCGTAAGGCGAATCGATGAAGTCGCCGACTTTGACATTTTCCGGTTTGATAACCATTAAATCTTCACTATCGATGAAACGTTTAGTGTACGAATCAAAATAATAATCAGACAATTCATCATATACACGCTCTGCTCGATCTAAGATTACGCCATCGCGCATAATGCGAAAGCGTTTGGTATTACACGGATCGTAGCTTAGTGTGCTTTTGTTAACATAAACAATCTGATCTTTCAAATCTTCCGAAGTTGCTACTACGATAGTAACGTTTGAATTTGGTTTAAAATTAGGTTTCATTATATTATCCTTAACGTTTATTTCTTAAAAGCTTTCAAAATACACTGCATGTAGCTGTGAATATTTTTAGCTCCTACTGGGTTTTGCGAATGTACGCTATACGTAAAATTCTCAGGGATAGTAAGTTTACCATCCATTAAAGCTTCCGCGATCCAGTGTAAGAATCTGATTGAAGTATCATCGTAACCAAGATCGTGATCAAAAGAGATTTCTTGTGGAAATCCGTTTTGTTGAACGATATTAATCGCATCCCCGGATTGTCTTGCGACTACCCAATCATCTGTTACTGGAAATCTTAAGTCGTCGATAAAAAGTTTATAACTCATAACTAATTCCTAATATCTTAAATCCACAATCTCTACAAAATCATCTTTTAGACGTTGTTTGTAATAATCCATCAAAATGTTAATTTGTGAATCTTCCAAATCCCGTTGGAAAATTTCTGTTTCTTCATCCGTCTTAATTTTGGTGACCAAAACTCGTTGGAGAATGACTTCATCATTCCAAATTTCCTGTTTTAGCTGAGAAGCTAAGTTTTGAAAATCATGGAGTTCTCCAACGCTACAAACTACCACTTCTCCGAAATCCTCCGGTAAAGCGTTAACTAACTTATCGCGATCTTGTTGATTTCGGAACTTATCAATTACTACGAATTTCATCTTATCGACTCCAAAGTGTTTTGTGTTGATAGATCTCTGCGTTTTCGTGAACATAAACCCAACCAAGATTGCTCAAAGTTAAATCTTCTAAATCTAATAGTTTGTAATCACCGTTATAGGCACCCACGCATAAGTGGAAAACATCTTTCAATTTAACTACATCGCCTACGCGAACATAACCAAGATTAGAAAGTTCTAAATCTTCAGAATCCCAAACGTAGCGCTTATGCGCATATTCTGGATCGTTGATAGAATATTGCTCCCCATCTACTACCATTTTAACGACTTCAGTAGCCGGAACTCTTTCTAATAATGGAGTTGTTGCGGTAAGCATAATATCCATACATAGAAATTTCTTATTCTCGAAAGTGTTGTATAAGCACTCACCTTTGAAGAATACATTGTTAAACCCAACGTAGAAGTCGTTTTGTGGATCGCCGGATCCTCCTTGAACATAAATCTCTACTGGTGTGTTTTTGAAAGTTTGCGAAACTTGTTCGACTTCCGAAAATGATTTTGCTGTTTTAGCCATTTGTTACTCCTATGACTGTTTCTTAATATGGGATGTATTATAATAGAAATTTAAACATAACACAAGCGGAAATCCGCGATAAACCGAAGTTTTTATCTATCGATGCAATAAACAAAACCTCTTAATCTTTCGACTAAGAGGTTTTAAATTTTCGGTTACCGAAACTTAACTAACGAAATTAGCGTTTATGAACTGTGCGTAATACGCTTTCGCGTAATTCTTTATCTTCGAATTTACCACCGAACCATTCCGTAGTTAAGGCGCCATCTTTAGATTGGGAACCACGAAGATATTCACAAGTGTGTTTAGCATTGAAGATACCAACATAAACATCCGGAGTTTGAGCCGCTTCGCTGATTGCGCGATATAACTCTTTTGTTAAATCTTCTTGGATAGTTGGACGTCGCGCAATATGATCCGCCACGCGTTGTAACTTCGAAATGCCAAGAACGAAATCACCTGGAATGTAACTAACGATTGCATAAGCCCCATCGCCGATCAAGGTTCCATAAGGAAGGAAATGATGTGAGCATACCGAACTTAAATCCAGGGACTTGGTTACTGGTAACGGGGTTACAGGGACTAAATTGGTGCCAGGTTCATTTGCTGGGAATGTCGCGATACGCGGAGGTTTAGCATAACGACCACACATCATTTCATTGTCACATTCTAAGCTATCGCCCGTTACCGTCTTAGCCCAACGTTGAGCCGTCCCAATATTTCCTACGGAAAGGTCTTGAACTAGGTTAGAATCTGTACGATCAAATTTTAAGATGTCTAACACTTCTTCCATTTTTAAACCAGCCACCCAACGCATACACAATAGGGTAGGTTCATCGATGGTTTGACCAGATTCAAAAACGTTTCCGCCGGCGGCGAATGGTTTTAAGTCGCGTAACTTCAATAAAGTAGTTAACAAATTCTCATTAGGATATTTCGATTTGAAATAATCTTGAAGATTTTGAAATTGCTCCGATGAAAGTTTAAGATCATTATGAATATAATCTAATACCTCAGCTGCGGTATTAGAGTCAATTTCTTTTAAAGTTTGAATATTAATTGTTGGTTTTGTCATAGAGTTTCCTTCTATTGTTGATACTGCGATTGCAGAGGATACTTGTCTATGAAAAGATTTGAGGTCTGCAAGATCTACACTTGCGCGCGTAAGCGCTAACTGTGTAAATTTGCTTGACGTTAGATCCTTTCGGTTTCTTTTAATCACTTAAGATTACATTGTTTATTATAACACACATAATCTAAATTTCTACTAAAATTGTGATTATTTTTGATTTCCGGATCTGATCGGAAATAAAAAGCCCCGAGTCGCCTCGAAGCTTTAAAGAGTCGCTCGATTGAGCGTAATAGGTCGGAGAACTGCTAGGCCTTATATGAGCTCGATTTGTTATCAAGTCAGGGATATCAGCACTAAAACTCCGCTTATTTTATAGCAGTTTTTACACAGGAGATAAATTGGTCTCGGATGAAGGCTACGATCCCTCGACCTCTGATTCCCAAAACCAGCACTCTACCAGACTGGGCTAATCCGAGTTTAAAATGGTTGCGGGTGCAGGATTTGCACGCTGCGTTCTTCGGATAATGAGTCCGATGAGATACTACTTCTCCAACCCGCATCTGAATTTGGCGTCCCTACGGCGAATTGAACGCCGGTTCCCAGAATGAAAATCTGGTGTCCTAACCACTAGACGATAGGGACTTAATTCTTTAAAAAACTTACAGAGTATTTATTACTTCATCCATTCAGGTAACTGAACAATTCGAAGTTGATGAGCATAATCATCTCCATAATCATCCCACGGATCTGGGACTGTAATGAGATCATACTCTACATAAACCGGCTCTTGCTGTAAGATGGCATCTAATTCATCTAACAGCAACGCATCAGTTTCTCCGAAACCTACCGCTTCCAGCGAATAATTCGAATATTCTAAAAGTTCGCGCAATACTTGAAAATAATCCGAACCTTTGCGGAACCACTTGCCGTACGAGCATTGCTTTAAGAAACCTTCAAATTGATCGGATTTGTATTGCTCTACTGCTCGCTCCGTTGGATAATCCGTTACTTTAATCCAATCCGAGGTATCGTTAACGCGAGCATACATCATGCTATTATCCCACAGGAAATCTACCGGTTTCTTTTCTGTTAACGAACCATAATCGCGGTATTGTTTATCGATTTCCCAGAAGATTGGCTTATCTTGCGAGATTGCAGATTCGCGATTTTCCTGCAAGATGGTAAACGCAATTTCATCCGTGTTGCGGTATAAGTTAACCTTATGCGTAGCATACGGATACATAGCAAATACATCTACTAAACCTCGCAAACTATGCGTATTCGCAAGTTCTGCGAAACGATCGATTACTTCATCTTTTGTAAAATCAGTCACAAATTTGAAAACTTTGTAACCTTCTTCTGTTTGGAAGAGTACACGGTACGTGTAAGTTTCGACGTTGTACATATTTGCTCCTGTGTTTTTGCTGTGTTATTTTCTTAATTTCCGGAATTTATTCTCGGATTCAAAATCTAATTTTAATTTCCGCCATTGGGTAAAAATACTTGAGCCATAAGTACCCTTTAACTTCGCAAATTCCGATATGGTTAAGTCCAATTTTATCCACTCATCATACGCCTTGACGTAATCTATTTTAGGTTTGTTTGTGCAAATACGTGCCGCTCTACATTCCTCACAAAATATAGAAAATGACGATGATTCGCATTCAAACTCTTTACCGCACCCTTTACAAATCCGCATTTCGCGTAAGTTTCTAAGTCTAGGCCTACCGCTTAATACGCGCCCTTTAACAAAGCCTTCTGGGATGTCATCACTAACCTTAAACCTCTTATTGATCTTAAGTTCTGGATGATAATACCAAGTGGTACCATATTGGCTATTACCTTCACCGCGTTGTGCTTCACTCATCATCCTCGCAAAATCAGTTCTAAAATACTCAAACATTCGAGAGTTTTGATATAATCCCCTTTACGACCGGCTTTCATCATATTAAGAGCTCTCAGCATCGGGTAATAGTTTTGAGTTTTACGATGAATTCTACAGAGTAACAAGTGGGCTATGTAGTGTTCGCGTAACGTGAGTTTAACAATATTTTCTTTATCGTTAGAACCACCTAAAGATCTTGGGACAATATGATGCCGTTCGAATTTCCCCGTAGGGGGATTTTCGAGGCGTTTCTTCATTAAATCGTCATAAATCTTTTGATAGTTCATTACATGTTAAAATCGACCATAAATTCTTAACAATCGCAACTAGGAATATGTGTTTCGCTCCTAGGATTTTGCTACTTTACATTGCATGCGTTTCCAAAATGTAACTGGGAGATTCGAACCCCCGATCACCCGCTTGGGTAGCTTTAGGCCGCTAAGACTTAAGTTACATAATAGTTGCGATTATTAAGAATTCTTGGTACCTGAGAAAGGGCTTGAACCTTCACGCTATAAGCATCGGAATCTAAATCCGACGTGCCTACCAATTCCACCACTCAGGCATTTTTAATTTGGCGGACCCTTGCAGATTCATTACCCGATCACCTCTAAGAAGTCTTAACTTCGTTCGTTTTTGGCAAGGCTCGGACATAATGGTTCCTACTGCATCTTCAGCACTAGCTGCTATTCTACTTAAACTAAGAGTCCATTACATATGGAATTCCTAAACTTTAATCAAGGAATGTATTATAATACACTCTAAAACATAAATCAACTATTAATTTCAAATTTTTGAATTTCTTTTGCCCCTACCGCAACGGATGAAATTCTAAGCGTCGATGATACGGTTCATCTAGTACCGGGTTGTATTTGGTTACACAACGCTAAAACCATCTAAGACAAATCCCCTTTCAGTTTTAAGTAGGAAACCTTCTGAAAGATTTGAATGGAAAGTTTGACCTCATATCCAGGAGAGCTGGAGTGTCTAATCTTCTTATAAGAGCGGATACCGAATCTCAAGAAAAGACCTTAAGCACCTCAATCGACTACAGTTACCAGCTTCGCTGTAGTTAGTTTCTTGCTTATCAAAATGGTACCCCAAGTAGAGTATGATTCTACAACCTTCCGATTATGAGTCGGGTGCTCTAACCGATTAAGCTATTGGGGTGTAAATGGTACCCCGGGTAGGACTCTAACCTACAACTATCGCTTTAGAAGAACGATGCTCTATACAATTGAACTACCGGGGCTTTATTCGATTACTCTTCTTCAGCGAATGCTTCAACCGCTGAAATGTATTTGTTTACAATACGCATCGCCGCGCGAAGAATTTGAATTTGCTCCGGATCATCTAACATTTTAGAAGGATCTAAGTATCCGCCAATGAATAAATCGTAATACTCTGCACCTTCTTCAAAACTTGCGCCTTTAGCGCGTTTTTGACCTTCTGCATTTAATTCAAATTTGATTGCGTCCAAGGTTGCTGAGTCTGCTAAGTTGATATTTTCCATTTTAATTCTCCTGTGTTATGATGGAGATCACTATGATCTCCCAATCAACATAATCATTATAGTATCATTTAAAACTAAAATCAACTATTATTTTGAAAATCCAGTACGTTCTTTGCCGTTTTTAGAATTCCATTCAACCACTTTCACGAAAACTTGGAATTCTTCTTCGGTTAATTCTGCATATTGAGTTTTCATATTGGCTTTAATTTCTTCTAACTTGTCACTTAACTCGTTAGTTAAAGTTACTAACTGAGACTTACGAACTTCGTAGAAAGCTTTAGCTTCAACATCCTCTGCGGTTACAGAATCTAACGCGCTATCTACAGCGTCAAGTTCGTCGTAACGACAACCTAATAAGTGTTGAGTTTCAAATAACTCTGCGTTGACGCGCATATTAATAACGCAAAGACTATTGTATGAATCTCTATCGAATTTTAAATAACCACCGTTTGTAGCTAAATCTTGTACTGCTAAGTTGATGTCGTTTAAAGTAATGTTTGTAACGTTCATTGATGTCATAATAAACTCCTTAATTTTCTTTCTAAGAGATCGCTTTAATCTCTCTTACCTTATGTGATGTATTATAATACACCTAAAATCAGAAATCAACTACGTTTTACTAAAATTTTGAAAATTTTTAATCTACTCAATTACTCCACATCCGGAAGAGCTAAGAACTCCTTGAATGGAATTAGTACTAAACCAAACTCTCCAGGTTTCGGTGGTCGGTTGAACGAAACTTCACAGTTTGCGCCTTGCAATTTCATCATTACTAGCACGTCCCGTGCTTGATTTGCATCTTGCAAATTTCGCATTACTACGTAAGTAATCAAAGTATCTCCGACCATCTTTGGTGGCTGGAATAATTTTTCGATTTGGTAACCTTTGCTGAAGGCAATATCTACCGCGTTATCGAATTTGGTTAGTTGTTCGTCTGTAAAATCTAATTTCACTTTTTGTTTGTTGTTCATAATTGTTAATCAGTACTTAATATATTGTTTTGAAAATTAAAGCTTGCGGGTGCTCTTCAAGCACTACACACGTTTGTACTCTACAAAATATCCGGTAATCGGAAGATTAGTATACTCATCCACATCGGAAAATGCGCTGTAAGCGACTCGCTCGAAACCCTCTTGGATGAAGTTATCCGCGGTCCATCCGATATTCGAAATGGTGAACGGATGTTGCGTAAACGCAGTTTCTCCGTTGCGCATGTAGCAAGGACGATGAGTAGTTACATCACAATCAAATTCCGTTACATACCAAGTATCGATATTATCACGGAGTTGTTCAATAATATGAACTCCGCCAATCACAATGATTTCTTCATCGATACAGTCGTTTAGATGATAAAGGTTAGCCCAAATTTCCAATTGTTGATCATTCGCGGCAGCTATGATTTCAAGTTTGTTAGCTAGCGCATTGTTCGTTGTTAAGACAATATTCTTGCGATTTGGTAATAGCTTACCAGTCTCTTCGACCAATGCTCTCGCGGTATTAGCGCCCATCAATACGGTTTTACCTTTAGTAAGTTGTATAAACCAGCGCTTATCCAATTTGGAATTGATTGGTTGATAGTAATTGGTATTCTCCCCGCGGAGACCAATTACGCCGTGTCGATCTGTGCAGTATACTGCAGATAACTTAACCATACGAGTCTCCTACTTTTGAAGATTGTGGGTTTTGTAGAAATCCATTAACTTAACTTCTTCTTGTGCAGTTTTAGCCGCAGGCTCAACTGTAGTTAAGATGTAAGCCGTTGAGATAGCGCTCGCTAAGCAGATTGCGCCGATAATTGTGTAAGTTAATTTTGATAATGTATTCATTTTGATCTCCTGTGATTTAAATTTGCGTTAATTGCTTAACTTATGGGAGGTATTATAAAGCATCTAAAACCAGATGGCAACCCCCTTTTGAAACTTTTTTTAATTTTTTTCATATGTGAGGAGTTTCGGTAACCAAAACTTGAAAGGTTCGTTTTCATTTTTTTTTTCCAAGAATTACACTTTAGTGTAGATTTTGAAGAAATGGATTATAAGAATGAATTGAGTTAATTTTATAATAAAACATCATAATCAAATTTTTTTTTTTTGAACCTTCAAAGTTTTGGTAACCGAAACTTAACATCTTCAAAAAAATTTTTTGCAAAAATAAAACCTCTCAAATCTACGCTTTCGCGTCTAAATGAGAGGTTTTTAAGTTATGAACTACCGCGATTGCGGAGATATTTTAAATTTTACTTACCGGATGAACCGAAACCGTTAGAACCTCGCTGTTGGGATTCCTCATATTTCGCCCATTGCGAAGGATTGAGTTCTTCAAAGAAGATTTGAGGTTTTTTGTGAACTACTACTTGCGCGAAGTATTCGCCTTTGGCGATAGTTACCGGGAATTTGGTATGGTTCATTACTTTGATACCGAGGTCTCCAGTATACGAAGAATCGATGATTCCAATATGGTTCAACAGGGACTTCTTAAATCCAAACGAACTGCGCATATGCACGGTCATATAATACGGTTGGTCTTCCGAGATTGACAATCTTACCCCTACTGGCACCACTGCGTCGTTACCCGGAAGAATCTCTACCGTTTCGACAGCCGCTAAGTCGAAAGCCGCGGAAGTTCCGTTATAAGCACAACGAGGTTCCTTCGCATCCGGGTGATCTTTGATCATTTTGATGGTTACGCGGTCTACCGCTTTGTTGTTTGGATATAATGCTTCATACAAACGCTTAGCCATAGCTAACGCTTCTTCCGCGTCTTCAACTCGTTTAAAGCAAGCTAAATTTTGGAAAGCAAAACCAGCTAGAGTATCCAAAGAATTCGCTTCCAGCGAGCCTGTGCAAACTACTCGATTACCTACTACAAAGTATAATGGATTTTGATCTAATTGGATTTTAGCTTTTTGAAGAAGGTGAATATCTCCAATGTTAATTAGGTTACCTAAGTTTGACGGAAATTCATTTTCATCAAAGAATTTACCGTTTACGGTAAAATTGAAAGTGTTCTTATCGAACTTAACCTCTGGTTCTGGTTTCTCTAAACCAGCTCGGTAAAGAGTTAAAATAGCCGCTAAAGCGACCTGGTGTTGCGGTAACATTTGCATTTAGTTTCTCCTATAAAAAATTAATTAAACAATCCAGCCCATTCGTCAATGACTTCTAAGGCATTCGTCGGGTTAGTTGGTTCCGATTCTTTACGCATCTTTTGATCTAACGCTTTCGCGTTTTCCTTGTCAATTCGATGATGCTCTTCCAAGATTTGTTCAACTTGTTGAACGTTAGTCGCAAAGACATCCCGTAATTCTTTTCGCGCTTCTAATGATTTTGGAATCTCCGGATCTTCGAATCTCATCAGTTCGTAATTTACCCGCATCGGGAAAGTTTCCGTTTTGCCAGTATATCGATTCTTGGTAATCTTACAGATAATATCTCCCTTCTCTTTCATCTCTTCCGTTTGAAGCAAGAACATCAAAAAGTCCGCGGTCATTACGCTACCCATAGAATCCGAAACTAAAGAGTTATCCGCTTCCAGGTTGTTCACTGATCCTCTCGAAAGTTGGCTAGCACTGATTATCGGGACCCCTAGACGCTTCGCGCAGGCGCGAGTTTCTTCCGCTATCGATTTGATGTAGCTATATAACCCCGCCGATGGCGAAATAATGTCGGATTTCATAATACCAACATAGTCCACGAATACAATATCGAAAGATAAGTTCTTTTCGTTTTTAAACGAATCTACTAAATTTTCGAGTTGTAAAGGACTAAAGCTATTTGCTGGATAATCCTTAGACCAGAAGGTTCCGCAACCTTTCAATTTAGCCTCGTTTAACTTTTTGATGAACAAATCTTTGTTGAAATGTCTAGGAACGAAGTCAGCGATTGGCATCTCTAAAGTATTCGAGTGTACTCGCTTCATTACCTCTTCCGCAGACATCTCTAAACTCACTAATAATACATTCTTCCCAGCTTTGATAAACCCGGAAATCAAATCCGTCATCATTAAAGATTTACCAACCCCGGAAGGTGCTAAGATCAAATTCAAAGTTCCTGGTAAGAATCCAGGTCCTAATCTTTCGTTCAACGAATAATGTTGAGTCAAAAGACCTGTCGTTTCTTGAGAATAATAATCGATGACAGCAGTAGCATCGCTAAACTCAATACCTAGATCGCTATCAATGTTAACTTTAGCTCGTTCATCTAAGATTTGCTCTGCTTTTCTTTTAAGATCGTCGTTTTTGGTTAATAAACCTTCACTACCAATCTCCAACGCTTTCAAATACAAAGCATCTTTAACAAACGATAAAGTTTCATCACATAATTTATCAGTATTGTATTTCGAAGTATCCAATTCTCCAATTTGTTGGATTTCTTGGAAAATTCGATTTCTTTGATCTTGATTTTGGGTGTCTTTGATGGACATTTCAAGGTCACCCAAACTCGGGGGTAGAGAGTATTCCTTGTAATGTTTCTTAATAGAATTGAAGATATCTCTTCGCTCTTGCGAAAAGAATTCTGGTTTTAAGATACCCAGAACTTTTGAGAAATACTCTTTATTCGCTGTCAGCGAACCTAAGAGAATTCTCTCAAATTTCTGTTCTGGGGTAATTGCAGTATTCGACATCTAAACTCCTAAATTGTGATGTGAATCTCACCGTTTTTGTAAACAAACAAATCCAAATCTGAAGATCTGTAAAGTTTTTGATCAATCAAATTCAACAAGTCTTCAATTGTAACCGGAATTTGTGCATTCGTCAACCCTCTCAACTCGAAATTATTACGAGAGAAAGGACCTACATAGATTTCAAACTTGTTGGTAATACCAAGATGTTTGAGAAGTGAAGTTTCTAATAAACGTTCGAAACTTTCGCGATCGAAATGATCGAAGTTTGCCGCCTTGGTGCTAAAATTTTTCTCGTAATCCGGACCATTGTAGATTGTGATATCTACTCGAGTATTATACTCGCGATAGCTCATTAAGAATTGATTATCTACCAAAATATCAGATTCCTGGTGTTGTTCGCCGTTGGCGATGTTTTTGATGAATTGAATTGCGTTTTCGTAAACTGGGGATGTTGCAGAGTTCATAATAATCTCCTAATGCTCCTTGTTAATTTACAGATATTATAATCCATCTAAAATTAGAAATCAACCCGGATTGCTTACTTTATTAAGATTATCGTAAGCAAACCATAAGCTCCACCAACACGCTAGGCAACCCAAAATGCCAATAATGGCAGTATGCCAATTGTAGAGTTCTGGGTTACCGGGTTCCTTGAATAACAAGAAGATGTAAAGTTCGGTTAACCCAAAGCAAACCAAAGAAAGCACAAGACTTACGCAAAGCGCCACAGTCCAAAAGATTTTATCTTGTTTCGACGTCATTGATTACTCCTTTAGAGTTGGGGATGCTAGGGATGCTAGGGATGCTGGGGATGCTGGTATCGGTGTTATCCCACTGAAAGAATTCGCCACGATAACTTTGATTGGTAAGATTCTTGCGGAAGTCGATCATACTCCAGACTCCCCATAAGAAGGAACCTACTGCGAATACCGCAAACACAACAAAGATCGCTAGATACGGATCTAATTGAGTAATCCCGTAGACGGGATGCTGTGGTTCATTGCAACCAGTTAAACCAGATACCATAGATGCGAAAGCAGCGGTTTTAAGAATTTTTGACATTTGATTTATCTCCATTTGATTTCAATAATTTTAAATCATCTACAATCGATAAGACTACATCGATCAACCAACCTAATAATAAGACCCCGAACGCAAACATCAAAGCTAGCGTAGCTAGGACCATCATAAGAATAATAGCACTGAATTCAGCAAATAACATAATGTTCTCCCGAAATTTAAAGTATGCACGCGAAATTGGTCTTCGACCATATGTTCGCGATATGGATGTATTATAGTATGTTTATTATAATAAATCAACCTGATTAAAAAAATTTTTTTAAAGTTGTTGAGTTTCGGTGACCGAAACTTCGATATTTCATAATTAAAAAAAAATCTCCACCGAAGTGGAGATCTTTTAAGTTACACTCTTACATCCACGAAATCGCTAGACGGTCTTGAAGGTAAGAAAACTTCCGTACATAAGTTGCTTGAGCCGATATATTCGTTCAACATACTTACTTTGTTTGCGTTGTCCGTATGGAATAAGTAAATGTTGCCAGTTTCCGCTCTCTGCTTACAGAAAGATTTCCAAACTTCGCGAGCTTTGATTTTCTTGGTTGCCGGATCATCTAAGTATTTTTGATAAGCTTTCTCAAACTCTTCCCCGTATAATCCGTAAAGATCTTGGGCTTCGTGAGGGCTTACTAACGCGATTTCTTCATCATTTTCCACTTTACTAATAAAGATATCGTTAACCTTTAACGCATATTTTAGACGACGCGCGCGGTTTTCATCGGTTCCTCCGTTAGATTTTAATACTAGCAAATCTAAAATATCTTGATGATACCACGGATAGTAAATGCAAAGAGCTCCAGGTCTTGTGCCACCCTGATTGAATGCGGTTACTGTTGCTTCAAATAATTTTAAGAATGGAACCGGACCAGAAGTCACCCCATTACTAATCAAGCTTCCGCGAGCGCGGAGTTGTGAAATATCGATAGCCACCCCAGCGATGTTTTTAGACATTACGCCAAGTTTATGGTTAATATCCAAAATACTATCTGTATGATCCCCTACGGTCATCAATACGCAACTTGAGGTCTGTGGGCGGTTAGTCATTGCGTTCACCATAATCGGGGTCGCTAAAGTGAATTTATGCAAGCCGATATTGTCATAGATTCGTTTGCATTCTGCTAATCGAACATCATCCGGTAAATTAGCCGTTAAGAACATCGCTACGCGCATATACGCAATTTGCGGAAGCTCTTTGATTGTACTGATAGATCCGTTAGCTGGATGTTTTACATCTCGTAAATTCAAGCAGTATTTTGAATGGAAGATCACCGCGGCCTTGTAATTGAATTTTAGATCGCGTTCCGGTTTCAAATAATCGTTAAGCTCTTCCACTTCACTTTCGGTGAACGAACCCGGAAAGTTAATGTTTTTAGCTTCTTTAAGAATATTGAGATGGGGGTATTTGCCACGATAATCTTTATTCTTAACCCCCTCCAAATATAGGATACCCGCATAATCTTCGAATTGCGGGCTTGCCGGAGTAATTCGACGGCTGGCTACGCGCTCTAAGGCTGAAATTACTTCGCTAGTTCGCAAAGTAGTGCCAATTTCTTCGAAGAAGTCACCTAGCAAGGTTTTTGCTGCGTCTTCCGGGATCCCGATCTTTTCGAGGAAGCTTAACATTTTATGTTCGTTGAAGTCTTCGATACGTCCATCGCGCTTCATAAATTTGATTTCTTTAATTGTCTTTAACATCTTTTATCTCCTATTATACTGCGCACGCTACACATTCATCTTCTGTTTCAATTTGCTTTTGTTGTTTGCAGTAGTATAAACTCTTAATGCCAAATTTCATCGCGTAAGTATGCAAATCCGTGAACTCTCGTAAGCTATCCACTTTCTTGAAATACAATGTGATACTTTGACCTTGATCCACAAAACATTGACGTACAATCGCGTTAGTTAAAAGGGCTTTTTGATCGCAGTCAAACGCAGATTTGTAGTATAGGTGATTTTGGCGAAGATTTGGAGCCAATGCCGGTAAGTTTTTGGTACCTTCTTCCTTGTAAACTAAATCATGCACCGGCTCGGTAGATTCGGTAGCATTGATAGCTTTACCAGAACTCGCAGTCGGGGCGATCGCCATAACTTGCGCATTTCGGATACCATATTGTTTGATTTCTTTTGCTAGTTCATCCCAACGTTTTAGTTTACCAGAACTAACGAAATTTCTACCGTATTCGGTAAGCTCCCAAGCTTGCGGGAAGTGTTTTAATGACATATGAACTGGAGTAAGACCTTCCGCCCATTTTGTGTTTTTGAATTGCTTAAATGCCCCCAGTTTCTTGGCTCGTAGCATACTGGCTCTATAGAGCTGATAGCTAAGGTTGTCCATTAATTCTGCTTGGAATTCTGCCGCAGCTTTAGTATCAATGGCAATTTGTTGGGATGCTAATAAGTTGGTAAGATTGGTTAACCCAATGCCCATGTATTTGAATTCATCGTTGGTAATTTGACCTTCAGTTACTGGGCAAATACCAAATTCGATAGCTAGATCTAATGCATCTACTGCGCATTGCGCAATTTCTTGCTGTTCTTCTGGAGTCGAGTAATACCATTCATAGATGTTAATACTCGCCAAATTACAGAGAGCCACGTCTCCCGACGTACGCTCTGAATGGATTTTGATTTGATTTTCCATTATGCTACTCCTAAAATTTTAAATGGAAGGTATTTATAATAATAACCGCTATAATAAACGCATCAATTCAAAACAACACGCTAAAGCGTTTAATTGTTTATCTTTTGCGGTTGATTGATAGCTTTGATATTTCGCTAACGCGATGACCCCATTGATCAAGTTTTCTTGTTTGTCTCCAAAGATTAGCTCGATGTGTTCACCAAGATATCCAAATAAGTGATCGCAAGATCTTAAACCGTATACTAAAGTTCTTACTTTGTTGATGTCTTTTTGCTTCATCAAAATCATCAATTCATCGAGTTTGTTGGAATCCCCAACATAAGAATATTCGAACACTTTAGTTCCATCTTCTTTGGTATGCAATCCTGCTCCAAGAGCTCCAATCATTGAACGAATTTTAGGGAAGTTAGATTTGATTACTTTAAGAAGATCATCTCTTTCATACTGGACATTTTCCGCGCCTAAAATATACTCTAAGCGATTAAGAATTGGTTTGGCGATTTGAGCTGGGCCAAAGCTATTAAAATCGTAAACCTCTAAACGATCCAATAAAGGTTCAATGATGTTCTCTTTGAAGTTTCCGGTAAAGATGAATCGGGTTGTTGGAAAGCTATCGATAAATCCACGGAAAGCCGCCTGACCTTCTTTTGAGAATCCATCAAACTCATCCATTACTACAATTTTTACGCAATCGCGTAAAGCTGTTTGGCTAGCAAATTGTTGGATTCTTGTTCGCAGAACATCAATACCACGCTCCAAAGAAGCATTGATCCAAAGAGCTTCGGCGTTAAGTTCGCGCATTAAAACTTTGGCTAAGCTCGATTTACCGGTACCCGGTAATCTTGAGAATAATCCAAGATGAGGTAAATTCTTGCCACCGTTTTGAATATAAACTCTTAATTTATCTTTGATGTAATCCGGTAAGATCATTTCATCTAAAGTTTTAGGTCTGTATTTTTCATACCATACGGAACTATGAAACAGCGAATCATAACCATCTTTTGGTTTCGCTGTTAGCTCGTCATCTAATTCATCCCACATTTGTTACTCCTAATGCTATTGTGCTATTGTGCTAATAATTTAGTTAGATTGTTATTATAATACATCCAACTTTAATTTACAAGGGTTGCAAGCAATAAAAATCTCCGCAGATGCGGAGATCTTTAATATTATGAAGGGTTAAAGTTTTGGTCGCCAAAACACCTAAAGAGATTCCACTAAAGTGTATTCAGATAGTAGTTGAGTCTCAAGCTCCGAAGATTCCAATAATTTGAAGTCGCTGGGATCTACATCATCCGGGTCGACGAATTTCGCGCTTATGCGTTCTTTTTCGATGCTGACCTGAATATTACCACCTTTAGTGCGCACAATAGCGAAGGTATTATCGAATTTTAACCAGATTGCTTTTGAGTTCAGCGAGATAATCACTTCTTGGATTTTTGGCGGGCGTTTAGCATCTTCAAAGTGCTCGCGCACAAACTGATCATTAGCTAAGTACCAAATACTAGAATCCGGAATTAAGCCTGCGGCTAAAGCTACGGTTTGTTCAACATGTTCCTTACCTTTGGATTCAATCCAACCCAAAGCTCGTTTTTGAATAGTAGCATCATCAGTTGCTTTACCATATTCATAGCTTAGTTTAACCGGGATACCCGCAATACTTCCTTTCTTCGCGATAGCACGAATACTAATATTAGAGATATCAGTAGGGATCTCAGTAGCAATACCACGAGAGCCTTTGATAGAGTCTACTTTTTGTTTTACGCTAACAGGGATGATTTCACCTTGTTTAACTAAACTATTAAACTTCTCGTTAAACTCCGCAATGTTCCCCTCTACCTGAAATTGACCAAAATCAAAAGATTTACGGACAAATAACAAATCCGCCGGATTCCATTTATCTCCTTGAACTTTACCATAGTCTAAACTTAATAGCGCTGCCGCTTTAGCTTTTAGTTTATCCCAAACTTGCTTGTTGATTACCACGTAGTTGTCAATGTTACCGGAGATTGGGGTACCGGATCGGATATTCTTGCCGATTCGAATAAATGTGTCGCCGTAGCTTTCGTCATCCGCCACGGCATCGATAATTTTGTAAACTTGATCTCTGGAGACCCCTTGACAGCGCTTAACTAAGCTCTCTAAATTTTTAGGGTCGTTGATCAAATCGGAGAACTCTTTATAGTTCGCTACATCCACTAAAGTGGCGACCGCAACTAATGCTTCCATATTCTCTGCGGCTTGGCCGGATTTACGACCTCGAGGGCGCTCAATCTTGTTAAATGCGACCGGGGTATCATTAATCAAAACTTGCACATTAGCGCGGAAAGGATTGGTACCTTGCTTAGCCCCTAAAAGCTCTTTTGCATGTTCCCAAGTTTTAGTATCGTTAACCAGAACGCGAGTACCATTAAAAAGGAAAACCGCGTTTGGGTGGTCCTGTTTGAATTCCTCATATCGGATTTGTCCGCGATACGCGGTAGAGTTCCAGTTGGTAGAATTTGACCAATTTGCCATTGTTTATTCCTTATAAATCCACTAAATTATGTAGGTTAGTTGACCACATTTGTTGAATAGTAGTCTTCTCCGTTTCTTTAATTTCTTGTTTAGTTTGCTTGATCTTCGCTTCCAGCGATTGAACTTCTTCTTTGACCATTTTACCCATCGGAATTCTATGGAGATAACCAAAGCCTTCTTGCGAATCGTTTGGATCCTGAAAGAGTTCGTTTTGCTTGAATAATTTATTCAAATCGGAAGCCTTTAATTTTTTGAAGTCGATTTTATTATTAATCACTTCTAATATTAACCACAAGATCGATTGATCTTTGGACATTTTGGTCTTCAAATTCTCCAAGATCAGTGCCTTGCGTTTTTCGATATAGCTAAGTTTGATATCTACGTATCGTTTTAGAATATCGAATGGAGTTTCCGCTTCGAAAATCTTATTGTTTTCATCCATACACGTAAAGTTTTCGGTTACCGAAGTTTGCAATTTGAATAATTTGATAACTTGTTCTTTGGTTAGAGTCGTTTTCTTATCAAACGTTACTACAAATTTGAAGTTATCTCCTTCGGAGCAATCTTCATATTTTTTGAATTTTTTATCATCATCTAATTTATCTAATACCTGTAGGTAAGATCTTAAATCACTACCATAAGGAATATCCAACAAGGTGACCACGTTCTTGTCGATGGTAAAGTTTGCGGTGAATAACCATTTGAAAGCTTGTGGATTCTCCGGATCAAGATTCGCGCGTTCAACTGTACCGTTGAAGTTTCCAACAAAAGGTTTAACTTTGTTGACCAACTCTAAAGCTTTATAATCGCCAGACTCTAAGAAAACTTCGATACATTTGATAATGGAATCTACTGGGCGGGCTAGGATATTTTGAGCAAAGCCAGAACTTACCCCTTTACTTCCGTTTACGAGAAGAATGGGGAGTTCTGGGGTAAAGTACATTGGCTCGATTTTAGTGCCTTCGAATGTTTGACCTACTAATAAAGATTTGTCGATATCTAGGAAGATTTCGCGTAAGCGATTATTCCCCGCCGCGAAGATATAACGGCTAGCAGAGGCTTCCGGAATAGCTCGAGTACCAAAGTTACCTTTGCGTTTTAATAAGGGGATTTGGTTCGTAGTTAAGTAATCTTGACCTAAAGTCTCTACTACTCCATCTAAGCTCCCGTGAAGATAATCCGCATATTCTGCGGCTTTGGAAGATAATTGGGAAACTTTAGTAAGCTCAGTAATCTTTTTGTCTAGGACGGTGTAGATAACTTTACGACTTGCATTCTTTAGTCCATCGACTAAACTGGCAATTTTTCGTAAGTTATCGTAACTTGCCTGATTTACATAATCCTGCTCGAAGAAGCGAACTGCGTTAATTTCGGATTTTTGGCTCATCCATCTCTCCTAATAAATAAATGTATTGTGTATTATAATAATAACAAAAGAAATATCTCGTCAATTCGCTCCTAAATTGATGAGACCTTCAAGAGGATCGAGTGCTCCTATCGATCCTCTTTTTTTTACCTTTGAAGTATTATATTATACCTTTATGAAGAAATCAACCCTTAGATACTCGCGATGCTAAAGTCGTTCGCTAATATCATATCTTTACGCTTTTGACTATCGTCACCTAGCCAAGCATCTAACATTTCCGCGAAACGCGGATCTTCTAAACTTACCGGTTTTAGAATAGATTCTAAACCATCTGCTTTAATCACTGCCTCGATATCTTGAGGATCTAGCGTACCGAGACCTTTGAAGTACATTAAAGATTCGCCAGCTTTGATATCTACAGAGCCTTCGATATCGAAAGACCAACGTACTAGTTTACCATCTTTCATAGCCCCCTTAACTGGAGTTTGCAAGAAATATACGCGATCGCGTAGTTCTGGGAGAAACTGGGTTATAAAGCCTAACAAGAGACCACGGATATGGAAGCCGTCCAAATCTTGATCCGAGCTGATTACAATCTTCTTAAAATCATTTTGATGGATAATAGCTAACAATTCGCTAAGCTCTTTGTTTGCGGCGACTTTTTGGGCACTCGATTTATACGCGTTTAAGGGTTTCCCTTTTAATGCGTAGTATGCGATTCCTTTGCGCCCTAAAGCTGGAACCAAACCGCCCATCGCGGAGTCCCCTTCTACTAACATCAAAATGTCTCGAGAACCTTGAGCATCTAAGAACTTATCAGATTTGATTTTAGTCTTTTTAGCATCTTTGATCGCTTTCTTCTCTACGCGGAGCTCACGTGCTTGCGTAGTCGCTTTGATAAAATCCTTAATCTGTTTTGATTTCTTAACTTTTTGAACTAACGGATTTAGGTCACCAAGATATTCTCTGGTCTCTTTTGTTGAGTTGGTAATCTTCTCTTTAGTTTGAGAATTGAATCGTAGGTTCTTCCAGCCTCTTCCAATAAAGACAATCTGTAAAGTATTCAACACATCAGCCCGAGTACAGTTAAGACCTTTTGTCTCCGACAATTCTTTAACAATTTCTTGCAAGATAAGATCGATATGACTACCACCATCAGGGGTATTCAAACCGTTTACTACACTAAAATGACTAGTTTTTTCGCTGTTAGCGATGACTAGTACTTGATAGTTATCTGTAGAATGCTCCACATATGGAGTCTCTTCTGTGGTGAATAAACTCGCGATTTTCTTTGGAGTTTTGATTCGTTTGCCATCAAAGTAAAATTTGATATCCGGATAAGTTAATGATAATACTACTAATCTAGTACGAATTGCATCTTTTACATCTTCGCTGATTTCAGCCAAGCTGAATTTTGCGAGATCTGGCCAGAATGTGATGTTAGTACCGGGTTCCGACTTTTTATAATCAATATTACAACTATGCAATAAAGCGTTATCGCGCCATTCTACTTTAGTAGTAGTATCTTGAGTTTTGGTGACACAAACAAATCGTTTACTAAAACAGTTAGTAGCAAATGCCCCAACTCCGTTGGTGCCCATTTGACCTAAGTTATCTTCATCATTGAAGTTACTGCCAGCTCGAGCATTACCCAAAGCGATCACTACTGGGAGATCCTCGAAGACTTCGCGTTTCGATGTTCCACCATTCATTGCCAATTTCTTGAATTTTTCTGGCATAGGGAAACCGGTAGAGTCGTCTTGCACTTCTACTTTATCTTCAGAAAGTTTTACTTTGATAGTAGAACCTTTGCCGGTTTTGATAATAACGTCGACGGAGTTATCGATGACTTCGTTGATGATTTTGATTAATCCTGGTGCATACGTTAATTGCTTAGTTTGAAGTTTTGGTTCCTCAAACACATTTTCAAAGATAGCCGTTTCGTGTTGTTCGTTGCTGACAGAACCAATGTACATGCTTGGACGATGGACAATATGTTCTCTGTCGCTTAGCTTCTTAATCTCAAATTTTTCTTTAGACATTATGATCTCCCAATCTCCTATTGAATTTTGATGTATTATAATATAACTAAAATTAAAAATCAACCATCAAAGTTTCGGTCACCAAAACTTTAACATTTCAAAAAAAAAAAATCTCCGCGATTGCGGAGATCTTTTAAATTAAACATTAACTACAAACTTCGTACCAAATTCACTTTCCAAGTAATTTTGGAATGCTTCTCCTACTGATTTTGCAGTGGGTTCCGGTGCGTTCATCGATAAAGTGTCGATCTTAAGAAGTTTAAGCTCTTCCACTTCCATTGTTTCCGCTTCTTTGATCTTCTCCGCGTAACGCGGGATCTCTAAGAAACGAACTTGATCGTCTTTGACTAAACGTTTAAGTTTATTAACCGTCTTGGTGTCGTAGATTTCTTTCGTTTCTACTGGCGTTTTAAGAACTATCTTATTTCCGGAATCCTTCTTAATTCCGCTTACTGAACAAGTCGAACAAACTTCGAAATTATCCGGTTTAGCAATAGAAAGCGAAGTATAAAGAATAGCCTTTTCAATTACGCTATCACAGCAAAGGTACAAAATCATACGAAATCCTCCTGCGATAATTCTAAGCCTTCGGCTAATTTCTTAAATGCTTTGATGTTTTGGATCGCTAAAGTCGGATTAATCTTGGCAATCTGGGCAAATCCTAAATCACCCACGATTTCCGTTTCTGCACGATCTAAGCGGATACCGCTAGCGGCTTGCATAATTGGAGAAATGGAGATCACGTAGTCCACTTTAATGGTATCATTTTCGATATCATAGAATAGCTTTTCATTAGTTTCGCGTTTACTAGAATCTAACAAAGCAATCTTAGCATCGAAAAGTCCTCTTTGTAAACCATTCAACTTTTTGATTACGCTATAATGTTCTGGGTTAAAGAACACGATAGCTCTATCGTTTCCAACTCGATCAACGAACTCTAACGCACCTTTAAATGCGCTGGTTGTGTTACAAGGTTGGCCACCAAAGGCGACTTTATCAAAAATGGAAGCGAATTTCAAGTCGATATTAACCGGAATGAATTGACCATAACATTTCAAATATTTTAACCAGAAATATTGATCTTCGGGATCTTGCACGTTGGCAAAATCTACGAAAACTTCTCTCTCACTATCGCTTTTGCTTGCTTTACGGATTTGATTTTCACAAGCTGTCAAATAATCGAGGTAGCTAAACAAGCTAGCATCAAAATAATCTACATCCTGTAATGGTTCTACAGATTCCACTAAAGATGTAGGAGTTTTGAAACCTAGTTTGAACTTACGGGTTTGCGGGTCTTGCATATCAAAACTCCTTAGGTATTACACTGCCGTGTGAGCTGTTGGGATAACGATAGTGGCTTCTTCGCTTTGAAGGATTGCACGGAACGTGCTAGCTTTCTCGGAGAATACTAAACTTAGGTTAAATTCGTTACCTAATTTACCAAAGAAACTTGCATCTACTACCACTGAACAATCTTTTGAAGATTCCCCTTGGATTTTGAATTTGTATGAGTTTGATGATGACATCAAAACATCCACATCTTTCACGATGAATTCAATTTCCCCGTTACGAGAATGAATAACCACTTTAGAATTCGCAATTGCCGCTGACGCGGTTTTAATGCGATTGATGGTGTCTTTAGTGATTGTCGCGTTCAGGGTTGGATTTACCGCTAAAGTTTGAGTTACTGCGCGTTCGATGTCGATATCTTGAAGATTTTGAATTAATCGGATATCCGAAGTCACGAATTTCGCATCACCAGTAACATCTTTGATTTTTAACGTAGCGTCATCCAAAGCAATTTCCGGTTCTTCGAATAACGAGATGACGCGTTGGAAGTTCGAAATGTTGTCGTAGAAACCTACATCTTTCGCATCCGGGGTTTCTGATTCTACCATACCGAAAAATGTTTTTGATGCATCCGTAAAGTAAGTTTTTCCATCCTTTACGATTGCCGTTTCTGTAAAACGTCCAATAACGTTCAATGAATCTAAAAATTTCAATTTGTACTCCTATAAAAATAATACTGTTGAATATTATAATAATACCATTACTATAAAAATTCTACCAATTCTGCTAATAAAGTTTTAATTTGTTAACGTTTAAACGCTTCTTCGAAGATTTTATCGAAGTCTGGTACATCCGGTTTGTTAGGTTTTTGGAATTCACCAGGAATTGGAACACCCTGCTTGCGCAGAGATTCCAAGATTTGTTCACCTAACTTTTGGGATTCTGATATGCGTTCGGTTTGTTCCATAATTTGCTCCTATTGCTTTACTATATCTGAAAATTATACGCTTGGCGCGTAAAATTTTCAACTTAATTGCTAGCTTTATTGCCTTCTCTCGCGTTCTTAAGATTTTGAACCGCTTGATCGATCAGCCCAGATTGGATCTCCCGCTCAAACGGTAACATAGAATCTACGTCCAATTTGGTGAATCCGTTAATGACTAACTTGTGGTAAACTTGGTACATCGCCGCGATAGAATGCGTGCTCAAAGATTTTAATACAAACTGACGATCTACGTTAACCAAATTCTCAAAGTCACATAAAATGCATCGGCTAGTTAAAGTATGTTTAAATTTTGGAAATCTCGCTTTCAGCGATAGAGTCAAATCCTTAACATCTTCCATATTTTTGAGATCTGGTCTCTGCTCAAAATAATCGAACACTTCCGACATTTTGATTTCTTCGAGTTCTAGAGACTTTAGGTCACCTAAATCCTTAAGTTTAGCATCTCGGAATCTTTCGATCTTATCAAACAAGATAAAGTCTAACATATCTTCCAACATAATGACGGATTCGGTTACCCGATTGCATTTTGGGCATTTGTATTTTAGATGGCAATCCCCACCATTTGAAATCTCGCGAACTTTAAGCAGGCAAGCTAATTTCAAATCTTCCGGGAGATTTTCCGGTACCCCATACAACTTGCAAATATGCGTAAACGCAATATCTTCATCTTCTTGGATAGCTTGAGCTTCTAACGCGGCTTTCTCAATTTGAGAAGAGATAGGAGAAAGCTTAATGCTTTCCCCGGTAGCTAATATTTTGAAGTCAATTTCTAAACTTAAAGTCGGGTTCTCCAAAATTCTTCCTCCTCGGTGAGCTTATGAGAAGTGACGTTTACCGTTGCCCATTTTTCTGAGACGAAAGTATCGGTGGATTCCTCATCCTTGGTTAACTCTGTTACCTCGATCGTGCAAGGAGTTTGCGATTTCGCAAAGTTTGCATCCAGCCCGAACGTTACGGCATAGAACATATCAACCAATTGATAGACTCGCTCTTTGAGTTTCGCAATATCTTCAAATTTTGCCAAATTATCTTCCAGATATTTTTGCAATTTTTGATTTAAGGTATGTTCCTCTATAACAGTATTCACCTTAAAGACTCTAGGTTCTACAATCTTAACGTTTTTGATCTTATCCGGGTAACCAAGATTACGATCGGCAAATTCTCGGATTTCTCGTAGGATTGCGGTTGACGCATCTACTACAAGCTCTTCCTCGGTTAGCTTATGATCTACCTGATATCGATAAACTACAAACTCTGCCAGTTCTTGCAAACTCATTCCTCTGAATTTGGCAAAGTTTTGCATAAGTTGGGTTAGAGTAAATCTTAACAAATCCGGAGTGATTTCTACGTAATCTTTAACTAACGGGAATTGGATATCCTCTCCATACCCCCTCATATCGTTAGGTCTTACTAACAGAGTTAAGGACATAGAATCATCGGTTTTCTCCGAATATTGGCGAAAGTCAGTAATCGGGTAGAACACCGCTTCTCCGGTTTCATTCGGGAGAATGATATAGTCGCGCTCTTGATGGACTCCAAATTCACTAGTATATGATTCGAAGAATTCGCGATCGCCAGAACCTTTACCGTTTAGTAATAATTGCGAACCCGCAAAGAGTTCATTGTATTCAATTCCTAACGGAGTTGGGGTGATGTTGTCTAATCTCGCAACAATGACGGTTTTGGTAAACGCCAAACAAGCCAGCTCATTCTTAGGATCGAAACATACTAATTTTTGATAGCTCGGAACCGGTTTGAAATATTCCAACTGATCTTTAACAAAAAGATTTTTGACATCGTAGATCTTAGGTTGATGGCGTTCATTATACAAACGATAGCGATCATACAGCAAAGGTACTAAGGCGCTCAAATCTTGGGTATCCCAAAGACTGAGAATACTTAGATCATTTTGACGCTGATCAATTACTTTGTTGATAAAGTCTACTACCGTGCTTGCCAACATATAAGTATTCGAACCTTTGTTAGTTTGGAAGCCTTTTAGGTTTAGCATTCCAAGCAAAGTCTCCAAGTCCTTTTGTTGAGACTTTTGCTTGTCTTTGATTTTGATATTATCTCTATACGAAGCCATTAGAGGTCTCCTAACATCATCTCTTTCGGGATTTCCGGTTTTGGAACCTCAATTACGGTAGCTTTGCCTTTAGCGTTAGTTCCTTTTACTGCTTTTGGAATTGGATTATTGTCTGCAAATTTTATCGTAAACGATACTTCTTGCACACCCGAAAGCTTGAGTTGTTCGATAAGATCGGTAATGTTTAAATTCATTTGATACTCCTTCTACTACTTCTACTACTATTAAAGTTTATGTTATTATATATATTAGTATTATACCAAATACCACTTTTATTTTTGAAATGTTGGAGTTTCGGTAACCGAAACTTTGAACCTCTTAAAAAAAATTTTTTAACGAATTTTATAATATAAATATGTAAATCATTCTATACAATTATTCATTAAAACCTAACGAGTATTCGAGGAGTTCAAGTTGGGATTATTTCAAAAGTTATTCGGCTTAAAAGAGCCGACAGATTTCGCAAAGGCGGGTACCGACAAACCCGCGGAAGATTCGCTTAACGAAGATTTTACCGGTTCGTTAGGCGGCAGTATGCCAGGTTTTGGTTACGATTCTACCGTAGGTTTTCAAGGCAATCCAAGTTTCGGGTTGGGTGGAGCTATTGGTGGTGAAGGCAACTTTATCGGAGATAGTTTCTGGGATGTTGGTGGCGTCTTTACTCGCGCTTACGGCAATCCAGGTTTGCAAGAAGTTGAGAAATCTTACATTATGCACCAACGCGCTATTTCGTTATACCCGGAAGTAGCAATTGGTATTGAAGAGATCATGCGCGATCTTTTCCTTAAAGATGATCCATTAGTATTAGAGACTGAAGGCGAAGATGATAAACAATTCGAAATGGTTAACGAAATCTTCAATGAGTTCAAAAAGAAACCTTTCGTGGTGATTAACGGTATAAAAACTCCAGATGCTTTGATTACTTTCAACTTCTTAAAACAAGCGTATATTGATGGTCGTATGTGCGTATTGAGCTTAGCAATCGACGCCAACAAATTCGTAGGTAAAGAAAAAGCTAATGCTAAAAATATGCATGGGATGTCCGGAACCTTGTTGAACGAATCTATGGTACATTGGAAATCAAAAACTGCGTTTATCAACCCAGATCGTATCACTGAAAAGGATGTGGAATATTTGATCGAATCGGCAAACGATTTCTACGAACCACTTTCGGTTACCAAAGACGGCGCCAAAACTCGATTTGATAAGAAAACTGGTAAAGCCATCCGCGATCCAAAAGGCTTAAGTGATGGGGAATCATATGAGAACCAAGATAATTCAAACAAAATCCGAGTATTCATCCCAATCGATCCTTTAAAAGTAGTTGAACAAGATGGGGTTACCTACTATCAAGCAGGTCGTTCAAATAAAATGGAACTTAAACCAGAACAAGTCATCCAAAGTGACTTTGGTCTTTTTGATGTTACTGGGGCGCGCCACGGTTTCTTATTGTATGCATTCAAATATGCAAACCAATTGCAAGCTCTGCAAGATATGCTGATCCCGATGCGTTTTAGACGTTCGGTGGCTCGACGAGTATTCAATGTGGATATTTCAAATCTTCCACAAAATCGCGCCTTGGCCTATATGCAAGATCTTCAAACGAAGTTTAAGTATAAGAAACGTTATGATGCGACTAGCGGTAAGATCGTAAGCACAAATAACGAACCTACCGGAATCGTAGAAGATTATTGGTTTGCTAACCGCTCTGGAAGTAAAGGTACAACCGTAGAGACCATCGATGAGGCGGGTAACTTCCAAGATAGCTTGGATGATATCATGTACTTTAATAAGAAACTCTATCAAAGTATGTTTATCCCGTTGCGCCGAATTTTCGAAAGCGAAGCGAGCTACGATTACACCGCAAACTCCATCGAAGTGGATGAACTGAGATTCGTTAACTTCTTAGATCGCGTAAGATTCGTTTATTCGAATGTTTTCACGGAGATGTTCCGTCAAATTCTACGAGATAAACAGGTTCCGGAAGATTACATCTTGGATACTTACATCTCGTTGAACTACGAAGCTTGGTATGAGAAAGCTAAAGTCAAAGAAGACTTTGAGAAAGCATTAGATCTTTACGAAACGGCAAAACCTCTAATCGGTAAATTGTTCAGTGCAGAGACCGTAATTGATCGAGTATTCGATATGTCTGCTAGTGATGTTCAAGATGAGTTTGATAAGATCAAGCAGGAAATCGATGAAGGTAATACTTACTATCCGATTTATCAAGCTAACAAAGAACAAGATGATGAATATTAACATTAATTAAAGTTATAATATAAAACAATCTCCGATTTATCGCTAACGTCACCTACGGTGTACAACGCGAAATTTTGGAGATTTTTTTTTTTTTTTTTTGAACCTTCAGAGTTTCGGTCACCGAAACTCAACAACTCCAAAAAAAATCTCGAAATAATCGAATTCTACACTTTAGTGTAATGATCGAGGTTTTCGATTTTCAATTAAAGGGTTTTATTATAATAAACTAAACATCATTCATCAATTCATCCGCTAACGCGGAAAAATTTTTTGAAAATGAACCTTCAAAGTTTTGGTTACCGAAACTCTAACGTTTCAAAAATAAAAAAAAAAATCTCTCACTATGGAGAGATTTTAATTATATTACTTTTCTTATTAACGTCTTAAATCTTCGCGTTGCATTACCGTTGCAATACTTTCGAAACCGGTGTTGGTTACGCGTAAGCGAATGTACTCAGCAACCCCAGTAGGAAGAATGTAAACGTCTACAATCAATTCATTATTCGCCATAGTTTCTGGTGAGTTGTTGCGATCACTACAATCTACATAGAAATCTTGTAAACCGCCTTCCGCTTTGAATGAGTTCAACATTGGAGAAAGCGAACTTACTACACCTTGCATTACGTAATGATTGATATTTTCCATCACGAATTGACGCAATACAGAAGAAGCATTTTGGACAATCGCGTTAGTCATCGAGCGAACGTGCCAGCTAATGAATGGATCTTCCATTTCCGCTAAAGTGCGGTTACCCCAAACTACGTTTCCTACCCCATTCATAGCAACAATTGGATTGATGTTGTGGCTGTATAAGATATCGCGATGAGCTTGCGAAGGATTGAAGATTAGGCGAACGCCTGGTTTCAATACACCGCGACGAACACCCGCAGAAGCTTTATGAGCTCCGTGTTTATCGTTAGTTTCACAACGAATACCAGCTAGGTCACCGGCTACGTTAATTAAACGATGTTTATTGTTGTAAGTATCATAAGTAGCAAGATAGTTACCACCAATAACCGCGTTATCATATTTCAATACCATAGCATTTACAGTTTGCGCGGAATTACCACAACAAGCTGAACCGTCTACAATATGCATACTTTCACGCCAATCGACCATCGCATCGATCATATGAATTGGATTTTTGCTAGCAAATAAGTTGTAAGGAGCCCCAACAATTGCGGTTACCGTTCCACGGGCTCTTGCAAGATTTACCGCGCTTAAACCTTCATCCATTTCATTAGCAATAACCACATCAAATTTGTAGGTATCTTGATCTTCGAAAACTTTATAAGCGTTCTCAATATCGGTCACCGAAACTTCAGCATCTAATCCACCTAAAAGTTGTAATGGACGATTGATATCTCTTGCGCTAAACGCAGTAGACCATAAGGTACCAATACCACGACGAGCAAAGATGTAATTAGATTTTAAGTTAATTTCATCTACGATGAAGTTTCCTTTACCTGAACGATTTTCAGTACCTACGAATTGTTCAACAACTTGACCATCTAAAGCAACTAAAACCCCTACGTTTCCAGCGGTAACTGGTTGACGGAAAGCTTGGTCTACCACTACGCCATCAAACGCCAATTTTGCTGAAGTTAAATCCGCAGCGGAGTAGTTAACTTTGAAATCTTCCGGTTTTACGATAGCGATTTGAACACTGTTACCCCAAGAACCGGGAGATCTTGCCCAGAAACTCATTGGAGAGTTAACATCATTCCAAGCGTATGAATCACTGTAAAGATCGAAGGCATCAGGAGATTCGATGAACGCTTCATTAGCTACAGTACCTACCGGATCTGAAGTTGGAGTGGAATTGAATTTTGATAGGGTTGGCATTTCCACTGATGCGTTAGTGGCACCAGATAAGCGCATTAATTGATCATCTTTGAAAACGTCAAATTTTAATTTTGGAACAAATACGAAATTGTCTACATCTAAAACGGTATAGATGGCTCCATTGTTCGCGTTGTCACCAGAAATGGTAAAACGATCAAATTTTTTGAAAACTTTCTTGATACGATCAATGTCACCTTTCTTGAAGCCGAAAGGATTTTTGCCTGCTAGTTCGAATGATTTGATAGAAACATCGACAGTTACATCCACATCCACGCCAACGTCGGCACAAGCATCGAAAGTATGATCTAAGTTTGCTGCACGAGAAATGAAGATACCTGGATGGTATTCTAAGAATCGGGCAACTTGGAAGAAATCGTTATAGTTGAGATCGTTCGGGGTACCGAAATGGGTCTCAAGTTCACGAATGTCGGTGATCGGTAGAGCATAACCTACCGGACCTTTGCTAAATTTACCAGCGAATGCGGCGCGGATAGCAGAAGGGTTACGTCTTGCAAAACGTAACGCTCTTTCTTCCCCGTAAACGCCTGGAGATTTATATGCCATTGTTTTAACCTCTTTTTGTACGTACTTTTGAGAAATTGTTAATAAAGTTATTAATATTTATAAGTAACGTTAATAAAAGAGGTTTGAAAATCTCCGCTAACTTCGAAGACCCTTCATAAACTCCGCGGTAGCGCGATCCGCTTTGAGCTGATAGATTCGTTCTAAAATAATATCATGTGTCATTACTTTCGGTAACCGATCTTTCTCAATCATCGAAAGCAATCCGGATTTTTGAAGAAGTTCAAATTCTTTTTGATAGTCTTCCGGTGTAATAGTCTTATCCACCGCGTTAAACTCTTCTTCGGTTACCCGACCATTCATCATCGCGATTTCTAATCGAGTTTTACCTCGTTTGGCCAAAGCTTGTTGTTTGCGTTGTTCTTTAGCTTCTTCTTTTTGGATGATCTTTTGTTGTTTCTTCATTTCGCGTTCCTTAATCTTTTCCTGTTGTTTGCGTTCACGCAAGATCGCTCGTTTTACTCGAGTAAACACAATCTTATCTTCGAATAAACATAAAGAACTTAGCAATCTTAGCTCACCAGAAATTTCACAGCGATAATACATCGCCATTCTTAAACGCATTACGCGATTGCGTAGTTCTTTATAGGCATTCGGGAATTGTTCAGGATCGGTATGTTCTAATTGTTGCACCACATCAAAATAGTATAATACCGTTTCGCGGTCGCATACTAAAATTGGAACCGCTTGCCCATCAATGTGTAAGAAATCCGGTGTTACATTAAAATTCATACTTTACCTCATTATGCCCAGGACACAACATCACCGTTTACGGTAAGACCGTAAGCTTCTAATTCTTCGCGAATAATGATTCCATTAGGGATGAAGATAGAGAACTCCCCGCGGTTCGCGGCTTGTTCTATAACTTCAAGAGCGTATTGAACTTTAGCTTTAGTCGCGATTTGTTTCATTCGCTCTTTGAAAGAGGCATCCGGTTCCGCGGTTGTCTGCATTTGTTTTACCAATTCAAGCAATTTAGATTTAGCTTCTTTTTGATCTTCTGGTTTCGTATTTTGGATAGTGCGGGCGTTATTATTGATGCGTACAGGCATCATTTCGCACATAAACACTTCATCTTCGTGGATAAGTACCTCATAAACGTGGCGGTCTACTGCGCACCAAGCAAATTCGAAATTATCTTCGTAGAAGCAACTTCCTACAATAATACGATCTGTTACACGTTTGATCAATTTTACCTTACAAGAAGCGTCACCGTAGGTGCAGTTTTCTAAAACTTTAAATTGATTGCCATCCTGGTCTTCCCAGACATCCCCTTTGAAGTAACGGACTTCTTTGAATTGTTTAACGGCTTGTGGTTCGAAAAGAGCTAGGTCATCCGTAGTAAGAACATCGCTGAGATCTTCACCGAATCTACGCGCGTTCTTCTGCATAGCTTCATCAGTATAAACCCATTGCTTATCTCCAACATGCGCAAAACCAAAGTAACCTTCATAAGCAGAAGGCGTAGTTTTAGTAACCTCCGCAATTGCGCGTTTAACCGCTTTTAAGCGATATGGCATCTCACAAGTGTGCGAATCCACCTCTTGTACTTCATAAACATTACCTTGTAAATCTTGTACGTAATCGCCTTTTTTGAATTTTGTCATAATCTTAATCTCCCGATTCATCATCTTTATGTGGAGTATTATAATACATCTAAAAATAGAAATCAACTGCTATAAAAATTTTTTTAAGAGTTGTTGCGTTTCGGTTACCGAAACTTTCAAAGTATGATTTCAAAAGTTTTTTGAGCATAAAAAATCTCCGCAACAGCGGAGATTTTTAATCTTTAAATTAGCCCACTAACCTACTAGCACTGGAGCTGGGTCTACCCATTTTTCTTGCAATTCTTCCATTAATCGTTCGATATCAGCTTGTGCTTCGCTAATTAAACGATCATAGTTGATGGTAGCTCCACCTACTAAACTTTGAGAATACTTACCAACAATTTGACCCCAAAGCAATTGACTTTTCGCTTTAGCGAAATCCTTCACCCAACTTTCATTAAAGATCAAATCAAATTCTTCGTCTACGCGATATCTCGCTTGACCTTTAATAATAAGAATAGATTGATTAATATCCCCTAGAATTCTACAAGTTCGTTTAATCGAATCCCATTTGAAAGGAATGCAAGTTTTACCATTCTGGTAAGTCACTTGCGTAACCTCATCCCAATCGATGAAGCGAAAACTGTAAGTTTCCGGGTGTCTCAAATCCACTTCAACTAACTCGGCTGTCTCAAAGAAACCGTAAACCACATCCGTGTAGGTTTTTACGGTGTCTCTAATAATTTGATGAATATGCTCGTCAGTAAGCTCAACTTGGATTACTGGTTCCCCTAACATCAAACGAATGTATTTGACCAACTGGTTAGCAGTTGAAATTTCTCCGTAGAGGTTAGGGCTTAGAAATGGACTTTGATTCATCATTTTAATACTCCGTTATCCCAATACTCCCAAACACGACCGCTAAAATATATGAATCTCGGTCTAAGTTCAAAAGCATCGAAATTTTCATAAAGGTTGTAATTGAGAGATTTTCGGATATCCTCAATTTCGTTGAACTTAATAAACTCATCGAAGCTTTCTAATTTCTCGAGATTTTCGATATTCGAAAGCCCAATGTTACATTTGATTAACTCTATTACCACTTCGCGAAATTTATAAATCTCATAATCGGTAAATGATATCAATTTTATATCACTATCTAAGAAAGATTTAAGTTTGTTGTTATGGTAATCCGCTGGCTTAGGGAGATCATACGGATGAAAATCCGTACTGTGAAATGCAAGTCCGTTAACTTCAATACCTAGCCTTAAGCTGGGAATCCAAAAATCTAACTCGTGCAATGAACCGCTCTCGCGTCTTACACCATGCGCTTTCTTAGCGTTATGAATATATTCAATTTCAAAACCATCAAGAATTTCCGAAATCATTTCCTCGGGTAAAAACTGACGTTCATCGTGAAGATTGAATTTTCTAAAGAATTCTAGTTGTTTAGTTGAGCCGAAATTTTCCCGTATAAACAGCTTAAGATAGGTTTTGTAAGATTCATCATTTTTAGCGAGCTCTGCAAGTTTAAACATTTCCGCAAATCGAGTATCGTTAGCACGTTTGTTGTCGCGCGATTTCTTGGCAATTTCCGGATTCTGCATGGGATTCTCAACCCCAAGATTTGCCAAGTTAGTATTTTTAACTTGTTCACGGAACCACGGTGCTTCGAAAATATTTGCGTACCCTATCCGCTTTAAATTGGTTTGTTTTACTTTATCCTTATGTTCCTGAAGCTTCATTGGGTGATCAACCCCGATCTTATCCATCCAATACAGACGCATCTGCTCCTGGTGTTCTGGCGATTGAGCCATGTATCTAACACCATGATTTGCAAACATCGAAGCTTCCGCCTTCTTATCGACTTCTGGATTTTGAAGGGCGCATTTGCAACCATAAAATGCCAAATTAGTTTCTTCGCGCTTTGCGTTCGTCCGGTCACCGTAAAGATCTAAGCTTTCGTGCTTGGTTAACGATTTCATCCCATTTTTCTTAAACGCTTGTTGTATAATACCAACTGTGCCTAAATTAAAGCAATGGATGAAATCCGGCATGTAAAGTTTACCGGCAAGGTATAAATCGTTAACCGCTTTAAGCAGATCTAAGTTATATGGTAAGTGGTTGCGCTTGGGTTTAACTTTGGTATAGTCGCCGGTTTTGAGGGAAAGATAGTAGCCATTATCCCTTATAAACTCGAGGAGCTCGAGCGTAAGCTCTAACCCCTCATCGATTATATTACCATGACCTCTTAACATTTAGAAATCCCACTTATTCGCGAGAATGTTGGCGTCGATCTTTGGTTTTAGGTCGTAAAATACTATTGTTTTGATAATAACATTCGGTTCTATTTCATGCTTTTTAGCAATAGCTTTCAGGCATTTCTCAAAGTCTGTGCATTTTAAGCTCTCTTTCAATAAAAGATCTCGGCATTCTTCTAAATCCCCCAAAATACTGCTATCCACTAGCGAACCTAAAACGCCTTCCGGAACTTCGTCGCTGGAAACCTCTTTGTTATGCTGGTGATACTCACCATAGATAATGTTTTTCACCACGCTCGTAAGGTATGCGAAAGCGTTAACCCGGTTACCGGAAATCTCTGAACGCTTCAAAGGATCGAAGTTTTCGCGATAGCGAACCCATCGTTCAAACGCTAAAGATCCCAATTCATCTTCACTTAGGTGGCTGTTACGACCAAAGGTACGTAAGCATCTGCGGCATAATAATAGGATGAGTTCATAAGCTCTAGCGACTTCATGTTGTGTCGGTTCGACATAAGGTGAAACTTCTAATGCTTTCTTAAAGTTTTCTTGAACTAAAGGATTTGATTTATTTCCTTTAAATTCTATCATATACTTCTTATAGTTACTATAAGCTTCATCGAAGATTTCGCGGGCTTCGGTGGTGCACTCCCGTGCCGGTTCTCCGAAATTGCGACAATTTCGACCAATTGAAAGCATTAGGGCGAGTTCATGTTCATTGATGTATTCACTCGCCATTTGATTAACCCCTTAAAGTTGCTTTAGCAGGGCGACCGCGGCGTGGCTTCTCTTTGGATGCTTCCGCTTGATCGATCAAAGCTTGGTCTTTTAAAGAAACCTCAATTTGCTTAAGATCCCTAACCTGGTGAGAATGATTATCACAGTCCGGTTGAACTTCAAATTTCTCTGAGCATTCTAATTTTTGCTCGATGCAATCTACCGGTTTGCAAGCGGGATTCGCGGGTTCTTCCGGTTTAGGTTCTTCATACCAAACTTCAATGAAGCCACGACGAATAAGACCTTGCATCTTACCTTGGAACTCGCGATTAATATCTCGCTCTTCTAAAAAGTCCCCTTCAAAAACATTTTGACCATTTAAAACAAAATCCTTACGGATACGAATTTTCTTATGGATAGGTTTACTACATTTTGACATCTATTTTACCTCTGCCCCTCAAGATCGGTTGACTACCAATCTAATAAAGATCCTAATTGTTGTTCACTAATATATTTATTAGAAATCAAATCAGGCAAATTCGTACCCTGCAATTTTAACCCTTCCACCAACTTGGTAGCCGGATCTTGCACGTTCTTAGAATCATCCAAGTACTCCGAAATTATCTGCTCGCGCAGAGCCATCGGAATTCCTTCTTCTAATACAAGCTGTCTATTACGGTAATAGTTTTTGCGATAGCAAGGATCTAAATCTAAGAAATTTTCCAAACCGCCCACTTCTGCAATTCGCTTCTTCAGGGTAGCCAAACCAAATTTTTCCCGTTCAAAGACCCCACCAAAAGCTTCAAAATCATCATAGTTGAAGTAACCAGTACTAAAACTCCAAGCATCTTCACTTTCATCTAAAAGCGCTGATTCAATCAAATATTCGCGAACTCCCGGTTTGAACTCTTTGAAGTCGACGATTCTCGGAACGTTATCCGCTTGGTCACCCAAACATACATGTTCTAATAACCACTCTTGCATCCCATTCTCTACGTCTCCGGTTTTGTCGTCTACGCGAAGAATTTTGTTGGTCATCCAACTGTATTGCTTAATTAAAGGATTGTCCTGCAATTGAATAAAGTCCTTATCCGGAGATAAGATCATTACTGGTTCCCCTTTATTCGCAGCATCTCTAGCAAGCACTAAAATCAAATCATCTGCTTCACAATGATCCACATCTACCACTTTGAATAGGGTTTTAGCCTGAGAAGCTTTCAAAGCTTTTACAAAATTGTCAAATAAGATGTACGCATCTTTGTAATCAAATTTGGTAAAGCTTTGGCGGAATTGTTGTCTGGCGTATTTGTACATCGGGAAGATTTTCTTTCTCCAGTTGCCCCTACCGGAAGTTTCGTCTAAGCAAATCACAATCTCTGTCGCGTATTCGCGAAACATGTTGATGTGAGTACACAAAACATTCAACATCGAAAGATTGAACTCTTTTTGATAAAGTTTCAAATCTACGAAATCCGCTTTGGTTTCTTTAAGAATCCCGGAAGCTAAACCGTGCGTACATTTATGAAACGCTGAACTTAAATCGATTAAAATCATTTTTACTCCAAAAGTAATTTGTATTAGTTTATTATTATAACGTTAAACCATGTAAATTACTATCAATTTTTTCCGGTCTTTGATCGATTGGGGTTACCGAAACTGGCTTTAAGTTTGGTTTAACCGTAGGTTTCGATTTCGGGATGTTATGCATAAAGTTATCCACCAGGTCAAAAGAACTATCAATTTTTTCCGGCGTCCGTAAAGTTTCGGTCACCGAAATATCCGAAGTCTGGGGAGTCCCGGAAACTACGGGGGTGGTACGCGTAGGCGTATGATCGCTGGGTTCTGGATCTCGCGGAACTGAGAATCTCAACTTATACAAATTTTCTACTCTTTGCATAGCTTCGGAAGCGATCTTTTGAATCGCCTCGCTAGCATACATTAAATCATCTTCGTATTTCATAATTAACTCCTACCAATCATCTAAACTTCCAAATACCGGAACATCTCGAATATCATAGTTCATACTTTCCACCATTCGCTCTAATGGCTGCTCGAATTGTTTCTGGAAGTTAGTTTGATAATCAAAAATACCATCTTCTTCGATAATCTTCGCAATTTTTGAGTCACCAAAACTGATAATCTCAGTTCCAAATCTATTCGGAGTCAACAAATAACAACGCTTGTATTTCTCTCCGGGTTGTAAAAGTTCGATCGAATCTTCCAAACCTTGTTGTTTAACCCAGTTGTTATGGGCAATCGCCGCTTTAGAACCTTGAGGGATCCCCTTGTCATTGATATTGTAATCCAATGAACTTACCCCCTGAACCGCACAAATATCTTCTAACGGTTGATCTTGATATTGAAGTTTGGTTTCATCGCGCCATTTACGAACGCCGTACTGATCATTGTCCAAAATTACAGTAATAGATTCTTGTAATTTTTTCTTAACCCAAGCTGGGGTACTAGATCTGGCAATTTCCAAACCCATCGCTTTGATGTAAGGATCATCCAAACTAAATCTTACCCCTTCCATATCCAATACGCGTGCCGCGTAACGTTTCTTAGCTACGAAGAATGCACGGTCACTAATAATTTCTCGTTCTACCCCAATTTGCGAAGGATCTGCAATATTCAAGATCTCCGCATATTCTTCGATAGAATCCTGAATAATCTTTTGAATTACTTTCTTTTCAAAAGAATCTACCCAATCGATAATACCCGGAGTTGACGCGTTAGCGTTTTCTCCGAATTTTCGAGCGACCATGTTTCCTATGCTGTAATAGATCGAATCCGTATCCCCCGATTTGATGTACGGGATATCTGAAGGCATCAATGCTTGCAGTTCACGCTCCACGTTGTTTGCTAACAATTGTATAAAAAATCGACCACTCGAAGTGATCGCTGCCGCCATATCCGGATTCGCGAGAGTGAAGTGTTTATTGGCCAAAGCTCCATACAAGCTATTGAGCTGAATTTTCAAGGTCATTTGAGTTATGTGGTCTGAAGCGGCTGCAGACTCTAACGTTTCGATAAAACCTTCCAATTCTTCGATAGAGCAAGTATCAAACCAACTCAAATCTTTTGCTAATAATTCTTCTACTGTTAATTTCATCTAATCTCCTACTGCTTATAATGTTATGTTAAGTATTATAATAAACAATCCAATAAAATTCAATTAATTTTAGAGTTGCGGAGTTTCGGTAACCGAAACTTTCAAAGTTCAAAATAAAAAAATCTCCGCGATTGCGGAGATCTTTAAGATTTTGAAATTTTATGGTGTACCAATAACTGGAGAGTTTAAGAAAATAGTAAACTTCTCTACTTCCCCTTCTGCTACCTTAGGATTCTTAGCCTTAACCATTTGAGTTACTGTAATGGTGTTACTAGCCTCGTTATTAGTAGAGCCAACTACTAAGTAAGTCGCCGCGGTCCCTTTAGCACTGAACGCATTTACAAAATATGAACCGGTATAGAATGGATACGGTAAGCTAATAACTGCAGATTTCTCGGCTTCTACACTTCCGTAAACTACGCCAGCTTTGGTTAGGGAGTTAAAGGCGAGTTTTGCATTACCGGTAAGGTTGAAAGTTTTGATATTATTATCAAAAGATTTTGCATCTCCTGGAGGACCTGGAGGGCCTTGATCACCTTTAGGACCTGGATCCCCTTTCGGGCCTTGCGGACCCGGATCTCCACGATCTCCTTTAGGACCTGGAACTCCTTGCTCGCCTTGAGGACCGGCTGGGCCTTGTAAACCGCGTTCACCCGGAATACCTTGAATTCCGCGTTGACCTTCTGGGCCTGCTGGGCCTTGTAGACCTTGTAAACCTTGAGGGCCAATATCACCACGATCTCCTTTTGGACCTGGTTCGCCTTGAGGGCCTACTGGGCCGACTGCCCCTGGGAATCCTCTTGGGCCTTCTGGACCGATTGGGCCTGCTGGGCCGGTATCGCCTTTTTCACCCTTTCCACCAGAGATACCGGAAAGCCCTCTTGGACCTACGTCTCCGCGTTCGCCTTTAAGACCTTGAGCTCCGCGTTCTCCGCGTTCCCCTCGATCACCCTTATCCCCTTTAGGGCCACGTTCGCCTTGCGGGCCTTGTAAACCCACTGGGCCTTGGGCTCCACGTTCGCCTTGATCCCCTTTGAATCCTCGTTCACCTTTAGGGCCAGCAGGGCCTTGGGCACCACGATCCCCTTTAGGACCAGTATCCCCTTTAGGGCCTTGCGGACCAGGTTCACCTGGATATCCTCTTGGGCCTCTAGGACCTTGTTCGCCAATTTGAGAATTTTGTGAATTCGAACCTTCAGTGTTTCGGTGACCGAAACTTTCACAATCCGTTTTCGAAGTTTTACAAATTGATGGATCCGTAAGAGCCGAATGAATTTGAGTCATCATATTCAAAGCAATAGGATCTTCGTGGCAATCGTAGTTGTGCAACATCGAAAGATCCGGATGCTCCAGTAAACTCTCTTTCTTGCCAGACCCGCAAGCAAAGGTAATCTTTTCCGGATCTGCGGAGTTGATGCACTCCACATTTCGATAGGTGAAAGAATCTTTGTATTGTTTATCTTTCATTAATATTAACCTTAGTTAGATTATTCGGATTTCTCTTTTTCTTTGATTTCTTTCTTCGCTTGATCAATCTCGGCGGTTTTTTCTGCTTTAGCGTTGGTCGCTTTTCTAGGATTTACCCCAGCTTTGATGGCTTGTTTCTTGGCTTCTTCCGCGTGGCTAAAAGCTTCCGCTTTCTGTTGAAGATCTTTATTTTCCTCTGGGTCTTCACCGGCGATTTGAGCTTTGGCTACCTTCTCAGCCGAAACCTCTTTAACTTCGTCGGTAGCATCTTTGATGGCTTCTTTAGCCGCTTCCTTGTCGTTTTCAGCTTTGATCTTATCTGTTTTAGCCTGCTCTTTGACCTTTTCGCGTTCTGCTTTAGATCTTTCTGCATCCAATTTAGCTTGCTCTTTCTCCGCTTTTGCGCGTTTACCGTCTACGGTAAGCCCCGCAGCATCCCCGATCTTCTTACCGATGTTAATAGCGCCCTCAATAGCATCTTTGGCTAAATTTCCCGCACCTTTAACCGCATCAATTCCTTTGTCTAAGAAGGTTAAAAGATCTTCATCCGTAGCTTCTGACATTAAAAGATCTTCAAATTCTGCGCGAGCAGAATCAGAAAGTTGACCATTTTCATTCAAGAATGGGAAGCTCTCCCCATATTTTGAAAGACGATCTACAATACGAAGTTCACTTTGGTTATTAGAGCCTAAACGATGACGTTGATCGAATGTGCTATCTGGAAGATCGATTTGACCTTGTGGTAAAAGATCTCCACGGGCGGTAAAACGTTGATCGATTGGATCTAGGATGTTATCATACACCGCATTGAAGTTTACTTCGAATGGTTCATTGGCAATAGACCAGAAGTTACCCATATCCGGAAGCTCCGGAGTCACCTCTTTATCGGTATGCTCAACATATTGTGTTGCATAATCAAAATCTTCCAAAGACTTAACCCGGAAGCTTTGGTAAGCATTACGATCTTGCACTAATACATCTACATCTTGCATTTCAGCAAAGTTTAGAAGTTCTTCCAATTTAGATTTGAATTCAATCAAAGCTTCCGGTTCTTTTGGAACTACCGCTAATGGGAATGCTTTGAATAAACTAAAGAATAAATCATCTACATTATTGTATGGTTCAACCAAAGTAAGGAAGAACGTTTGTTCTTCCGAAACTTGATGTTTTAAATCTGTGATGTTTGCGCCGTTCATTTTTGTGCTCCTATTATCTTTCGATACTTACATTAATTGGGAAATCTTGGCTATAGATCTTACCCATATTGATTTCGCTAATGCTCGCATCATACAATTTAATTCGAATACTACCGTTACTGGTCATTACGAACGCTGATGTAGAATAGATGATTGATTTGAAATCTGGGTCTTTCTCTGCAATTTTTTCCACTTCTTCTTTAACGCGTCTTGGACGTAAGAAAGCATTTTTCTCAATGAATTCTTCACCCATAGCATCTACCGCAGGTAGAATATCGGAAACTTCGAAAACGTGCTCTTTGATATACTCTTCTGCTTTCTCGCGACGAGAAGTACTAGATTCAAAAGAAATTCCATCATTTTCTTGGTAACCAGCCTCCTCGTTAGTTACGCCGTGATTTGTACGAACGCACAACCAATCAGTAACTTCTTCTACTGTAGACACATAATCTTCTTCTTTTGCCGCAGAACGTAAAGTGTTTTCTGCCCCTTCTTTGGTTTTCTTAGCTTTGAGCTCTTTCTTAACATCCGCTGGAAGCGAAGATTCGATTAAGAAACATTTGTCACCATCACTTACAAAAGTACAACCATCGAATTTCATTTCTTGGAAAGATTTCAAAGCTTCTTTCAAAGACATCTCGCGGCTTGCGCGACGCGCAGTTAATCCGTGATCCGCTTTCTTGCCGTTTTTCTTAACGGTTTTAGATTTTGAAGTACCATCCTTCTTATCCATTGAGTTGTTCAACGCAGAGTTAACGAACATCAGTTCGGTATCTCCGGATGCGTTGTTTACTCGGATACATTCGGTCCAATCCGAATCTTCATCTACTAAGAACAAAGTGGTAGATTTATCGGTTTGTAATGTTTTGAATTGGTACACTGGATCGTATGCGCGATCGCGAATTTTGAATAACGTCCATTGCGAGTCCTTGGTTGGCTTCCCAGTCTCACGATCTCTTGGTAATTTAATTGCTACGGTAACGCACATTTTATTATCCTTTAATTTTTTGTTTAATGTATAATTTAATAGAATCCACAAATTCGTTTAAGTAAGGATCATTCCCTCTAGGGAAGTAATCCACGTCGATTTGGGATTCGATGTGTTTAAGTAATTCCGGGTTATAAATCTCGAAGTAACGGAATCTTTCGAATTTTGGGTTTGATGACATTTAGCAACCCTCAAAGTTTCGGTCACCGAGATATTGACCTACTAAATTCAATTTTATATCCTTAGGAACTTCAAAAACCCAGTAAGATTTCTCCCGGTATGCAATTTGCTTACTCGATTTGAAATCAAACATACTGGATAGATTTTGGATACCCAAATCACATCCACCAAATTCACTTACTAAGATTTCGTATAGATGTTCATTCAAAAATTTATCATTATTAATGAAAGCTCTCAAAGTCCATAAAGAGTTATCCGTAGGATTCTTTTTGAAATTCTCGGCTAATTGGATGGAATGACTAAAGTCAAAGCTTGCCTCTACCGAACCCGAAATGAATAAAGCAAGATACTTCGCTGGAAGTGAAAGAGGGTAAGTTAAAATCCATTGTTCTAGTTTTTGAACAAACGAAGAATTCTCGTAGACGAGATAATCCTTATCTTCTACCGAGATTTTAACTCCACCAGGGATTTTGACACCTCGAAGTTTCGAGACGTTTGAAGGGCTAGGATCTACACCAAGCGATACTAACAACGCTCTAGCGTGATCTCTAAATTCTTTGTGAATTGACTGGATGGAATCATCCAAACAAACTTTATAGTTGTTAGTGTACAAAATAGGTCACCTAATTCTCTAAAATATAATTGTTATACTTACAAATATATTTATAGATTTTCAGTGACCTTGCTGCACAGCTTGTTCTGTTTAACTTATCATTAATTTGAAATCATCAAAAGCTTGGTTACCTAGTTTTTTAACTTGATCCACCAAATTTTTGAAAGCTTCCATATCTTTTGGATCATCCAAAGTCCATTCGAAACCTTGGATCATCTCTAATATCAAAGATTTGTTGGCTTCCCTAACCGCTCTTTCCGGATCCTGGATTTCTGGATTAACCGCGAATAAATCCTCTTCTTTGACTTTGTTGAACTGATCGGAAGATTTAAGATCCTTCGCCGCTCGTTCGACCTGAATATGATCAAAGAACTTACGCTTGTAAAAGTTTTTGAATTGTTCAAAAACCCGTGCATTGTAATCCTGGAAGAATCGATACGGAGTCATATTCTTAACCGAACAATCTCCATTGAAACAGTTAACGTTAATAACATCTCCTTTTTGATAAAGATGTAAGCGTTTTAAATTCTTGCGAGTTCTCGAGTCTCCACAGACTGGACATCTACATGCAATGTCTAAATCCTGTTTGTGAATATCCGAATCTTGGCATCCTAACTGTTTTACACAATCCAAGAAGAATGGTGCTATTTCTCTAAATTCTAATTGATTGGTGATTGTTTGCATTTGATTTAACTGGTTTTGGTTGGTCTATAAACTAATTCTAAATCGCTAGCGTGTTCCCATTGTCTAATACCCGAAACTGGATAGTAGATTAGAAACTCGTTATCTAATTCATCATTAGTAATTATAACACCATCTTCTTTAAAACTCAAGCATCGAACCATATCGAATTTCTCAAATTCTGCGGGTCTCGTACAAATACGTTTAATGCAATTTTTGATTCGATCGAATAATGAACGAAGTGATAGTGAATTGTTTAGATTATAATCTAATACATTATCTTCGTTAAGCACAATCGAATATTGCTTTTCAAAGTAAGGAACCTGCATCTCGCCAGTCTCGGCGTCAAAGATGTATTCAGTAAAACCATCATTCGGAAGATAGTCCGGTCTTGCAAATTTCAATAATCCTGCGGTTAGCAGAGATTTTGAATATTTTTGCAGATCTGGTGTGGTGTTATCCACTGTTTTCTTATCTACCCAACGAACAAACCAGTAATTGCCCTGATTATCTTTGTACGCGCAATTTTGTTTAAAATGCATCTAATTTGCTCCTTAATTGTTTTCGGCGGGGTAAGCGATTTAATAAGCGTAAGATCTTTCTTACTATACCAACGATATTCGAATCCATTAGTACATTTGTATCTCCCTGCGCTTTCATCTATATCAAAAACTACCCATTTATAACTGTTATAATCGCATAACACCTTATCATACAGAGATATCGATCTCCCAAATCTCGCGAGGCGCGGAATTTTATAATACTTGTATTTGCTTGCAGGGTCTAATATGAGGTTATTGTCTTCGTCCAACCCATCCTTTCCAAAATAGGCCTTTTTGCCCCATCTGGTCTCTATAGCGTGGATCCTAACTCCATTGATACCTACTACGCACGGGACTTTATCACCTCGGACAGTATCCCGTGCTTCAAAAACATCACTGGAATCCCAATCCAAATCAATGATAATGTTTTTATCCGGATCATACCTCTCCGGAACTTTAAACGGTAACTTCATATTTGATAGGCTCCCAATGCATATACTCCAATACTCTTACGTCCCGTAAAGGATCTGGATGTTTTAAAATATCCTCCATCGTAAGACCTTTAGATTTTGACCCTTCGAAAATACCTTCGATTTTTGGAGGATTGAAAGGTTGGCGTTGTGCTTGGATTTTGGCTTGTTCAATTTGATTTTCATAAATGTGACAATTCGCGATATTCATTGTTACGTCGCCTACGCGAAAACCGGTAAGTTTTGCGGTGATGTTCAACAAAAACCAAGCCTGCACTATATTAAAGTTGCCCCCTAAAACCACGTCTTGGCTGCGCTGCGCGCTCGTCAAATACAACGTATCGTTAATCACGTTGAAGTGATGTAAAAACATACAAGGTCTTAAACATCCAAGTTTGAAATATTCTGGGTTCCAGAAATTCCAAATATGCCCGCGATCGTAAGGATTTTGTTTGATTTGTTCTACCAAATCTTGATAACTTAAACCAACTTGTTCGCTACTCGCTCCATAGATAATACCGGCAAAGTCTTTATCCGGGTTGTACGGAGAATCCCAGTTTTCGATGTTGGCGTCCCAAGTTTTAACTCCAAGATCATTGAATTGTTGTTTTCGGGTATACCCGCGCATATAGCAAATCATTTCCAAGATCGCTTGCTTCCAATAGCTTTTACGAGTCGTCACTAACGGAAATACATTACCATCGAATTTGATTTGATAGTTAAGTAATGTTAAACACTTACTTTTAGTTCTTGGATTTTCTACCATTACCCCACTCTCCAAAATGTTACGCATCAGCGTAAGATATTGGTATTCTGGGTGTTTATAATTAAAAGAATCAATCATAGCTCACTTCACTCCTATTTCGCTATTTCGGTAACCAATCATGTTCCACTAACCAACGATCGCGAAGAAGTTGATGCTCTAACTCTTGCAGGGTTTGGAGGACTCCATCATCTTTGGTATCATTACAAGCCCATACCTGTTCGCGGTAATCCTCATAGTCCAACGCAGTAGGATGATAAGCGATAATATTACCAAAGCCTACGGTTAATTCTTCCGGAAGATCATAAACATCCAAGACTTCCGCACTGCGGATTTTTACCGTATGTTGAAACGTTTCTTGCACATCCCAAACCGAATCTTTTAGAAGCACTTGCATACAACCAAATTTTACCGGTTGATGGTAGGTTACGCGAGCTACCAATTCCACATCATCGGAAGTTGGGAGATCTTCTATATCGATGAAATCATCCGTGCGGATAGGATACAAAACAAAACGGGATTTGCCGGAGCGCAAAGTACGTAGAATCAGATAGTTTTGGCCATCTGCACCCAACCAAATTTCTCCGTGATTGTACTTAAACTCAATTTTGTGTTTGATCAAATCTTCTTTGTATTCCGCGGTAGCGAGGAAACAAGATTCATTGACTAATTGATGAACTTGGCGATTAAAATCGATCAAAGAGGTAGATGTTAAAACACCACCAACTTCAAACACCACATAATCTACCTCGAGCGGGCTATTACCTTCGATTAAATCCACTACGGTAAGCAGAACCCCTTGACGGGTCTTATATTGTTGACCTTCTCTTACTAATTGTAAACGCATTATTTCTCTTCCCCAACATAAGATTCGCATTTTTCAAAAGACGCGTCCACGCGACAACCTAATAGCGCCGTAATTTCGTTGCCTTGAGCATCGAAGAACGTATTAGAATATCGAACGAATGGTCGGAAGCCGCGAGAGCTTAGTAATTCTTCCGGGGTTACCCAATTATCATGTTCATCTTTACACATGATAGAATCCGACCATTCTTGGTAGCCACCATAACAATAGATACCAACCAACGGGCCTTCGATTTCCTGATATTTTTGGATGAAAGATTTGGAACCTTTGATTACTCCACCTTGAACTTCCAACATATGACTTCCAGTCAATAATGGATGGCGTTCAAAAATGAAGCCTTGCTCATTTTTAGTAACTCCTTTCATTACTTTGATAGTTTTCGCGTTAGCGGTAGAAGTGGCGATGATAGAGGCGACAGCAAGAGCTGCCAGAAGGGATTTAGCGATTTTCATATTATGCTCCTTAATCACTATAATTAATTAACTTAACATGTATATTATAGTCACCTTCCACCAAGAAGGCAACCGTTATTTTCAACTTTTTGAAAAATATTTTAGATTTCGATACCGGCAGATCTCATCTGGTCGATGAAACCTTGCATCTTCGAAGAGATTTTAGAGGTGTACTTAGGGAATGGTTTAAGATCGCCATTGCGCTTATAAGCGAAGTCTTGTGATTTGTACCATTTTAAGATTTTGTTATACTGGGCTTTGCCCAATTTTTCCGCCCGCTTCTCTTTAGGATGTAAGATTGGATCTTTTGCATAATGCGGATTCTTGTAGTACTCCAATAGATTGGAGAGCCACGAGATACGAGACTCTACCGGATTTGATTTATCAGATTTTCCGAATCTATGCAAATTGTTCCAAATCTTACCTTCTAAAGCATTACAATCTCTACACAATACTCCACGAATTAGACCATTTCCACAAAATCCAAGCTCGTCGGATTTATACAAGTGTTGATGGTCTACGTGTTGATTGTTAGTTTGCTCACCGGACAAATCCTTGCCACAGATGGCACATTTGTAGTCTTGCAGTTTTAGAAGTTCTTGGCGAATTGAGTTTAGGTCACCAGAACTTACATGCTTATAATTCATAAAATCTACACAATCGATTTATTGGATTGCATAGCAAATTCTGCAAGTTCATCAGCATTGCGAACGAATACGCTAGGTTCGATCTCTAAACCGGATACATTATGGAATATAGTCGAGTTGAACCCCCAAGATTTAGCCCAACTTAGCAATTTTTTAGCATCTCTAAACATCAATCCCAAGCTAGCTAATAATACATGTTGAGGGTTGGTAGGGGTGAAACAAATTTGATAATAATAACCACCCACCGCTACATATCCGATTTCACCGGGTTTGAATTTCTTGGTATCCCAGCGCTCGCTGCTCATTGGATGTTGAATGAATGATCTGAAAGCTTGCGCGAACTCCGGGAAAACCGAGACGGTAGCGCCTGGGTTTGATGGAACTACTAACTTGTTGCCCATTGTGATCATAACACCCTTGCCGTTAAACTTCGCGGATTTTAAAACTGCCTTGTTTCTCCACGCTTCGTGAGCCACTGCGCTTCTTAATTCAGCAGTAGAGACCTGTTCGCCGAAAAGTTCGTTCTTTTTGTTTGTTAAAAAATCTAACATACTTAATCCTTAAAATTATTAATAATCTAAAACCCAGAAATCATTGCAGCGAAGACCATCCAAAGAACATTCGGATTTGCTCTCCGCGCACCAAACTTTAACCCCGTTAAGTTCAACCATATAACGGAATTGTTTATCATTAAAATCGATTTGTTCAATTCGCGCTTCGAAAACTTCACCTTTGGCGTTTTCTACCACTACGCGTTCACCACATTTATGTAATCGTTCGATTGGAATTTGAACCGCTTCGATCTTTTCGATTTCATCTTCGAAAACTGCCACAGGACGTGGGTGTTTGATAGTAAATGGAACGCATTTACTGCAGTGGTTGTTTTCTACTACTAAACCTTTGCCAACGAATCTACCGTAGGTAGGGTGTTGGTAAGTTGATAATGGTAATACTTCTTGCAATAATACGGAATGGCCGTATTTGGATTTTACTACCATACCAACTTGCGCATGATCTCCTTTCATGTAATAAGCGTTGTGCTCTTCCAAAATAGAAATTGGAGTCTCTGAGGTTTTGACCTTGCGGTCAGTATTCAGAGATAGCCCATCTTTGTAGATAGCTCCGAAAGCTTTGATTAGTTCTTCACATTGCATAATATTTCTCCTAATTTAGATATCTATTACGTTATATTATAATACATTTAAAATAAAAAACCTACGAAATTTTTCAAAATCGTAGGTTTTAATTTTCGGTAACCGAAACTTTCGCGTAAGCGAAATAATCGAAATTTTCGAAATTAATAATCCGGAAAGAAAGCTAGCAAGTCTACGATATATCGGGTATTTGCTTTAAGATTTAGACCTTGAATCACCCTAGCGTTAGCGGTCATAAAAAGCGAGCCACCATCGTGAGTTTGCACTTCCACCAAATCGTTAGGGCTCGGGCACCCAGCCGGTAGAGCGAATATATTGGTAATTCCGTTGATATCCTTCTTCGGCATAAAATCCAGGTGGAACTTACCAATACCATCCACAATTTGAATATACCGACGACTTGGGTTTTCGTAGTCTTTCGGGTGATGATTAGCCACTATGTCTTTACTGATCGCCCAGTTTAGCGTAAACTTGGAAGATTTGCGCTTAGAGCAAACTTTCCCTTTCTTAATTTCGAAGTGATCCTCGTTAAGATCACTTGGTTGTAAAAATGTAATTGACATACAATTCTCCTAAAATCGCAATTCGCACCATTTGCATAATTCGATAATTATTTAAGGGTTTTGCGATCCCTGTGAATCGGCTGGTTTTTTAGGTTTGGGTGCCTTCTTCTTAACTGGGGTGTATCTTTCGCGAAAATCTTCAATTTCATCCTTGTCTATTTCAAATTTTCTTGAAATCCACCAGTCTAAAAGTTTTGGCGCTAGTAGTATAACATCCTCTAGTACTACTATACTCACTGAAGATACCGCTAAGCTTAAAATCCCCGCGAGAAAGGGAGACAATTGGGCACTATAATGTCCCGCTACTGCGATACCACAGAAGATACCAATAAGAACGTTTAAGAGTTTGCTGTCTTTAACGTTCGCTCTACCCGCCGATGCTTTCAAAGATCCACCTACAGCTCCAAAGAATATAAGAATATGAACGAGATAATCGCTAATACTCTTAAGAAGCGCAGGTTCGATGGCCATTCATAACTCCCTTAAAGTAAATTGCGGCTCCGAAGAACCATAGAGCTGTAGCGGCCGGTACAAAAGAGCTAGGTTCACTACTGTGAAGATAGAATTGTACTGCTACCCAGATTTGTACAAAACTTCCTAAAAGTAAGCTCAGGTAACGTAAACGGTTTTCTTGCACATGCAAACCGACTAAACCTAAGACTACTGTAGAAATACCGACTACCCAAAAGACAATCTCTTCTACTTCGTGGAAGATGACTTCCTCACCAATAATACGCGAGTAAATCTCGCGTACTAAGGTAATGGAGGTCCAAAAGATTAACATGGATAGAGCGCTTCTAATTCCGCCACAGTAAAGGAGTCTACTGAGTTTGTCAAAGCTTGAATTGCTAAATTCGGTTGAGATAAAATCACCCACGGAATTTGCGATTTGTTGGTTATTCATTCTAACCTCCATACAGGATTATTTACCCGCTTTTGCTTTGATTGCTTTAACAATATCTTTAGCTTGTTTGGCTACATCAACTACTTGTTCGATGTCTTTAGCCGCTTTTTCAATTTTAGCAGTAGCTTCGCGAACTTCTGCTTCTTTAGCGCCTAAAATTGCGTCTGCAGTTTTGGTTACGTCGTTTTCATCTGTACTGAAAACTGTATGAACTTGTTTGATTGCGCGCAAACCGATCGTTAATAGACCCATTGCGGTAACCGCTAATGGTTTGTATTTTTCCGGAATGAAAGAGAATAAACCAGTAGACATATCTAAAACAGGAGTTACTGCAACTGCAGAAGCTGCCCAAACACTCCAAGATTTTGCTAAGTCTTTTACTTTGTAGAAGTTCATTTGTTATCCTTTGTTATTGTGGTTATTATTTTAGTGATGTTTATTATATTATAAACCCGTATTAGCTGTATTGGTAGAAGGTACGTTTACTCCAGTAACCCCAGGAGCTACTTCGATTACCCCAACTAAATCTTCGAGGATACCATCTCTAGCATCTGCCGGTAAACCAGATATATCTGGTGTCGCTGGATTCACCGGTTTAGCCGGATCCGCTGGATTCGGAGTTTCCGGATTTGGAGTAGGTTTTGGCGCTTCGCCCGAACCCTCGCCGCTCTCTTTACCCTCAACTACCAAATATTCAATCTTATCATCCTTACCAAGACAAGACAATTTTGAATCTTTTTGTTTGATGATAGCCACGCGACCTTGCATTTTTGCCAGAATCTTCTCGGCAATTTTGGAAATCACCGCGTCTTGGATTTCCGGAGCTTGTTTAAGTTCCACTTTAGGAGCATCCAATTTGAGCTCTTTGATAATCTTCTCAATTTTAGAACAATCCGGCTCTGTGCCCGCTGGTCTAAACAAAGAGAACACTTCATTGATTACATCTTGCGCAGTTTTGATTTCGTCTTCCTTAACGATGAGCTTTTCCACGCTAACTGGCATAGCACAAGATTCTTCGAAAACCATCAAAGGCGCAATGGCAGTGTATACGTTAGAGCCGCAACCGCATGCCGCTAATGCTTCTTCAACCTCTTTAACAATTGGATTCTCCGGATTACATCCACATACGTGAAGTTTTTCCGGTTTTGAGAATTTGATATCTAAAGGTTGAAGAGGCTCAAAGTTTTCAATTTTATCGACTTTATCAGTCATTTGAGCCTCCGATTAATTAAGCGTGGGCGTTTGTAGCGTCAGCTTTAGGTGCTTTATGAGCATCCAAGTATTCTTGGATCGCTGCGTTAACAGATTTTGTGGTTACCACAGTAGTTGGGATTGCAGTAGGGCAACGTTTGAATGATTCGTGTAAATTACGAACTTCATCTAACATCGCTTTGATTTTAACTTCTGCTACTTCCACTTCAGCTTTTTTAGCTTTGATTTCAAGTAACATAGCTTGGATTTCCGCTTTTTGAGCTACTACATCTGCTTGATGTTGGGCTACTTGAGCTTCGCTTTGTGAAACTTTCAATTGAGCTTCGGTTACCGCCACGGCGATTTTACCAGATTCGATTGCTGAATCATTTGCCGCTTCGGCAGATTTAGCCGCCGCTTGAGCGCTCGCTGCCGCCGCAGAAGCATTTGAAGTTACAGTGCGTTCCAATACCGCAATAGCTTCTTGTGATGCTTTAGCTTCTTCTGCTTTTGCTTTAGCTTCTTCTGCTTTAGTTTCTGCTAAAGTGGCTTGGGCTTTAACACTACCTAAAGTTGCAGTAGCTTCATTAGATTTAGCTTCCGCTTTGGTTGCTTCTAATTCTGCTTTAGTCGCTTGAGTTTTAGCGGCTTCCGCTTGTTCTTTAGCTTTACCAGCTTCTAATTCTGCTTGGTTAGCAAAGTCTTTTGAGTCTACCGCAGATAATGCAGATTCTTTAGCTTTAGCTAATGATTCGGTTGCAGACGCTTGAGATTCTTTAGCCGCTGTTAAAGCATCTTCTTTAGCTTTCTTCGCTTCATCAGCTTGTTTAGTAGCTTCATCTTTAGCCGCTACCGCTTTGTCTTCGTTAGCTTCTGCGTTAGTTTGAGCTTGGTGTGCTTCATCGCGAGCTTTACCAGCATTTAACGCTGCTTCGATCGCTTTTTCGCTTGCTAATGAAGCTTTAGTTTCTAATGCAGTTACGTTAGCTTCTGATTTTTCTACTGCTTGTTGTGATTTTTCCGCTAATACTTTAGCCGCTTCACTCGCTAAGCGAGAAACTTCGGATTGAGCTGATGCTTTTTCAGATGCAGTGCGAGCATCTTCAGCGCCGTGACGGGCTTCATCTGCTTTATCGCGAGAAACTTGAGCTTGGTCGCGTGAAGTGTCTGCCGCGTTACGGGAAGTTACCGCTTTTTCTGCTTCGGTTGCTGCAATTCGTGCACTTGCCGCCGCCGCTTCATCTGAACGGTTAGCTGCTGTGGCAGAGTTTTGAGCATCTAGTGCTGCTTGTTCTGGAGTCATTATTATTTTCCTTATAATCGATTAAAAGAAGTTTTTTATGAGGTCACAAGTTTCGGTCACCGAAATTGTACGACCTCTAAAATATTTAATTATTCTGCAGAAACTTCGCGAATGATTTTCTTAACAGCGTTAGTAAATTCAACAGAGGTATAATCCGCATCTTTACCTTTAGCACCGGTATCCCCTTTTGCCCCTTTAGGACCTTGTGGACCTTCGATACCTTGCGGACCTTGTGGACCTTGAGCGCCTTGAGCACCACGATCGCCTTTAGGACCTTCTGCGCCGCGAGGGCCGGCTTCGCCTTGAACGCCTTGTGGACCGCGAGGGCCTTGAGGACCGCGATAAGATTCGTCGATTTTAGCTTTTACTAATTCTACGATTTTCTCTACTAAAAGAGCTTCGCGAGTTTTAATACCAGATTTTTCACCGGTAGATAATTCAGCTAATAAACGTTCAACGATGTCTAATGATAAAAGATTAACATCAGATGATAATACGTTGCAATCAGTTACTGCCGGTTTGGTGCCACTATTGTTACAACCAGAATTGCAATTACCGTTTAATTTCCAAGTAGACATTATTCTATTCCTTTTTATTATTCACAACTTACCAAATTTTCTAAATCTGGGAAGTATAATGTGCTTACACCTAAACTTTGTAGTTCAACATCCAAATCCAACAACTTCTTAAGTCTCGCAAGTTCATAAGTTTCTTGCTCTTCTAAGATAGCTTGGCGCTTTCTAGTAATTTGCATTAATTCTAAAAATGCCAAGCCTTCTTCTGGTGACTGAAAGTCTTGTTGGTTAGATTCGAAGCTAATGGAAGATTTAGGACCTTTTGATTCTTCGCTAAGATCGAGGGTATCTAAACAACTTTCTCTATTCATTTAGACCACCTTATAGGTGTTCGTTGCCTACCGGATTAGAGATTGCACCGCTATTATCTTCTAAATGATCTTCCGCTGTGTTTGGTGTACCTGCTTCAACTGCTGGAGCTGCTGGTTGAACCGGATCAATCACTTTATCGATAGCTTCAGCCGCTTTGTCCGCTTTGCCTAACGCATTACCTAAAGTACCTGGTTCACAGTTACCTTCAGGGCAAGGTTCTGGTTTTGGTTGTGGCTCAGGTTGTGGTTGCGGCTCTGGTTGTGGTTGCGGCTCTGGTTGAGGTTCTGGTTGAGGTTTTGGTTCTTCTTTCTTCTCTTCTTTCTTCTCAGTGAAGATTTCAGATTTTAAGTAACCAGCATCGTGTTCAAATTCAACGCGAGATTTTTCACCGTATTTGCGTGAACCTTCGCGAGATTGGATCTCTTCACCATCTTGGCGTAAGCCACGAACTGTGCGTTCAACGCCTTGGTTTTCCACTTCCGGTTTCCATAATGCTACGCGTGAATATTCACCATCACGAGCAAAACGGCCTTCTGCATTTTCTTTCACTGCGCGTAACGCGATATTGATCTCGGTACGAGAAGCTTCGCTGTCTTGCATTACGTGAAGTTTGTTGTTGTCAACTTTACCACCAAACTGCACGTTTGCGAAGTGTTGTGGGTTGTCTTGGTTTGGATAGGTTGCTGGATCGTGGCCAAAAACGCGATAGATTTCTTCATTCGCCTTTTCGTCTTTCTCTTCAGCTTTACCCTCAGCCCAGATGTCTGCTTTCATGTATGGTAAGTCGTGAGCGAACTCGTAACGAGAACCATAGAACTCAGGAGCTACTGAGCGGGCGCTTTCTAAGCGTTCTTTACTTTCTTTCATTTTGTTTACCTTTTTGTTAACGTTAACTAAAATTCTGTATGGTTTGTTTATATTTAAACAAAATAAAAATCTCCACTTTCCACAATTAACCACTCTAGCTCTCTGGTGGATTTAGTGGATCGTGGAGATCTTAATAATTTAAAACTAAACTTTTTAAGTTTCTGTTACCGAAAGTTATTAGTTAGCTTTTACTAATGTGTTTAAAACTTCAGATTGTTTATCAACAGTAGCAACCACTTTCGCGAAAGATTCAGCGATAGTGTTAACGTTAGCTGTTAATTCATCCACTTTAGTTTTAACTTCACATTTGAATTTCTCAAACGCAACTTGTTGATCAGTTTCGTGAGTTGCGATGTTAGCCACTAAAGTTTTGAATAGATCTGCTAATTTGTTCACTTGTTCTTCGTTAGCCGTAACACGTTTGCTAACCGCGTCGTGTTCTTGGTTAACTAAATCGAACATAGTGTTGATAGCATCTAATTTTGATTTTAAAACGAAGTCGATTAAACCCATAGGGATGTTTAATACGCGACCATCTTCATAAGTTAATTTGAAGTAGTCTTTGAATTCGTCAGCTGATTTGATAGTTGCAGTTTTGAACAACATAGCCGGATTTGCTAATTTCTCAGCAATCGCGTTTGTAGTAACCACGAACTCTTGGTATTGTTCTTGCATGCGTTTAGACATCTCGATAGTTTCTTCGAGTTGTTTTTCAAGGATGTCGCGTTCGCGAATTTTGAACTCTTTCTCAGCTTCTTGTAAAGCTTGGAAGCGAGCTTGTTCTTTAGCATCGTTGATAGCGATAGTACGACGAATCGCTTCTAAACGTTCTACTTGTTCTTTGCGAGCTTGTTCATCGCGTTTTGCTTTAGCAATAGCTTCTAAACGAGCTTCGCGAGTTGATGCGAATAATGATGATGTTTCGCAAGATTTGCAATCTGCCATTGTATTTTCCTTTCTATAGTTAGGTTAACGATTTGCGATTAAAGTTTGCATATTTAATTCGTTATAGTATTTATATTTTTACCGCACTCAAAGGTTTCTCAATCCAACGATTTGGGCCTTTCTTGGTACCGGAACTATCTAAAACTGTTTCATCAATTCCCTGAATAGGCGAGTTGTTTCTAACTTCTTTATCGCAATACGCTTTAGTATAAGTCCAATAATCGTATACCACCCCAATATTAAGACTAGCACCTAATTCCGCGGATGGATCGAGTGCTATTTCCCCAATACTGGAGATTCTACAATTTTTGAAATCTACTCTAAAGAGTATTTCTTTGTTCGAATTGAGAATTTGAACCCATAGGTCGAAAGTCGGAGTGCTAAAGGTATCCTGTTCGAAGTTAACTTCTTGCATCGCAAGATCTAACAATTCGAAATAAGTTTGGAACCCAGAATCTAACATAATATCCAAGCTGAGATCATTAAAGTCGATGCTATCAGCCCCAGCATGAAGAGCTACCCCAGATCTAGTCATCAGACTAGGATGGGCAAAAGCTATAGAAGGAATGGTAAAATTCTTAATAAAGAATGGCGTTAACTTTAACGTATCACTTCCTACTAAAAACTGACTGACATCAGCTAAATTGACGCTAGCAGTGGATGCAGACATTAGATTCTCCTTAACGAATTAATTTTCCGAACCCTGAAAGTTTCGGTGACCGAAATCATCAAGGCTCGGAAATTTTTAAGATTACGCCGCCGCGGTTACGTCGCTAGCAGAAACTAAGTAGCCTAAAGACACTTCGCCTAAAGATTTAACTTCGATACCGGTAGCTTTCTTGTTTTCTAAAGCTTGAACTTTACCTTCTAAAGTAGTAACTTTAGGTTCTAGGTCATTTACTTTACCTTCTAAAGTAGTAACTTTAGGCTCTAATGCACCTTTAGCTGTTTCTAAAGCTTGGATTTTAGCGTCTTGTTCTTGGTCTTTAGTAGCTTGAGCCGCTTTAGCAGCATCTACTAATTCGCCAGCTTTAGTAGCTGCGGCGTCTTTAACTTCGGTAACTAAAGTTGAAAGATCAACTTCAACATTAGCGCCTTCGCTATCCACTAAAGTGATTTTGTTACCAGCGTATGAACCAGAAACAATTTTAGTATCAGTATCCACTGTTAAGAAATCTGCAATACTTTGTTCGATTTCGGTACCATCACTTAAAGTGAATTTCATTTTCTTCTCAGCTTTGTCTACTGACACACCAGATAATTTCACATCAACTGGGATACTTAACGCTGCAGTATCAACAACAACCTTCTGAGCTTCTACTTTTAAACCTGTACCTAGGTCAGCAGGAGTAATAACTGTAATTGCCATTTTGTTTTCCTTTTTGTTAAATTTAACGTTTTGTGCTGTCGCACGAGTTATTTGAGACTTTCAAAATTTCGGTGACCGAAATATGAAAGCTCTAAATATTGATTTTTAAAAGTCTTCGAATGTTAGAAATCTTCGAATGCTAGATCCCCAATTTCGAAGAACGCGCCGGAATCTAAAACCTCATCGGATTTTAAAGCATCTAAGAATTTTCCGAAGTCGCTGAAATTATCCATATTGGTCATTGGAGCAATGGAAATAGCTAACGCCATAACTAAATCGTCATGACCAGACGAGGCTTGATACTTATCATTGACCAATTCAAATCGTTGGAATTCGCCGATGGTTTCCTTATCGCAAATTTCCAACTTGCCGGAGTTAATAAGTATTTGTAACATTCTAATAATAGAATCTCTAGTTGATTTAGTAGTTCTAAATCCTGGATACTTGTATTTGTTATCTTGGTAATAGATGTTAGGGTACTCGAAATGATTAACCAACATATCTGCAATGGATTGCCCGGCGCCTTCATTGTTTTCAATGATCATATGCGCGGTATTAAATCTTGCTCCCCATTCATACAAGAAATCCGGCATAGACAAGTAATCCACCTGCAAATTCGCGGCCGCGACTTGCCGGAAAGGCATTTCGGTTACGTCAATTACTTGAATGGCGAAATAGTCTTTACCTTCTTTGGCGGCATCTACACTCATAATATAGGTATGATTTTGTTGAGGTTCATAATATAATCTAAGCATATCATCCCATACTGCGATAGGGTTTTTATGTTGCAATTCTGCGAGAACTTCCGGAGCAATCAAAGTTTCGGAAGACCCAACGAATGAGTTACCGTAGTTTTGCTCGAAATATACTCGTCCGTAGCGCTTGATGATTTGACGTTTGAATTCTTCCGGCTCCATCAGGTTACCTTTAGAATCATATCTTGGAACCTCATCCCAGTGAACTTCGATAAACGCAGTTTTGGAATTAGGTTGCATATCTTCTAATTTTGCGCGTTGCACAATATCATAGAAGTGATTGAGACCCTTAGCGGTAGAGATGATGATGTTCTTCTTCCAAGCTAACGCAGATTGGGACGGGAAGATCGAATCTGCGAATTCTTCCCAGACCGAGGTCTTGACGAATGCTGCCTCATCACAAACGAGGCAATTGTGATGAACAAACCCGTCACTGATGTAGGTATGATTACCCTGCACTTCTACTGGATCGAAGAATTCCCCTTCAGGGATGATTTCGATAGATTGTACGATTCTTCCATCTACTTCATCCCCAATATTAAGATCTTTTGCTAAAACAAATTCAGATTTTACGCGATCGCGCAGCATTTGATGGTTGTTGGTACATTTAATATAAGAACCGTCATCAAACTTTATATCCAATCCGGATGCTACTGTTCGTTTAAGGCCTAAGAATGGTTGGAAACCATTATCAGTAAGAATTTCAAAATTTTTATTAGGAGTGAAGTTTTGGTCACCGAAACTTGAACTTTCGGGTTTTGCATTTTTCAAAATTTCAAACAATTCACCGAAGGTGATGTCCTTGATGTTTTGAAATTCATCCTTAATACAGAGTACATGGGTTCCAGAAAGGCAATTAACGGTATAACCCCTAAAACTATCAGATCCAGGGACGTCCGTCAAAATTCGGGAACCTATCTCATTCGCGATATCGCGCTTATTCCAGATGGTAGTGCCTTGCATTAACCAGATCGGCAAACGCGAAATAATATCTTTGACGTTTTGTAAGAACTCGCGAGCTTGAGCGCCACGGTTTGCCACAATACCAATATTCAAATTCTTATGGAAATTATAAAGCCAAGAAAGATAGCAAGCTACGGTGATGGACTTACCGGAATTATGAGATAATACACCTCCGGTGTAGTACCAGAAGTTTTCGAATTCAGATTGATCTAATGTAATATCGTAGAGCTCTTGTTCCCCAGCATCTTGGATTTCCAGGATTTTAGACTTGCCGTCGACAGTATCGAAGTGATCCCCAACGCGCATTTCGTTAGCTTGGAATTCTTCCTCATCGATGATAAAGGTATGAAATTCAGCTACGGTGAGTTCTCCACGTTCGTGGATAAACTTCAAAGACTTCAAAATTTTGGTTTTGTGAATTTCTTCGATTCTTTGGTAACCAAACGGGGTTTTGACTCTTCGATTGTAATCAAGTATGTACTTTGATTCAATAAACACTAATCAGAATTCCTCTTATTGATTATATTACTCTGCGATTTTTGGACAAAATTATAGTATAGAGTATTTATTATAGAAATCATCAATAAATCATTTCGTCTACGAAAATTTTTGAAAATGGAGTTGAAGAGTTTCGGTCACCGAAACTTGAAAGGTTTGAAAATAAAAAAAAAATCTCCAAAACTTACCCTTTCGGGTAGATCTTGGAGATCTTGGGGATCTTGGGATATGAAATAAATTAAGAATCCGGAAACTCTTTCAAAAGAATTGGAGTTCTTCCAGCTACATCGACACAGAGATTTATTCGCTTAACCCCATCACCATAATCTCTAAACTCTTTATGGGTATGACCACAACATAAAGTAAGATTCTTCTTCTGGCAAATATCCACCGCTAACGGAACATCCGGATAATGGCAAAAGCAAAATTCATCGATAGTCAAAATATCGTGAACACTTTCGAATCCCATTTTGATATACTCTTCGTTAGTGAAATGATCGTGGTTACCTCTAACGAGGATTTTACGACCTTTCAACTTCGCGATAATTTTAGCGATCCACTCTCTTCCTTGCTTGCTAGCTTGAATGTCTCCACCGAATACGACCAAGTCGTCATCCTGGACTACTTCATTATGAGCAAGAATCATAGCCTTAGCATCTTCTAAGGCTGATAGATTAGCATTTGGAATCTCGTGAGTTTTTCGATCACAATACTTGATAATGTTTTGGTGACCGAAATGGTGATCACTTAAAGCAAATAATTTCATTGGGTTTATTGGATATTAATACTACTCAAACTTATATAGTGTATCTTTAGGAAGCGATGTTCCGCTCAGCAAACTAGTAAGATTTAAAACATCATCGAGATCATCCCTTAATCGTTCACTATCAAGCAATGCGATTGCATCCTTATCAAAACCGCGGATATTAAATCGAATATCGTTAGAAAGTTTCAAGAAGTATTGACGATCTGCTTGTTTTTCCACACCGTTTAATGCTTGTTCTAGTAAACCATTAAAATCATCAAACACGCGGAACTTAGAGAACACCGCGATAAGAGTCTTCAACTTAGAAATCACATCGCGTTTATTGATGCGAAGAGTGGTAACTTTCTCCACTACGAATAGTTTCTTAATATCCGCCAACCCTTCATTTAAAGATCTCGATTTCGCCACTTCACGCACTGACTCAAACTGGCTTTCCGCTAATTTTTGAAGTTGGGATTGGCTTTCAGTTTGTTGAGCTAATTGAATGTATGAGGCTTCTAAAAGATGAGATTCGTTCATCTTAGATAACAATTTTTCCAATTCAGTGCGGATAATCGCATAATTAGTAGCTTTAAGACATTTCTCAAGCAAGTAGTTGGTAATACGACGATCTTTCATCTTAGTCTTTTCCGCCACATCAATCACATACTCGATGAAATCTTCACGGACATCCTTATCTTTGATTCCGGCGCCTTTCATACGTTCGCATAATGCGGTAAATGCGCGTTCGCTTACGTTTTTATTTTTATCGTCAATCAACATATACAAAATGTCATCTTCGGTGAACATCTTGTCTGTTAAGGCCAATTTTGCGTAATACGCAGTAGAATCTTTGCGCTTAGCTACTTCCAAACGGACCTTCTTGGAAAGATCCATATTGTCCACTAAGGTTTCCAATTCTTTCTCATCTTCAGATTTCTTAGCAATCTCTAACGCTTCTTTTTCTTTCATACGAATTCCTCAAATCCACGGTGATCATTAGTTTCGGTAACCTTCATAGTAAGTTTGCAAAATTTGTTCAAAGTTTGACGGATCTTTGATACCGGTCAATTTTTTGAATAGATTCCAACCACCAGATTTAACCGCAAGGTCAAGTTCTGGGTCGCCACGTTCAAGCTCTTGAGCACGTTGAGGCTTATCCGCCCAAAGTAAAGCAAAATAGCGTTCCGCTACATCTTTCTGTTGTTGTTTGCTCAAATACTTGTTACAAAGTTCAACTACGCCGCGGAATGTCCAAAGTTTATCCACATCTTTAGAATCTTCATTGTTGAAAACTAATTTAAAGATTTCTACTAATGTTTTCTTATAATCACTTGAAGCTACCGGAATTTCTTTGTATACGGTTTTACCGTTATCTTTGACTTCGTTACCGCCTTGATCTAGTAATGGGGCATACGCTACGCGAACGCCGTGGTCCACCGAGAATTTTAACATACGAGCGACATCGCCTTTCTTGCTAGCAGCAGTCAATTTGTAGTTGTCATAAGTGGACTTACTGGTGACAATAACGATATCAGGGCGAATGCTTACTCCACCGACTAATGCGCGAATTAGGTATTTGTGGTGAACCGCTTTTACTCCATCTTTCGCATCATCAAAAGAACTTGAGTGGCTAAAACGCGCCCATTCCGTTGGGTTACCATCTTCTTCGAATGGTAAAAACTCGAAGTCTACTTGTACCAAGTACTCTACCGGATCTAAGAAACGGAAGATACAGTTGATTTGGGTACCTAAAGAAGAGCTTGAGGTTCTATTCATACCGACAAATTCCACGTTACGGGTAACTTGTCGACCTTGAAGTTTGCTTAGCAATTCGAACAAAGTTTCAGCGCGCTCCGATGGGATGGCAATATCAATATCACCCATTGTTGGTTTGAATTTTAAAATTTCTTGGTCACTGAATTTTTCACTTAAAACGAAAGAACTTGAACCATTGAATACTAGCGCATCTTTGAGAACTTTATCGCTCTTCCAAAGAGGTACGCTATATTTTGCCTCATGTAAAGTGTTCAACGAACTGAAAAGATTTTGTGCTAATTTAATAACGTTTGATCTTCCTACAGTTCGTAGATCCACTTTAACCGCGGCGACATCAACTCCGTTGACGTCTTTAACTACTACATTTCCACCCATTATGAAATCCTTTAAAGTATTCTAAACAATTTACATATTTAATGGTATTAGATTGCAGTGGCATCCAACGGTTTGATAGAATCCATCACCTCTTGGAAATCCGGATCTTGCAATAACTGGCGATACTCGCCAATCATTTGCAAGTTCATCCAATAATCTCCGGTTGTGTTGAACAACTTTCCGAGTCTTGCTGCCAAGTTTAAATTGATAGGCTCTTCGCCATTTAAGATTTTATTAGCCAAGTTTACGGTAATTCGAATTCTGCTAGCAAATTCCTCTACTGAAAGATGGAATGGTTCTAGATATTCTTCTTTTAAAATTTCACCTACTGTGACGACGTAATCTGGGTTGAACTGATTCTGTTGGTTCATATTTTTTGCTCCTATGATTGCTAATTAATTTAATGTTTGTATTATAATATATCTACCAATAAAACACAACTAGAACTCGCACTCTAAACAAAAGAAAAGCCTATTGATGTAATAGGCTTAACTTATCAAAATTAGAGTTGCTTAACCCCGTATAGATAGAACCCGATGGCATTATAGAACTCGGATTTGTTCTTAACTACTTTGAAGAACGGATCTGTGGATTTAAGAATGCTAGCCCCGCCACCTAATAAACAAACAAAGTCGCATTTGTCGATGATGTTACCGTAACGATCTTCAATCAACGTCAAAATTTCTTTGGTGTAATCATCACAAACTTTAGTAATCACTTCCTGCATATCGAAACGTTGGCCACGAAGTTTGTAGAACCCGGAATCTAAAATCTCTTTCGCTTCGCGTAACGTGATATCTTTAGAGTATTGCTCTTTGATTACTTGTTGAAGATTTTGAGCGATTTTAACTACGCCAGCGTTCTCCACGCCTTCGAATAAGTTCGGGGAGGTTTTACCGTCTGTAACATAGAACATATCGAGCGTATTAAAACCCACATCACACCCTACATATGTCGAAACCATGTTCGTGGTTCTTGGTTGCGGATAATGATCGCCAAACATATCAAACGCTAACTTACTTCCAGCGCCTTGCGGTAATAAGAAGATATTGTTGAACTTATATTCTTTGCCACTAACCGTAAACTGTTTGATTCGTTCTTTGAAGTAACCAGACATACCCAATTGGGCGACGCTTAAACCACAGACCATCACATCAATTTCATCTGCGGAAATCTCAGCGGTTTCCAAAGCTTTAGCGATAAACGCTGGCGCGTAAGCTTCTAACATTTGGTAATCGCTGATATCCACGATCATATTGCTTGGTAGACTCAAAGCATCTAAGCCAACATAAACTTGATCGATATCTCCGGATGGCAAAGTAATTTCAACAATTCGCGGATCGCGAATACTTGAAACTTTTTGTGCTCTGGCAATAGCACTAGAATATTTGAAGATGTGGGAGATTTGGTTACCATCCCCAATTACTACTTTCACATCTCCGTAGCCAATATCTAAACCTAATGACTTCATTAAATTTTCTCCTAAACGAAATAATGTATGGATATTATTATAATACCCATACTAAATATGTTCACCGAATTTAATCATCCGATTCATCAGAATCTGCCGGTTTCGCAAACGCATCATACAGGAAACTTCGAGCTTTGGCTCTAGCTAACGCATAAAGAACCGTATGCTCGTAGATCTCCGAAAGCGCCACCTTATATCCTTTGCGTTCGGTTACCGGAATTTGTCGAGCTTCGCATAACTCAGCTTTAGCATTCTCTACACTAATCGCAAATTGATAAATGCTATAGTCTACCGTGTCCGGTTGAATTTCCTTAAACGCTTGAACGTTTTGGCATCCTAGCAGATGAACTTTCTTATTATGAGCACGAGCATAATCCATCATAGTCTTCAAAAGTTCCGTGTTCTTATGCCATTCGCGAGTTTGCGCTAAGCCCCCGATACTCAATCTTGGATATCTTGGATCTTCACATAATTTCATCCAATAATCCACCCCTTGATGAAGTTTGAAGACTGGCGTCGGGTAATAACCAAGAATATCGAAAACTTCTTGTCTTAGGAAATTTTCCGGTGATGTCAAATCTTCGTTGTGAAGAAAGTAATCATTATCCAGCTCAAAACATTCTTTGGGTTTCAAAATCTCGCAAAGTTTCAAAAATTTCTTTTTGAATTTTTCACAGCGCTTAACAAAGATTTCGCTATCTGCTCCGTGCTTAAACTGCTCTTTGAATAAGGTAAAACCACCGCTATCCAAGTAAGTGCGATTTTGAAGGTTTAAGTCGCGGATGAATTCTGCTCGCTTAAAGGTTAAATCCGTGGTACTTACTAAAAAGTCGTTGGTAAAACATTCAAACATCTTACGCAAACGATCTTCACTACGGAGACTGTACATCAAGGCATCTCCTAAACCAAAAACTAAACGATGCGCCGGATGCTCTTTATTTGCGGTATCCATTTCCTGCATTATTTCAACTCCGGAACGTCTAACTCTTTTTCGAGTTTTTTCTTGGTAGCCTTGACATTAAGGATTCCAAAATCCGCCAACATTTGCATATCCATTTTCCCATCCCCGAGCATGCGATCTAACGCGGACATATTCCATTTTGAATACTCCGCTACGCGGTTATCCGCAATAACAAATCCCCGTTTTTGTTCGTTGGTTAATCCACAAACTTGTAATACGTCAATTTCATCTTCCTTACTTAAACCAAGCAATTGGATAGCTTTGAATCGGGTATTACCCGCTAAGATTACCAATTCGTCGTCGACGACAATTGGGTTGATGTAACCAAAACTTTCGATGGACTTCGCTACTTGTTTTGCCGATTCATTATTATGGCGAGGATTCCCGCCGAATGGTTTAAGATCGCCAATCTTTACTTTGACGATTTTCTTATCTAAATTGAACATACTTTGATGGCTCCCTAAGATAACATCTGTTTAAATTCTTGAACATTATTATCTAACAATTCTTTAAACTTGTTCGTAGGCTCAAAGGTATCGAAGATGTCGTAAATCAAAGTTTTCGGTTTATCCGGATGGTTGAAAACTCGATTTTGTTCGATACTTGAAATCACCGGATAGCTAGTATCGATAGAATCAATTAAATGACGAACTCTGCGAATTTGGGTCACTTCAAACGGTGATTTTAATCCTAAAAAGTGAACTTTTTGATTCCAGGTCATCAAATTCGCCAGCTCTTCCAAAATTTCGCTTCTTGGAGTAGTATTGCAACACATATCTCCGAATGGAACGGCAATTACATCCTCTTCTCGAAGAATTTTAGTATACTCCACAAAACAATCTTTGAAGTTTTGCTTATTGTGCCCGTGCACTACGGCAACCAAAGTAAATTGCGGAAACTCCGCAAGATACTCATGCACCTTACGGATACATCTTGCGCTATCCTCAAAGTAGTCCGGAACTATCACTTTCAAAAGTTTTTTGCGATCTTCCGGGATGGCTTCATCAAATTTTCGAAGTAAGTTTTTGTAACCGGCTTCATCCAATTCAATGTTACGAATTTTGCGTTCATACAGACTGTTGTCTAAGATCACTTCGCGTCCTTGCATAATGGAATCCAGGAAGAAATCAAAGACTTCCGGGTGATCGTCCCAGAAAATATCCAGGAAATATTCATAATCATTGAACGAACGACTATAACCTAAAAGACTCTTTGGTGTTTCAAAACTAAATTTCATTTGATTGCTCCCCAAACTCTTTAACTTTCATAGAAATGAAAATGGCGCGATCCCCGCGATCTGATGGTTTAACCACCAACGGAGTAATGTTCATTTTATGAAAGAATTCTTTAATATAACTATCAATCGTTTGTTGAAATTCTACGTTAGTAGATCTTAACTCTTTGCCGGTAATTTCAAACGCAATCGGGAAATAGACAAACATCGTATTTGCGCGAAGAATTGCCTGTTTGGCGGCTTCTTCGATGATCGAAAGTTGCTCGAGATATTCCGGGAATCCATCTCTCAGATACTGGTATTTTGTGTATGCCCATATATCCGCATATGAACGACTGGAGATTACTTTATCCCCCATCGTCTTACCCGCCCAGGTATCCAATTGATATTGCGTAAACGCAGATTGTTTTTCCTTCAACACATCCGGATTTTTGAAATCCTCTTTACTAAAGAATTTTTCACTTAAGCTATCCGCGATTTGAAAGCCTTCGAAAATATTTGGAAAATTTTCGACACAATCATATAACGAGGTGGATTTGCCGGTGCCGTGAGCCCCGCTAAATAATACAAATTTTTGCATCCTGGCTCCTTACTGATATGGAATAGGGTCTTGGATACCAGCTTCTTTGAAAGCTTTTAAGCGATCCAAACAAGTAGCGCATTTACCACAAGCTTTACCTTCGTGAGGATTGTAACAACTTGAAGTATGGGAATACATTTCAGATGATAAACCTAATTTTTCTAACGCTTCTAAGCCAGCTTTCAATACTTGTGATTTTGTTACGTCTACGAAAGGCGCTTTGTAATCGATTCGCTCACTACCATAGTTTGAGATTCTGTAAAGTTCTTTTGCCATGTTAACGCTTTCCGGTCTGCAGTCCAAATATGTAGAATTATCGTTGTTGTGCACGCCCATCAAAATATCCACATCTGCGTTGAACTTCTTACTTAAAGCCAAAGCTTTACCATAGATGATCGCAGAGAAGATCACATTGCGATTTTCCACTACGGTAACTTTCAAATTCTCTTGATTGTACTCGTTTTCTGGAACTTCTTCCGCTTTGTTAGCCCCGATAGCCGATTGAGAATCACTGAATACATCGCGAACGTTGATAAGTTGATAATTCACATCGAAACCCGCACTATTAAGTGCTTGCACTAATTCTTGCGATTTTTCGATTTCGATTGAATGTCGTTGACCGTAATCAAAGCTATAACAGAATACCTTGTCATAACCTTCGGTTAAGATTTGAAAGAGAAGAGAAGAAGAATCCATTCCACCTGAGAATGAAAGAACGGCAATCTTTTGAGATTGTGACATATTTTTACTCCTAATAAAAATTGAATGAAATGTTGATGGTATCTATTATAAAACAAACACTATAATATTCAACCTAAAAGTTATTTCAAAGGTCCAAACAAACCAAGAAAGTTAGCCTTACGCTTTAGCGTATCCGCTAGCTCGTAAACCATTGCGGCGACCGCAAGAGCCACCGGACCCCATACCGTCGCGTTTATGATACCGGTAAAGGTGCTAGTTTTCTCACCAATAAAATAACCGTGTAGTATCATCATAATAAAGATAAGAATGGCTAGAATCTCTAATAAAACCCCAGCCAACCCGTATACCAATTTCATATTTGCTCCTATAATTAAAATTAATCGTCTTCGGACATTACATCAATCAACCAAAGATAACCCGATATAATCAATAGCGCAATTACCGAAGTCGCTAGATGTCCAAATTTCTCCCAAACTTTCGCTACCGCGACGGCTCCGAGAGCTGGAAGAATTACTAATGCTATCGTTAATGTGATAGTATCCCTACAGTTTTTGCAAGCTTTGTTGCATTTATCGTGTTTATACATTTTTTTTTTTAACCTACCCGAATTTATTATAGTTGTTATACTATATCTATCGATAGGTCGCAAATTTTATGATTTAATGGGTATATTATATCAAATTTGAAACAAGATGGCAACCCGTTAAAATTTTTTTTTTTCGCTTCTTATGAGTTTCGGTGACCGAAACTTTGAAGTTTTCAAAACAAAAAAAAATCTCCGGAGGTCCAGAGATTGTTTAAACTTTGATCATTTCTTGGATACTTTCATTACGATATAAACTTGAGATTGTGAAATTTGAATGTCATAACTATCAAGCTCAACCCCTTTTGATTCCGCGTACTCTTCTACGCTTACAGATCCAAAGCCGTCACCGCATCTATTGATGTCTCGGGAATTTACATGTCCAGCATTACACATAATTAGGAATTTGCTTCCGATCTCATCCTTTTGGATGCTCACCGCACTTGCGCTCATTGAAACTAACACGCCAACACCTAACATCAATGCTTTTAATAATTTGTTCATTTTAAATCTCCCGTAATTTTTATCTCTTGTCTTTATGTGATGTATTATAATGCATCTAAAATAAGAAATCAATAGAGTTTGAAAAAAAAAAATTTTTTCGGAGATGTGAAGTTTCGGTCACCGAAACTTGAACGGTTCAAAATAAAAAAAATCTCTCGTAACGAGAGATCTTTTAGATCTTTTAGATTGTTTAGATTATTAAAATTACAATCATTATAGCTTATAAACTAAATTACCACTACCATAATAAGCAAAGATACCTTGTTGTCTCAAAAATTCCACAGAGTTGATTTCTTTGTAACCCGGTTCATCCCGTTTCGGGAAGCCTTCGAAGTATCGATGCAGGTAAATCTTCATCATTCGATTACGGATTACTCGGGTAAATCCAACCGGAGAATACTTATCCGGAATGATATACCATAAATCTCCTGGAGTCTCTTCAATCAGTTCTCCGACTAAAGCGTAGGAATTGCCATCAGAAATATTCATATCACAGTAGGTATGCAGTTCCACTGCCGGATGCTGAGTTTTGAAGTGTTTGAAGATCTTTTGGGTTCCACCTTGCACTAAACAATGTTTCTTACTGCAAGCTCGGATCACTTCCCAAACCCCTTGCCCCTCACCGGTATGGTTATATCGATGTTTAGCAAACGTAATAATCTGAACCAGCTCTCCATCGAACTCCAACCCATAATACACTTGAGCGTTTGCATGACCATTTAAGTGATTCGCTTCCGCGAACTCTCTGGCTTGCTTAGCGGTGATCTCAACTATTTTGCCCTTACGGGCCGGAATTTTGTTCTTGGTAAGACCTAAATGATGCAAGATCATACTAATCACCAGATCCGTTTTATTATAAACATCATCAATGCCAAATCTCAATAACTTGATCTTTTTCTCTGAAAGAGATTTATTCATTCTTTTGAAGTATTGGTTGTCTACTTTGTTATCAGTAAACTCCGGAATGTTGGTGACCTCAATGACTAGGTTACGTTCCGGAATGTAGTGATCAAACGTAAATTCCCCTACCGTTAGGCTTTCATAGGCGATGTCGTGTTCCTCTAGCAATATAGGAACCAAGTTCTCCGCGAAAACTGCAAAATCGAAAGCCTTATCCACCTCTGGGGTGATAAACTGACGGTCGACCGTCCCGGTATCCAAAATTTGATCAAGGAGCTCCCGACTGTCCCGGTACACAATCTTTAAAGCTTTGAGTAAGAATTCCCCGTTATACAAAAAATTTTTTACAGGTTGCCCATTTTCGGTCACCGAAACGCTGCGCATTTGATTTTCAATTTTCGATGGGTAAATTTTCGATTGTTTTGGTTCTCTGAGTTTCGGTTCTCTTACCGTTTTGGTCACCTTAATCTTCGGTGCTTTGGGTTCTTTTGGAATTTTAGGAACCTTAGTCTTACGCGGTTCGCGCGTGCCTTCTTGGATCTTACGATCGATAGTCTCAGCGGTACGCTGTTTGATTTGATCCCCGTAAAGCTCCTGAACTTCTTTGCGGGTTAGCATCTTCAATCCGTTCTTTTTGAAGACTTGGGCTAGGTCGTCTAGCTTGGTAATACCAAACATTTCGATAAAATCCGCGAGATATAGCAAACCGGCATAGTAGAGGTTATGGACTGCAGTTAATAAATCTAAGTTATACTTTTGGCCTCTGGTTGTTGGTATAGGTTCTTTTTGGTACGCACCAGTCTTCAAAGAAATCTTGTAATTATTCGCTTTAGCGAAAGATAACAATTCCTTTGTTATTGGGATGTTTTCGGTTAGGAGATTTCCAGATTCTTTTAACATTTCTTATGCTCCTTAAAATTCTGAGTGAATGCAATGCGAGTAAATGTATTATAATGGTTTATCTAATAAGAATCAACTACTTTATTACCGGATTACTCCACAATCCCAATACTCGAAATCCTCGATAAATCTTTGATGTTGGTGATCTTCGAAATTTCCGGTAAACCGGCTAGGATCGAATAGACCATAATTCAAAGATTCTTTGATGCTTGAGATTTGATTGAACTCCAGGAACTCTTTGCTTACGCGAAAGTCTTCTTTATTCAAAATACCTAAATGGAGTTTGATGATGTTAATGTAATCGCTTCTAAAGTGATCCTGTTCATAATCGGTAAACGACAACATCAAAATTCCGCTATCGCGGAAAGCCTTGAATTTTTCGAAGTGCCACCCCGGTGTTTTGGGATCACCTTTTGCGGCCTTGTTAACGGAATGATGCGCCCTACCGTTAATCTCAATCCCCAGTTTAAGATTGGGGAAGTAGAAGTCCATATCACGATATGTTCTTCCAAATCTAACTCCGTGTAATTTTCTCGCATTTTGAACAAAGTCCAAATCACGGCAATTTGCAAAATCTTTCGGATTAGTAGAGTATTCTATTTTTGAGCAACCGATATTCGTTAAATCATTACGCATCTTTATTTCGGTAGTGTATGTAGTCGCAGTTTTAAGATTCAGCATCTTTAAAAGTTCACCCGCACGGGACCGCTTATAATTATCCACTATAAATTCAGAGGCCTTTACCATATCAATTTCACCATCTGGGGTTAATAAACTTGAGAATACCTCGTCTGTTTCGTTTGTGTGGTCCAACTCACCTCGCTGGTGTTGTAGAAGTTTGCGAATAATAGAGAAATTTTCATATCGCTCGTCTATAACGCTTTGGGATTTCATGGCATTATCAACCCCGAGGTCATCTATGAGGGTTTTCTTAGATTTTTCTCGAACCGCTTTTGATTGCATTGGATATTCCACACCGAGATTCTTAAGACATGTGGCTCGGGATTTGGCGCGGGTTTCTGGTTTCTTCATACTATTGTTATCGCCAGAATGATCTATTAGCTGAAGATTACACTTAACCCCTATGTTGTGGAGGTTGGTGGCTTCTACCTTGGCTCTAACCATCTTTGATTGGGATGGGTATTCTACCCCTAAATTTTCTAGGCATGATTGACAGAATTGGTGCTGAATTTCTTCCGGATAAATTACGGTCGCTGGGATATAACGATCGCCCAAAATTCTTTTAATGGTATTGGCAAACCCAGCTTTGCCCATCCCAAAAACATCACAGTATTTGGTTGGATACATTGCCCCGTCAAGATATAGTTTCCCTATCTGATCCATTAGCATGGGATTATTCTTAGCTCGGTTAGCCTTTAGTTCGCCAATTCGGTAATCCCCAGTTTTCAAAGAAATCTTGTAGTTATTCGCCTTAGCGAAATCCAACAATTCTTTTGTTATCGGTATACCTTCCTCAATTAGGTTACCGGATTCATTTAACATTATTTTTTACCCCTTTAAAATAGATTTTATTATGTTATAATAACATAACGAAATTTTCAACATAAAAAAAAAATCTCCGCTTTCGCGGAGATCTTTTCGTTCTTACAGGGTTTCGATTAACCGATTAGATACCAGTTACTGCGAATGTACTTGCGTATAACGCAGCACGATCGGTAGCTGTTGGAGTTTCGAATCCAGGGATCGTGGTAAGTGCGTAGCGCGTTTTGGCAATTATCCCATTCATACCAGTTTGTGAGTTAATCACTTTAGTAAATGTAAGTGGCACATACGGGCAAAAATACCCCATGGCGTCTCGACGATCTTCACCTTTATACAACAGAGTCGCATACTCGAAATCTGTGTAAGGATCTACGACTACGCGTAAACGACCATCTAAAGTACCAACGAAACCAGTTAATACACCAGTTTTAACGATATCAGAACCGATGTGACCGTGTTCGAATGAATCTAATGAAGCTAATAAGTTAGCTACACGAGATGAACATAATAACACGTTTGCTTGGCCACGGTTTGTGCGACGCGCAATTGCTGAAGCTTCGTGCGCAATTTTGAATGCTAATTCACGAGCGATGTCGATTGTACGTAAGATACCGCTAGAAGCTTGAACCGCAGTAGCATCCCAGTCTGGTAATTGTGTTGCGTGAGTGTTAACGAAGTTAACTACGTCTGCGTCGATGTCAGTTTGGATTTCTGACGCCATCAAACGCATCATCTCGTCGTCCGCTAATAAACCATGTTGTGATTTAAGATCTTGGTACATCTCTAAGCTGTATTCGCCGTGTAACGCACGAACGATAGCTTCTACTGGTTTTTTCACAATACGGAAACCAACATAGTTGATATCTGGGCGTTGTTCGTCAGCTAAGTTAGCTAATGAGAAGTTACGGATAATTTTTGGATATGAAGCAACGTTTGTATAAACTGCTTCGATTTGGTAAGCACCTAAAGTATCACCAACTTTTTTACGACCACCTTTCATAGTAACTACTACGTAGTTGCCTTCTTTGTGAACGATAGTTTCGCCAGCTAACACATCATCTTTAGCTTCAGCCGCTTCGCGGTTTAATTTGTAAAGGATAACTTGTACGCGTTCATCTTTTGGTTTTGCGCGATATTCGTTAACCATTGCATAGATGTATGCAGTTGGGGTAGCCATTGGTTGAACACCTAATAACTCGTTAGCGATTAAACGTGGATAAACGTAACGGATTAAAGGTAATAAAATTGGAGTGAATGTAGCGATATCTTGTGAAACGGTAGATTCGTTTAATTCTTGATCTTGCGCGTTAGTCGCATTTTCAAGTAATTTACCAAGTACCATCTTTTCAGATTCGTTTAATGCTGGATAACGTTCTGATTCAAGTAATGCACCTACATCTTGACTGAATGTATTCATTCGGAAATTTCCTCTTTTTGTTTACGTAATAAAAATTCGTTTATTATTTATTGAGTTGTATTATTTATTAAATTTGATACAACCCAATTTTAATTATTTATTGCTTACCGGGATTAAAGCATATGACTAGGAACCGAAGTTTTGTGTTTCGGTAAACCGGTAACTTCGTTAAGCTCAACCGCCTCGGTAGATTCGTTCACCACACCGGCAGTACTTGGAGTATACTCCGGAATGTCGTCGTATGATTCATTCATTCCTTGTAGCTTGAAGAAGATGTCATCTTCGCTACGATATACGTTAAATCTAATTGAGTTAACTTTACTCCAAACCTCAACGAAATTAACGCCTAGTTTCTTTTCGATGTCTTTGGTTTGGTTAATAATCTTAATGATCTTATCATAAGAACTCTTATCAATCCCCGCGGATGAAGCGAAAAAGCCGAAAGATCCAACGGTTTCATCGATCTCTACACCAAAGAACTTAGCGATAGCTCGGGCTTTCTTACGCATTCTTTCTTCTGAAGCTTCGTTAAGAGTATTAGTCGCTTCGTTCGCTGCGCTTGATTCGCTCATCCCACCAACGTAGAATAGGATGCTATCTTCTTCGTCTTCGAAATCGATCAATACCGACATTTCTGGGTTATCAAAAGTCATTTCATAGAAACCGAATGCTGCTGGATCACTTTGAGATCGTTTAAATGCGTTAACGATTTTGATAAAATCTTTTTCGGTAATCTCAAAAGAAGCACCCATTAAAGCTTTGTAGGAGCTTGGAGTTTCTTTGAATTTAATACCTAACGATTTAGCCGCAGTTTGCGCCAACTTAAGAAGCTCAGATTTTGATGATTCGTTCATTTTGTTGGACGCACGAGTATTGAGCGCTTCGTTTGCTTCGTTCATTTCCATATCCGCTTCAGTGGACAGGTATAAAGCGAAACCACCCGGAAGCATGAAGGCGATATAACCTTCTTCGAAATCCCATTCGATATCGTCGATACCGTGGGCTTCCGGGTCTTTAAGAGCTTTCGCTTTGCGAACTACCGAACGAAGTTCTTTTTCTTTAATTTGGAAAACCGGAGATTTTGGGTCACTGAAAGTGTAGTTATCCATTGTTGGGATTACACCCAACAATTTCCCGATTCTAGCGGCTTCCGCTTTGAATTCATTTTTGTTCATTTTAGCCCCTTATTAGATCATATAAGAAGGAACTTTTAAGAAACGGTTAACTTTAGGAGCTTCGGGAGCCTCAGATTCGTTCATTTTGGTATCCGCTTCTTCAGATTCGTTGATAGCAGCACCAATTACTGGAACTTGAACGCCACGTTCGCCTTCACGACCAGTTTGTGCTTTAGCTGGAGTATCTTTAACTTCACCCGCCATACCAGGATTGTCGTTGGTTTGAACGTCTGCATCTAATACTGAACCTACGAAATCGTCACGACCGTTGTTAGCTAATAAATCGATGATGCGTGGAGATTCTTTCTCACCGGAAGCATAATAACCAGATGGATCGTTATCCACTACAGTTGAGCTAACGTCTTGGTGACGATGACCACCGATATCTTCGTAACCGCGCAATACATCACGTAACGTGTATTCTGCGCGTTCTTCTGCGTAACGATCATATTCATCATCTTCTGGGCGGAAGCCGCGAGCGCCATCGTTACCGTATGGAGCATCCGTGTGACCTACACCAAGTTCAAATTGACGAATAGTATCGCGTAAAATTTCGATTTCTTCGTTAAGATCTTGGATTTCTACATTTTTAGAACGAAGAATTCCTACAAGATTCTCCATTAGTGCTTTATCAGCCATTTCATTATCCTCTAAGTTTTCAGTTGTATGAATTGCTTCGTCTTCTTCGCGAATTGGAAGATCCTCAGGATCTTCGCTTTCAAAAACCCCACTCATAGTGGCGGATTGATCGCTTGGATTGGTTACAATGTCAAAAGTGATTAAGTTGAATTCTTTTACTACTCTATCTGGACCTACGTTTCCGCTAGCGCGAGAACTTACGGAGATTTTAACGCCGTGGCGGATCATAGATTTGATAGTTTCTGCTTGTGGGGTATCAAAGATTACCGCTTCACCCATTACGTAGTCACCTTCGATCCACAATTTGGTGATCTTAGCGACCGCGTTTTTAGGATCTACCGTTAAGCGACCTTTTGGATGCTCCCACTCCATCAAAGTGTTGATAGTACCGTTCTCAATTTGGGTTTGATATTTCGCGACTTCGCGTTCCCAAAGAGCTCTTGGATAGATACGTTTGTTGTTATTTATCTGTTCGATTGTAGCGAATTTACCGCGAATATAGAAGAACTTTTCTTCATCTTGAATTCCTTCAACAAGTTGGAATTCATGCAATTCGCTTTCGCATAAAGCGTTTAATGCATTTTGATCTTCGTTAATGATTTCCGGATTCATTAGTTGACCTTGTATTACTATATTTTATGATTGTTATTTATATTTAATTCTTACGATTTTTGCGATTTTTGCGATCATCTTCAACTAAAGTAAGTTCGTCGCCTTTAATCGCTTGTTTAAACTCTTCAATATTTAATTGATAGAGGTTTTTGGGCAACCCGGATTTTAAGTAAACCCGATAACAACTTCTTGGAAAATTTTTCTCTCTTAATCGATTAAAGAACTTGGTTCTTTTAACATTAGAGTCTAACAATTTAGTTTCATCCAGGTCCAAAAACTTGTTCAACAACTTGAGCAACTTCTTCTTTCCAATCTTATCCAACCAGTTGATATTGAAGCAAAGGTATCGGGATTTCGAACTTCTAAGAACCAACGCCGTTGGCGTCTTATCCCAGCGTTTTGCGGTTTGGGCTTGATACCCATCGATCTTACAAATCATTCCGTTGGTCATTTTGGTGACTTTCTTCAATTGCTTTGCTCCGTTAGTTCTTCGTCTCAGTACGCATATTATGCATCAATGCATCGAATAAATCCTTAGCATCCAATTTGTAAATTCTTGGCTTCGCCAAAGCTTTACGATGATAGAGACGATAAGCTTTCTTAGTAAATCTAAATCTCCGGATTGCTCGAATAATCGGGATCATCTCTAATCTGGATTTGTTTTGAATATCTTTACTAATAAGAAAGTTCATCAATTTAGTCTTTTCAAAGCGACTCAACCAGTTTACGTTTATACCAAATACGTGATGTTTATTCGCTCGAATAACAATCACTACCGGGTTAATATCGTAAGTTTTTGGCGTCAACGCCACATACTTGGTATAGATGAAATTTCCTGGAAGAAACGCAGTCGTGGCTGTAACCGCTTTCTTTGTTCGTCTCCAACCTCTTACCAATTCGTTGGCTTGCGATTTGCTCGGGTTGAACATCGGTACCAAAGTATCCGCCAACGACATTAACCAAAACTCCCGAAAACATCATCAATTTTAGTTTTGGAAGTTTTCTCTTTTAGAGGATTTTCCGACACTACTAATTGCTCTTCTTCTGAGAAATTTTTAATATCTTCAGTGTGTGAGTTTTGTTGACCAAAAAATTGATCTATGCCTTCTAAAGTTTTGATCGTAGGAGCTTCAATCCTAGAATCATTTTGATGAACTAAATCTACCGCGGAGCGGTCAAACGAGTAGGATTTTAGGCTTAATTGATAGCAAGCAGGAGTATTAGAATAAACAAACTTGTTATTTACTCCAGGAACGTGCAATTGACAATCCGTAATCTCCATCAATTTCCCGTTAGGGAAGACCAACAAATTCGAAATGATCTCTTTTGGATGGATGTTACCGTTTTGATCTTTTAAAGGCTCCAAAGATTTCAAACTGACGAAAACTTGCAAGGTATCGTCATTGATTAAGCCATAGTTATTGAACGCAAATTGTAATCCGTTTGGATATTCTTCGTTTTCTGCGAGTAATACGTAGAATTCCAAAGCATCGCGATAAAGATCCGTTTTGAGAGTTTTAAAATCACCAAAAACGCGATTCGCTAGTAGACTAGCTTCAGCAATTTCGTGAGCATTCGACTCCCAAGAATCCATCAGTTTCTCAGTTACTAGGAATCGCACTGGAGTACCGTACAGACGAATCAACTCGTCGATTAATCCAGTGTTTAGACTATAGTCTGGTTTTTGGTGAAAATTAAAATTCATATGATCTATTAACTCGATTAGCTTACTTTGATGTTACGAATAATCGGTTTGCGTTTATGGCAAGGATTAACAATAATAATGGATCTATTATAAACCCAATAGCTAAGATCACCGGTTTCAGAATCAATCGCTTTTTGGACTTCGTCCGCGTATTCGAAAATACTGAGACCTGCGCGAGACATAGCGGCATCTCCGGTAGGGAATACGTAGATTCGATCTAGGCGATCATCACACATATAATGCAAGCGACCCATCTGAGCTTTTAAACGCATCATTGGATAAGCAATATCATAAGGACCAACTACACTAAATTGTGCATTTCCTAATTGATAATCTTTCTCAATCTCTGCGATTACACGCATTACTTGATCCTGGATGAATTCATAAACGTCTTCCTGCGTGGTATTCACTACATTTGGGATGGTTGCGTTTTCTGGCACCCCAGAGACTTCCGCAGATTGCAATACTTTTACCAGTTCATCGCGTTGTTGAGAGTTCTTTTGGAATAATACCCAACCGTGTAATGTTGCACTAAACGCTTCCGGCGTATACATGCGGACTAGATCTTCCACCGCGTTAGAAGTGAATCTCATATTCTTACGAGTATTGCTCACATCATACATGTCTACTGGACTGGATAAAAACTCAATTTTACCGGTAGGATTGTAAGTATCAAAATACGGTTCAACCCATTGGCTAGTAGGGCCTTTAGTCTTCACTACAGGCATAACTTCCGCAACGGCGGATTTTGGCAAAGTTTTGATGGCGCTAGCAATCAGGTTATCTGTTGTTTCGCCATCTAATTGACTTAATACGGCGTTTGCACCGTCTTGGTAAGTTTCCATTTTATTTCCTTTAAGTTAAAATCGGTTTTACTATTTCGCCGGAGCGCTAAATTGATGCATCTGAGAACTTTCTTTCCATTCTTTCCAATCCCCGTAGAATTGGCGGGCGCCTTGATCGTAAATCTCCACGTCGTTAGCTACAAACGCTACGGTAAACTCGACGATTTGATTTTCAGTGGCGTTTGAAAAACTCAGTTGACTGACGTTTTCAATACTACATCTTTTCAAAGACATCAAAGGTTTCGATCTCCAGGAATCTCTTTCTAATCCGGTAGTATCGTTATGGTATCGGTCACCGTAATCGCTGTCTTTCGAAATAAACACGTTGAACGTGTAGTCATCGAAGTAGCGATAAGCCTGTTCGCGAAACTGGGTTGTAAACATTTTATAGAATTCCAACTGATTGGAATCGTAAAAAGTCATAGAGAACTTATATTGATCTGGTAAACCGTAGTTATGAGCCCATCGGTTGCCAACCCAAGAAGAAAGTTGAGCTGCCCCAATTTGGGGTAATTGGAGATCTTTAAGGTGTAAACTCAAACGCTCGTTATCTTTCGGTGACCAAGCCAGAATGTTACCGGTACCCTTCGCCTCATTATCATAATACAAGGTATCCGCGGGGGCGTTCGGGTTGTTGAGTATTTTGTAGTTCCAAGCAAAATAAACCTCGAAACTATTAGCCCTATCCCAGGGAGTTTGATAGGCAACCTGAAGAGCATCCGTAAATTTCAAAACTATAACCCCTATACGTTAATTCATTATTTTTAATTCTTCAATATTTATACAATTCACAAATTATCTAAACACTCGAACTTTAGGATCTAACGTTTTATCAGTTAATGGTAAGAATTCACTGTAAGTGAAAGTAACCGGATATGTCACCAATTCATTTTGCTTATCGTCCCCGTAATCTACCGCGCCGATATCACTGACGAAAGCATTTTGCATGACGTAACCCATTACTTTGTTACCGGTTTGATCTAATTGATAAACGCGAATATCGGTTTGATAGTTTGGTAAACTTGGATTATATTCTGGTCTTAACAATGCGGTTTGGATATCATCGAAAACATTTCCAAGATTGAAAGGCGCGCGATCCTCGCGTTCAAATAGATCCGTTTGCAAGGTAAGTAATCGAGCTTGTGGGTTACCCATATCTTTGTAAACATTCAATGCAGTATGCTGTAATCTACTATCATCGATTTCTCGGAACCATCTATCTAAATTTTTACGAAGTAAAAGCGCACTATCATCTTCGAAGGTTAAAGTCCAAGTATCGTTAAAGTTCGTTTCTCCACGAAGATTGTATTTTCGACCAAATCTCCACATACTAGACGTATGCATGCTACGCTGTGGAAAACTGGTCGCTTTACAAAGAATGTTCCATTTCCAAGGATGCTCACCGCCATGCAAAGGGATAGTAAACTCTAATAAGAATTTGTTAGTACGAACGCCAGCCCCTCGGTTTAGTTGCTCACGCAAATCTCTCCAAGTAGTGTGGATAGCTTCTGGGTTAACCATCGTCTCTTCATCCCCGTTAGCTTCCGGAGAAATAATAGGATGCTTATCGTATACCGATCTTCCCGTATACGGGGTCATTCCAAGTTGTTCGCGAGGACCGCGATACGTTGGATAATCATAAGATACGGGTTTGCCTGGAGGAACCTTCCCAGTGTTTGGATCTACTTTTGGGTCAACCCAAAATTCGCCAAGAGCTCCAGTTCCTTTGTATAAGCTGGAAGCTTTGCTGAAAGCATCCACTCCGTTGACTTTAGTCAATTTGTTTGAGTAAAAGTTTTTGTCAACCTTGACTCGTTGGAATTCGTGACCTTCCGGAGTTTGCCAACCTTCTGGGTGTTGCGGAGTTACGTTAAGATGATTCTCGTACGTTTCGTTATGCAAATCGATTGGAGAACCTGTCGATTTTTCGCCAGTAGCGAGATTTGTCTTTCTTTCCATTGATTCTATATTCTGTACAAAATATTAGTTAAGTGTTATTAATATAGATTACTTTAGTATGTGAAAAAAAAAATTTTTTGAACCTTTCGAGTTTCGGTTACCGAAACTTTCAAATCGCAAAATAAAAAAAAATCTCTCAAAACTACACTCGAGTGTAAAATTGAGAGATTTTTTGGATGTTTTATTATAATAAACTTACTTTACTTACTATAAGCCGCTTGATACTTGGGATACAAACTATGAACCGCTTTTGGAGTATTTTGTTTAAAGAAAGCGTAATCTTCTAAGTTTTGGATGACTTTAGTAGCCGAGATATCCGCATCAGATCGCTCAATTTCTTGCACATCAATTCCCGGAGCTTTCAATAATTGGCGCTCGTATTCTTCTTTACGATCGCTTCCCGCATACAAGTGATTGATGTTGATCTCTGCTTTCTTCAATGCAGTAAAGATATTGCCGGAAACCAATTCGATAATTTTGATATTTGGGAATGCTTTCTTCAACGCTTCCAAGCGCAAATCTTTGGTGTCTTTCGTATCTGCAGAAGTTACCAAACCGATTACAATTTCATCGCATTCTTTACGCGCTTTGTCAATCATTTTGACGTGACCGTTGGTCAAGATTCTAAATTTTCCAAAGACCAAACCACCGTTATTACCTTTCAACGCTTTCAAGTAGAACATCTTCGCGTTAGTTTGGATGTCGTCCATTACCGTAGCCTGATTTTTCTTACTATGAACCCCTTCAAAGTTAAGTTGTTTGATGCGCTTCGCAATTTCGTTCAAGCCAGTTTTGATGTCCTGTGTTTTAGTATCATTGGCAATTTGGCGAGCCACTTCTAATACATCATCCCAATAGGCTTGTTCCGCTTTCGGATCATCTTCCATCCAGCGTAGTTTCTTCGCGGAGCGGGCTTCTCTATCTAATTGGTAGGTTTGTTGAGCTTTATACATCGCGTTACCTTGATGAAGTACAATGCCTTCTTCCTTACCACCAAATTCACTTTCTACGTTAACAAAAGCTTCTACTAAAGTATTGAAGTAGGTTAAAGGATCAGTTTCCAAAGATTTCAAAGTCATTCTACGAGATTTGAGTTCGCTAGCCAATACCTTGTTTTTAATCCCATTCAACATAGTATCCGCGGGGAATAGAACGCCCTCAAACAGAACTGGCGGAGTAATCAACTTCAACGCGTCAGCGTACATTTTGACATTTGCGGTTTCGAAAGATTCTGAATTAGTTTTTAGTTTACCAAAACGCAATTCCGGCTTAGCTTTACCATATCCAAGAACAATGATGGTTCCAGTTTTGGTATATTCCGACATTACCGTATTTTTGGTTACCAAGAACTCACAGAAGATTTCTGTATTGTTTGGGATTTTGTTGTAATCGCTAGCTTTGAGTTTTTCTAAATGATCAAAAACTTTATCAAATTGAGAGTTGCCGATACTTACTTGATCCGCTAAAGCGGTATCTTTGATGTACTCGAATTCTCCGCGATAGAAAATTTGACCTTTGTAAGCTACGATCCAGTCATCCAAAGTACCGGAATCATTGATTTTCACCAGCGTAAGTTTAACCCCGTCTGTTTTAGCTTCAATGCGCGTTTTGGTTTGCATAAAGCTTAAGATTTGATCTGCGGTTTTGAATTTGCTGGTAACTTGAGGAATGGAGATGTCTAACATTTAGGTTACCCGTTTGTGCTTTAAGAAATTGGTTTTATTAATATTTAAAATCTCCGCAATGTACGCTGAAAGCGATGATCGCGGAGATCTTTTGAACTTAACGACCTAATGAATCATCTACTAAAGTGAAGCGATGATGATGTTCATTGTAATCATACGAAATATTATATTCTTCGTACGTTTGATAAGCCAACAAAATCGGGAAGTTTTTGGTGGTCTTAACATCTTCTTTGAGGTAGGTAAGAACTTCGATTTCATCGAAATCCTTGTGATCATTGAAAACTTCTAACGCAGTTAGAAATTCATCGAGTTCTTCTCGAGTTTCGATATATCGATTTTTGCAGAATTTAGATTCGAGTTCGATAAACTTCTCTTTGAGGATTTCCACCTCGGTTTTGAATTCGCTTAAGTTGATAGTATCATCACGATAGCGGAGCTCTACTCTTCCGTAACGTTCGTCGACGAAAATCAATGCATCGAAGTAAAGATCTCCGAGTTCTTGGATAGTTTTGCGATCTTGGTCGCGAAGTTTACTAAACACTACTTTCTTAAAATGCTCTGGATCTTCGCTGTTAAAGCGATATTTAGAGATTGCAGTTTCTAAATCTGCCTTATTTCCGAAAGCTCGGGTAATATAATTCCATTCTCCGAATAGATCTTCTGGTTTATATGCCACTATTAGAGTTTTTGCCATTTTGAATCTCCCGAATCATCTACCATTAATCTAAAATATTTGCTTGCGAATAATCGATGAACAAAATCACCAAGTAAATCGCAAGTAATGCGCAAGGCGCGGATAGCAAAACCCCGCCAAATTGATGAGCTGCGCTTAGCGCAATTAAACCAATAAACGGAAATACTACAAATACCATCATTAAAAAGATGAAGTTTTTCATTTTCTAATCTCCCGCAATTATGTTCTACAAGCTTTACACATTCTACACTTTAGTGTAAGTTTTGTCTTATCTCTTTATGTGATGTATTATAATAGATCTTACTAAACTATACAAATAGAAAATGCCTATTGTTGTAATAGGCATATCTTATTATTCTGGACGTTTAACTGGTCCTCGTTTGATTTTTCGGCGTGCCGTTATTTTCGCATTTAACCGACGTGTGAAGAGATCTAATCTCGCCATTAGGGCGTTAACCCTATCAAGTACGCGTTTATTATTCGAGTCTTGCATATTAACTCCTTGCTTAAAATATTAATAATTGATCTTAACGTTCAACTTTTCTAGGTATGCGCGATACTTTGGTTTGTATTCATCCGGAAGTTTATCGTAGGCAAGTTGAATATCCAATTCGCAAAGCTCGTTAGTTATTTCCACCCCGCTGATATGTTGCTTAGAGATCTCACCCGTTTCTAAGTTCATACAAACACGATCATAACCATTTAAGTGCTTATAGTATTGGTATACCCCAGTATTCACATATCTGATCGGTACGATCAAATTTCGGTGATTGGAATCCTCGGGTTTCCCGACAAACAACAGTTTCTTTAACCATCCGAACATCTTGCGACCTCACTAACCTCACTAACCTCACTAACCTCACTAACGCTTAACCTTAAAGATCACTACATCCTCTTCTTCTAATTTCCATAGAATCCAAAGATAATATAGCACCAGGATAGATCCAACTAATTGCATCAAATCGTAAACGATACGAGTACCGGAACTGGAATTTTCCACCATATCGAAGATGGTAGTAAAGATCATACCAATCAAACAAACTAGCGTACACGCTACATTTTTATGAATGGTGATTTTGTAAACGGTTTCCATCATTAACCTCTAATTACTCTGTCGTCCACTATTCCACTATTTCGCGGTCGTGTGATATTCGAAAATTTCCGGATTTAGCATTTTATCTTCATACCAGATTACCCCGTTACCTTTAACGTTAAATCCAAACATACTCTTACAAAATGCGCATTCCATCAGATTTTGGTAACCGATTTCTTCAAGTTCTTCATCCTGCTCTTCCGGATCTGCTAACCACCAAAGTTCTGGAGTTTCGAAAATTCGAAGTTCATCATTACAGAAACCTTGTAAGTATTCCGAATTTAGATAGATTTTGACCGTAGGACCTTTTACCGGTTTGAAGATGGCATAGCAAGCTTCTACCGCGATGAATTTACCAATATTTTTAACGGCGTTAGTACTTACGCCTTCCCCCGCAAATCGAGCTACTACAGCCCCACCAATTACAGAACCTTCACCCAGTTGCGGAGCAATAGCTTTGAAAGCTTCTGATTCTTGGAATGAGTTAACAATAGCTTGAATTCGAGGTTCTAACCACTCGCGGATTTTCTCCGATTTCGGAAATTTGAAATTGCCCGCGCCTTGAACTTTGTAGCTATCCGTTGAGATAAATTCAACATCGCGTCCATTAATTGCCGGTTTACCGTAAAACATAAATTGCTCCTAAATTATTATACTGTAGGTTTGAAACGCTCTGCAAATTCTAGCGCAGCTAGATACGCAAGAGCTTCAATTTCAGTTTGAAAACACAATCCAAATTTTACGCGTAAGCGTTCATATTTGGAATCATTGTAAGTAACTTTGATTGCTTTAGTAAGATCTTCACTTGCCCGGAAGTAATCTTCACCAAATTTCGGCTCAAAAGATTTTGGAAGTTTGATATCGCCGAGTGAATTACCGTAGGAAATCGGTTCTTCACTAACGCGATTCTTTTCCACGAACTCCAAAGTTTTGTTAGATTTTTTCGATGATGAAGCTGTCGAGCTCCTCACCTAAAATGCGAACCGGGATATGACCATCTAAGTAGTAAAATTTCATTTGTTGCTCCTGTAATCGCTCCTGCTTAATTTACATGTATTATAATACACTAAAATCAAGAAATCAACGATTACTTTAATAGTTCTTGCAAATTAAATCTTGTATTGCAAGACTTTGGAACATCCTTCAAATCGATCTGGTAGTTGATTAGTTTGCCGGTTACCGAATGTGGAATCTTGCTGTTCGGGAATTTCCACGCTAGTGGCTCTCTACCTTCGATAGCAATCACCTTCCAGAAGCCATCCGGGATCGCAATATTGTTGAACCATTTTGGAGTATAACAACTTTCAAAATAAGTTCCGGAGATCACTAAAACTTTCTGATGGTGACCTCTTAATTTTGCATAACCTTCTAAAGTCTTCCAAAGACCTCGATTCAATTCCGCAGATTGCGGAGCGATGTTGGTCATTAGGAAAGATTCCTGGATAGTTTTAGGATAGCTAGTATTGCTCGCAGCGGACAAGTGGCCACGATCCCATCCAGATTTGTTATAATCCTGAGGTTTTGGCGAGTCTAAAACTCTCGGATCTTGGATAAATTGCGCATCGCGCACATATTCCAGTTTGAAATCCGTTGGTTCTAAAGTTTCTACTACGACTTCCGGTACCCGGAATCTTTTATTGAAGAACGAAGTATACTGCGAATTACACAATTTTTGAATAGTGTTAGTATACTCAAATTGAATTGGGTAGGTTTCGCATTGTGTAGCGGTTGTGATTTGCGATACCGGAGAGGTACTTTGATACTTCGGAGCAGTCAAGGCGATTGAGCTTGCTGCAATCAATGCGGTACCCGCAAATAATGCGGTTTTCTTAAGTTTGTTAAAAATTTTCATTCTGATGTTTGATAGTGTTTTGTTTTATGAATAATTGTATGTATATTATAATACTTTTAATCAAAAATCAACTTCAAAGATCTTCGCATTTACACCGTAGGTGATGATCGCGAAAACTTTTGAAAATGAAGTTGTTGAGTATGGAGAAGTCGGTCACCAAAACTTTAACATTTCAAAATAAAAAAAATCTCCGCAATCGCGGAGATTGTTTAGTATTAAAGTGTATTAATCTTCAATAGTTACCTTGAAGTAGTCCGTTAATAAAGAATCTGACGAGGTAGCGTTCGCGTCTACAGTGATCTGGTTCTCTGTGATTGTTACAAGACCACTGGTTTTTGCAAACGGTAGGTTATGCACATTTTCGATAGTTGCAGATGCAGCCTGACCGCTTTTCACAATTAAGTTAGGGATAAAATTAGTATCACCGGTATGCGCGGTTGAAATTTTACCAGATGGAAGGGTTTGAGCATCCGTTAAACGCTTACGGTTGGGAGAAATAAGTTCGTATGATTCCACCTTAGCGTTAACCACATTAGTTAATTTAACAGTTTTTGCACCTGCGGATTTTGAAATAGCATACCACCCCTGCCATCTACAGTTAGCGCCTCTAGGTCGAGCTACTATAAACGCTTGTACCACGTCTTTTGTGAATACGAATGTTTGATTATCAGTTGTCGAAACAGCATCCGGAGTTGTGTATGATGCCTTAGGGAGAGGTTCTCGCGGATCTGCGAATACATCATCAGCCTGCGACACTCTAAATGTGCTACCAGCGGCGTTGAACGCTGCACCACTACCACTAGCATGCGCATAGACTGCAACTGTTACTGGGCTTGAAAATCTTAATTGGACACCTTTTAAGCTAGTGCGGTCTGTATACAGGTTATCGACGCGGTTTTCCCTAGATTCATAACCGTATATACCCAATAACAGTAATTTACTAGCGCGTTCTTTAGCGGTGATTTGACGCAACTCAACTCCAGACTCCACGTCAGTTAAAGAAATGGCTGGACAATCCACACTAGGAACGTAGGTAGTATCGATTTTAGTATTAGCTTTTAAAATAATAGTATCTGTATTATTTTTAGAGTTTTGGTCTAATGCGCTGTTAGGATTTACCGTAGCAGAGAATTGATAAGTACCACCTTTTGCCAAACCTTTCAAATTGTAGTTTAGTTGATCTAAAGTTTCAACTTCATCCACTGCTTGTTTAGAAGTACGAACATCCAAGATTTCGTAGTTACCTAAAAGAGGTTTTTGAACAGTAAGATTCGTTAATTCGTTTTTAGATTCGCCAGTATTAGTTACGGTAACAGTAACATTGTAAGTTTCGCCGGTAAACGCAGAGGTCTTATCGGCAGCGATGCCTACGCCGATTTCTTGGAAAATCGAATCTAACGCGGTTAATTGGATGCACTCCCATCTTGCTTAGCGAGCAAAGTAGTGCCTTTCTTCCAAGGTTTTGAAGGTAATGCGCTAAGCGCAGCACAATCAAAGCCACTTTGAACTTCCCATTGTTTAGTTTGTGGATTAAACGTAATCCCTTTACCTAGGTTGTCCGGAGTAATTACTTTTAAAATATTCATTTAAATTCCTTATTGTGGGATACCCCGTTTCACGGTACGTGAGGTTGGGGTATCTTTATGCGCGGTTAATGGGTTGTGATATACTCGATAGGCTGGAAGTTAACAGTGAATTTGCCAACGAATGCTTCGATTACTACTGGTTTGAATTCAACTCTAAGTTTGAATTGTTTACCGGATCCATCGAATGCTCCATTATATCTTGAAGAGTTCATGAATGTTGGATATTCATAGCTTGAGAATTGAACATTTTCATCGCGCTCCTCATTAGATCCATCAAGGTCAGATAAAATGAATGTCGCTTCAGTATCGCGCTCTTCTTTTAATCGGTTTTTAATTAATTCTGCCATGTAACCGTCTTGATCATTATCCACGGTTACCACGTCTAACGATGCACCTTGGTCGTTAACATCTTTCCAACTTACGGTCGCGTTAGTTTCAATGTATGGTAGGTCAACCCAAGGGTATTCTACGCTTCCACCTTTTACAATTGTGCCGTTATCTTCGGTGAAACCACGAACTTGATCAATGGTAAATGTTTTACCTCTATGCGACTCGTTTGCGAGTTTGGCATTCGCTTCGGTTACCGAAATACCACCACTAACATGTTGAACTCCATTTTTAGTGGTATAGCTTAAGTTCAGAACTTTCATTGGATCCGCGGCGACGCTTCTATACTTATCTGATAAAATCGCGCCACCTTGCACGTTTAAAGGATCCCAATGAACATTAGAAAGATCAGACGCTTAGATATTACGTTCGTTGCTGACTACTACGCCGTTGTCAAAATTTACGAAGGTTCCGTTGATCTTATAACCTAAACGCTCAATAGTTACGGTACTAGGTGAAAATTGAATTTTTACGTTCGAATTCTCGATATTTCGGTAACCGAGATCGACGCAAATATCACGAGGCGATGAAGTAGATCTAAATCTCGAGGTGATATCAGTTTCAACGGGTTGCTTACCAGGTTCGTGAACAATTAACTTAACTGAGTTTTTGTTGCTGGCGAGAATTTTATCAAGTTCAAATTGCTCACCGTAACTAACGTGCATATTAATGCGATAATTCATATTCTCGATTGAGTAGGTCGCTTCCAAAATCTCATCTTCTACCACTGGATATGACGCTTCCAGCGCCGTAGGGCGAATCATCGGTTTGCCTTCTAAAGTATTGGCGAAGCGCTTTTCGGTAGTAAATTTAGCTTTCTTGCCCTTGAGATACTCGTTAAGCTCTTTAGTGGTAGTGAAGCGGGTTGCAATATCATAGAAGTCTTCTTCGTAACTTCCACGCAGTAGTGTACCGTCGATATTGGAGTTTGAAATTTCTGGTTGAAACATTAAGTGACCAGATTCTAGTACAAATCTCGGAGTTAAAGTAGCTTCTTCATCTCTTGCCGGAGCGCGATCTTTGAGAACGGATTTATAAGAATCCCACATAAAACCAGATGTGAGATCTCTAAGTTTGATATCTTCGCGGACAATGTAATGCTCGTCGTCTTCTTGTGGTTCTACATAATTGGTAACTTGCTCGATTTCAGCTTCGCTGACAAAGTGCACTTCCCATTTCTTGGTTTGTGGATTATACACGATACCTTGGCCTAGGTTCTCGGGCGTAATAACCTTTTGTGTTTTGCTTGCCATTTAATTTTCCTTTTGATTAGCTAATAAAAAAAGAGACATTGGTAGTCTCTTTATTTAATGAAATATGATGAATAACATTAAAGTTATATTAAACAATCGCTCTTACAAAATAACGAACTTTGAATTCTACCGGAGCGGTATGAGTTGAAGTCGCGTAAACAGTAAATCCTTGAGCGCTTACATCACCAACGTGAGCATTCTCGTGGATTGAACCAGCTGGAGTATCTTCCGCAGTAGCTTGAACATTTAAGATTTTGGTAAAGCCGTAAGAACTTAGGTCAACACGTTTTGAACCTTCGGTGCCGGTTCCTTTTGTAACCGGAGTGGTTTGGATAGTTAAAACACCACCGACCTCTACTAAATTACCTTGTCTGATCACGTAAGAATCGTCCGAAGTTTGAATTTGTTCGCGTTCCGCGAAAATTTCCGGGAGTTCGATTGGGGTATTAAAACCGTTAATATTAACATTAATTAACATTTATTATTCCTTTTAAAATGAGGGTTCCTGAGAACCCTCGATTTGAAAATTAATCTTCGATAATAACATCCAAGTATTGCGATCTTACGCTGTCAGCGGAGGTTGCATTGGCAGAAACCGTAACCCCATTATCAGTAATAGTTACTAAACCGGAAGTTTTTAACGGAGCTAATCCGTTCCAGTTGATAGTAGCGCTTGCGGCGGTACCCGCTTTAACTTTCAATACTGAAACTAAAGTTTCTGTTGGGTTGCTTAAGAATGAAGCGTCCGGAGTTTCCGGGATGGTTTGGTAGAGGCTTTTATCCGCGCGAATGATACTAGTATAGTCCGAAGTCTTCTCTACGACGCGCGACGCTTTAGAAACCACACCGCCTTGAACATTCGTCAAACTGATTGATTTAGGATCTGATGGTTTAGAGAAACAAATAACCCAACCTTGCAATGCACAGTTTTTTCCACGAGGTTTTACGAGTAATGTAATAGAGCGATAGTCACCGTTGATGGTGATATCCTGTGCATTTTCCGCAACGGTAAGATCCGTAACTTCATTCACATTTTTACCTGACGTACCAATTTTGAAGATAGCGTTATGCTCCAGTGAAGTTTGTGCGCTATCTTTATCAGAATCGATGATAAAATCTGAAACGTAAGATTTAAATCCAGATTTGGTGTAAACAGTTTCAGCGTTATTAGAATACCTAGTGTTAACTAGCGATGCCGCACTGATGATGGTTGCTGGGTGTGAAAGTCTCAGCTGTAAACCTTGACTTCCGCGATCTACATAGAAAACAGAACCAGGTCCACCCAATTTACCCCAACGAGTTGCGATGCGACGTTTAGATTTGATTTCTCGTCCATCAGCCCCGCGTGTCTTATTCACATCGGTATGCGCTTGACCCAATACCGTACCGGTAGCCACATCAGTTAATTCCACAATAGGGCACTCTTCTGAAACTTCTAAGTTTGCGTCTGTTTTAGTTTGCGCGTTTAACACGATAGTAGAAGTATTGTTACCAAGATCTTTATCTAACGCAGAGTTAGGGTTTACCATCGCGGTAAATTGATAGTTACCCAAAGCTTTTGGAACTACCGTAAAGCGGATAATTGCAGTTCCGCCTTTTTTGGTGTTTTTGATATTATAAGTAAAATCATCAACGCGTTCGATCTCGCCTACTTGAACTTTTGAAGTTTCCAAATCTTTGATGTCGTAGGCTACGCCTAAACCTTCCGGTTTTGAAATATTCAAGTTGGTCAATTCGTTAGTACCTTCACCAGTGTTGGTTACGGTTACCACAACGCGATATTCTTCACCAGTAAAACCGTTAGTACGGCTTGCGGTAATACCAACACCAATTTCTTGGAAGAAGGTATCAAAAGAAGATAAACGCACGCATTGGCCATCTTGTTTAGCTAATAAGGTCGTCCCTTTCTTCCAAGGACGTTCTGGTAATTGATCGATTGAACTACAATCGAAACCAGATTTTGCTTCCCATTGATTGGTAGTAGGGTTGAATTCGATCCCTTTACCTAGGTTAGCAGGAGTAATTACTTTAATACTAGTACTCATTAAGTTATATCCTTTTATTATAATAAAAAGGAGAGGGAAGATTTTAAGATCGACCCTCTCGAATCTTCACATCGATCTTTAGATATTTAACGCTAAGGATCTCCGAAGAACTACGCCCGAGGCGTATATTCCGCAGTTAAGCGGTGAATTCAAAGAATTCTATTAAGCTTTCTTGATTAAGTAACCTAATGAAACTTCACCAGTACCGTCAGTTAATTCAACTAATTTGTCAGTGTCCAACACTAAACCGTCAGTAGTTGCTTTTAATGGAGAGTCAGTACCAACTTTGATTTTAACTGGGTTAGCGGCAGTACCGTTACCTTCTAAACCGTTACCTACAGTAACTGGAACTAAGTCACCAACGTTTACGCGAGAAACAGTTTGACCTTCTTCAGTATCTTTAGCGCCAACAGTGAATACTAATTCGTTAGTAGTAGCTTCGAAACTTACTGCTTTTAAGAAGTGGTCAGCTTTAGCTGCTGGGATTAATGATGCTAAGTCCACTTTAACTTCAGTGTCATCACCCTTAGTTAATTTTAACTCAGTACCTACTAACTCAGCGTTTTTAAGACCTGCGCCTTTTAATTCGTTGATGATAGAATCAGTTAAACCGATACCGGTAGGTTTGTTTTCTAAATGAGCAGCGTGAAGTTTAACGTCCCATTTGTTAGCTTCTAATGCACCTAACTCGATTGTTTTACCAAGGTTGCTAGGAGTAATTACTTTAATAATAGCCATTATGTTTTCCTTATGAGGTTTTGTTTTACGTAATTTATTTAAAAATATTTCAAATAACCTCCAAATCTACGCAGCTAGCACTTGCATGCGGTCGCGTAAACTCGGAAGTTATCGAAGATTACATTGCTTCAGTGGTGTGAGCGTAAGATAAGGTTACTGCGCCAGTACCATCAACAAGAACTTCACTTGCATGATGAGCTTTCTTGAGGTGGTCAACTTCAGCTTTTAAGGTTTCTAATTCGCCTAAAATGCGTTTGAGTAATTCTGGATCCACGTCTTTACCATCAGCACCTTTAGGACCTACTGGACCTTGTGGGCCAACCGGACCTTGAGCACCTACTGGGCCTTGATCCCCTTTAGGACCTTGACGACCTTCATCCCCTTTATCACCTTTGTCACCTTTAGCACCTGGGCAACCTTTCTCACCTTTAGGACCTTGAGCACCAGCTTCACCGCGTTCGCCACGTGGGCCGACATCCCCACGTTCACCTTGAGCACCTGGAATACCTTGAATACCTTGAGCGCCTTGTTCACCGCGTTCACCGCGAGGACCTACTTCACCGCGTTCGCCACGTTCACCGCGTTCACCGCGAATACCTTGAGCACCTTGATCACCTTGAGGACCACGTTCACCGCGTTCACCCTTGTCACCTTTTTCGCCCTTTTCGCCTTGCTCACCGCGGATACCTTGTTCACCACGATCGCCTTTTTCGCCTTTATCACCACGAGGGCCTTGAGGACCAGCAACACCTTGAAGACCTTGATCCCCTTTGTCACCTTTCTCACCTTTCTCACCTGGTTCCCCTTTAGGGCCTTGAGGACCTGGACAACCTTGTGGACCGCGAGGGCCTTGCATAAAGTCGAATTGCGCGTGCGCGCCAGCTACACATTCTTCCACTGCCGGTTTAGTTTCTGGGCAAGAGCAAATAGTAACTTTTTTGTTTTGTTTTTCTTGAAGTTTAGCTGCTAATTCGTCAGCTGCGCTGCAAGTTTTGTCTAATACGAATGACATTGATTATTCCTTCTGATTAACGGTTGCCTTGAGAGGTCGCACCTAAATGCTCCGGATGTCCCGGATGAACTAAACCTTTGATAGCGTCTTCTAATTTTTCGATACGAGCTTGAAGTTTTTGAACTTGGGCTTCATACACCGGATTTTGAACGTAAGCATTGAAGAAGTCTTCGATTGATCCGTTATGACCTTGAGCTTGCCAAAGTTCGAAAGCGGATTTACCGTTTTCACCATCTTGACCAGGTTCGCCTTGTAAACCACGCTCGCCTTGAGGACCAGCTTCCCCATCGCGACCTTTGTCACCTTTAGGGCCTTGATCGCCACGTTCGCCTTGTTCGCCTTTTGGACCTACTGGGCCTTGATCCCCTTTAGGGCCACGCTCACCAGTATCGCCTTTTTCACCTTTTTGACCTTCTGGACCTACGCTACCTTGTTCGCCCGCTGGACCTGGAACGCCTTGAGGGCCTGGAACGCCTTGAGGTCCTTGTTCACCTTGAGGACCAGCTGGGCCAGTATCCCCTTTAGGACCTTGCGGACCTTCTGGACCGACTAGATGTTTCACTTTTAACGCATCTTCAGATTTTTTAATTGCTTCAGCAACACTAGCCAACGGAGCATAACCTTCAATACGGAAACAAGATGATCTAGTAGCGCTAGTAGCGCTAGTAGCAGGTTCTACATTGATTTCTGACATTTAGAATTCCTTATTTACTATTGTTATATTTAAAGTTTATCTTCCGGGTTAACACTGTGAGGCCCTTCTTCAGTAGTGGATGTCGAAGTTTCAGCTGGAGCTAGAGTTACTGGAGCTAGAGTTACGTCACTTGAAGTTTCCGCGGTAGCGGTATTTTCAGTTGTTTCAGCTGGAGCTGGAGTTACTGGAGCTGGAGTT